ACTTCAGAAGATGTTGCAAATGGATTAAGGCAAATGGGTAATGCATTATCTGAAGCAGGTAACAGCTATGAACAATCTGTTGGTATATTTGTGGCGGGTAACGCATCAATTCAGGATTCTGAAAAAGTAGGTAATGCAATCAAGACCCTGAGCATGAGACTTCGTGGAATGAAAACTGAGATAGATGAAACCTCAATACCTGTATCAAAATTAAGAGATGTTATAAAACAACTTACAGCGGATGCAGGCAAAGAAGTAGATATAATGTTAGATGAAAATACTTTTAAATCCACATATCAGCAAATGACTGAATTATCAGAGATATATCCTAAATTAACTGATGGTCAAAAGGCTTATTTACAATATGTAATTGCAGGTCAAAGACAAGGGAATATATTCAGCGGAATTATGTCAAATATGACTGATGGTATTAACGCCTATAATACAGCTTTGAATTCAAGTGGTTCAGCCCAACGTGAACAAGAATTATATCTTGACTCTATAGAAGGAAAGATGAACGCTTTTAAAGAAACACTATCTAGTATATGGGTTAGTCTTATAAGTTCAGAAGATATTAAATCAATAGTTTCTGGTGGAACAGTAGTGTTGAATATTTTAAGCAAAATAATAGAGGTTTTCGGTGGGATTCCTACAGTAGTTGCCATTGCAACAGGTTCAATAGTCGCATTTAACAAAGCATCTGTAATAATGAAATCTACAGCAATGGCGACTGAGTCAATGTCTACCGCTATAGGAAAGTATGGGCTTACAGCAGAAAAAACAACCACTATCACCAATGGCGTTAATAATGCTTTTAAATTTATGGGGAATGGTGCTATCGCAACATCTGTAAAAACAAAAGTGTTAGACACCTCATTAAAAGCAGTAAGTGTTACATCTAAAATTGCTTCTGTAGCGATATCAAGTGTGTTTTCAATGGGAATATCTTTATTAATAACATCATTAATAACAAAAGTAATGCAATTTGCGGATAGTATAGTTCATGCTGATGAAAAACTAAAAGAATTAAATGACGAGTTTGCATCCTCAATGAAAAATGATGCAAATAATAATGTATCTGACTTAATTGATAATTACAAATCGGTAGAAAACCAATTAAAAAATGTTAAAAAAGGAACACAAGAGTACGCTGAAAAAGAGCAAGAACTTCAATCTGCGTTGGAGGGATTACTTGCTGTATATCCAGATGCAATAACTTATATAGATGAAGACACGAATAAAAAGATGTTAAATGTAGATGCTACTCAAAAGTTAATAGATAAAAATCTTGAATTATCTAAGGCAAAAGCTAATGAAGTTTTAGATAAAAACAATGTAAACGCACAAAATGCAAGTGTTGAAAGTATGAATCAATTAATTAAAAATTATGAAGATGCAAATGAAAAACTTAAAGAATATAATAAATTAAAATTAGAAGGTAAAAAATGGTATAAGGATGAAACGGGTGACTTTCACCTTGTAAGCAACTCAGGATTAAAGAAAAATCAAGAAATAGTTGAAGGGTATCAATCTACCATAAATGCACTTTTACCCGCATTAAAACTATTAAAAGATGACAATAAGAATTTAGGTGAGGCATATAATGTTCTTAATGGCTATATAAACCAATCAACAGAAAGTCTCAACGCTAACAAAACAGCAAAAGAGCAAAATAGCAATGTTGATATAGGACAAGGAATGAGTGTTGATTCTGTTGCGATGAAAACAAAAATAATGGAAGATTCTTTGAATTCATTAGGTTTAACTGCGGACGAGGTTAAAGAAAAGATGAAAAACATTGATGTGGGCAATTTGGGTTCTCCTGATATGATTGCAACAGCAACAGAATCTTATGGAAAAGCAACCGCTGAAGCTAAATCATTATATGATATGATAGAAAAAATCAATGAAGCGGGGTCGATGACACCAGATTTAGTAGCATCTATAGCGAGTAAATATCCTGATATTGGTGGAGCAATTTTTAATGTTTCAGATGCACAAGAGTTTTTAAATCAAAAAATTGCAGGAATGGAAAGTATTCAAAATGAAGCATATCAAATAATGATGGGGAATAATGAAGCATACTATTCATCACTATTATCCAATGCTGATGAGGCACAATCTATGTTTGACGAATACGCTAGTCAATTTGTAGATGTTAATAGTTCCGCTTATAATTTTGATGTAAGAAACTATCGTACTCTCAATGAAGCAAAAGCAGGGTTAATGAATAGTTTAAATCCAGTATTAGCACAATGGCTAAGTAACTTAGTTGGAGGTTCAGCCTCTCAATATGAAAAGGATTTACAAAATTTTACATCATTAGCTGAACAAAAGGCATATGTTTTACAAAAACTTAATCAACAGATGTCAGTTTTGCAAGGTAATTTTAATAATCTAATAACTAGTATGCAAAACGTGGCTATGCAAGATTTTGGTGACCCAACTTTCAATATGAATGGAGCATTAGCTCATACTATAAAACAAATTAAAACGGTTGATGCAGGGATAAAAGGAATTAATACTTCATTTAGTGAATTTAATAGAGGGTTTGGGGGTGGAGGAGTTAGCTTTAATGGTGCGGATTATAAAGGTACATCCTCAGGTGGTTCTAAACCTAAAGGTGGTTCATCCAAACCACCAACTTCCAAATCAAAAGAACAAGTGGAAAAAGATGCTAGAGATTATGAAGCGGAAAGAATAAAAGCAGAAGAAGAGGCAAATAAACGTATTCTTGATATGAGAAATGAATTGGTTAATGCATTAAAGAAAAAGTATGAAGAAATGCGTGAGGCAGAAATTAAAAAGATTGATGCTGAAATAGATAAGTTAAAAGAACAACTTGATAGATTAGAAAACGGATATTCTAATGAAAGTGAAAAACTTAAAAAGTTAAAAGCAGAGTTAGAATTATGGAAAAATGATGATTCGGCATATAGTCAGAAAAAACAATATGAACTACAAGAAGAAATTGCTAAATCTGAATTAAGAGTACAAATTGAAGCAAAAGAAAAAGAGAAAGAAACAATAGAAAGTAAATATGATAAATTATTAGAGGATTCACGTCTATATCAAGAAGCAGATAAATTGCTAAAAGAAAAGAACTACAAAGAAATTCAGAGTTTACTTACAAAATATGGTGACTATTTCAAAGAAACTACGGGCAGTATATCTGATTATGTAAAAGATATGATAAATCAATTAAAAGAAGACCAAAAGATTGCAAATGGAACGGCTTCAAGCAGTAAGTCGTCATCTAGTGGGTCTTCCTCTAGTAAGGGTTCATCTAGTGGAAGTAGCACTACCTCTACTGGAAATGTTAAAAAGGGTAGTAAGGTAAAAGTTAAAGATTTATCTTCTGATATATATGTGGATAGTTCAACATCACGTAGTAGTGGTAGTTGGAAAGGTGCAGGTATTAAAACATCTGATGGATTATATGTTGTAAATGATAATAATGGTAGAGTGGCACTAAGTAGAACTAATAATATTAACGGTGCTATTGGTTGGATTAAAAAGGACAAAGTATCTAAATTCAAGACAGGTGGAATGTATACAGGGGATTTCGATAATGGTGGCATTCCTGCACTATTACATAAAAAAGAGCTTGTTTTAAATCAACAACAAACAGAAGCATTTACTAAACTAGTACCTTATCTTGAAGATTTAGAAAAATATATGGCTATTGAAGATGGTATGTATAATTTATTCAAAAATATATTAAAAAATATTGATGTTTCAAAAGATAGTCCTACTGTTGTTTATAAGAATGAATGGGAGATTTATAATAATGGTAGTGAATTAGATACAAGAAGATTGGATAACAATATTGAAAAAGTTGTTAAAAGTCAACTAAGGAATGGCGGAGTAAAAAGATAAAATACTGAAAGACTAGGGTAAATATACTCTAGTCTTTTATTTATGAGAGGTGAATAAAATGGCAGAGGCAGAATATTTTTATGATTTTAAATTTGGTGATAAGTTTCTATCTGATTTTGGAGGAACTGTAATAAATACTGATGGGTGGCAACTTAAAAGTGGCATTACCATAACAAAATTGACAGAGAAAATACCTAATAGGCATGGAGAACTGTTTTTAGGATACACATATAATCCTCGTATTATTAATGTTTCTATATGTATTGATGAAGACATTGATGTAGATGAGTTTTACGCATGGTTATTAAATGGAAAACAAATATTTAGTTATGTTGATAGTGGCAAAGAGATACAAGCTATACTAGATAATGAAATAGATATAAGAGCATTTTATGATAATGGATTTAAAGGAATATTGGATTTATCATTTATAGCTTATGACCCATTTTGGAAAGTGTCTAATGAAAAACATATAATAAAGGATAATGTTGCCTTAAATATTCCAATTGCTATTATGAATAAGGGTAATATTGACTCTTTCCCTTTAATTAAAATAACTCCAAATGGAACACAAAGTAAAATAAGATTTAAATGGAATGACAGTATAGTTGTTTTACAAAATATAACTAAGGATATTTATATTGATTGTGAACAAGAGGAATGTTATGAATTAAGCCTAGGACAAAAGATTTTAGTTAGTGATAAATATTATAGTGATGAATATTATACATACCCTACAATACAACCATATAAAAAGAATTTATTTACATTAATTGAGGGAAGCATCACTAAGTTAGATGTTCAATTAAATTCAATATTTATATAATATATTAAATAGAAAAGTGGTGAGAAAATGAATGAGATAAAAAAAGAATATTCAAAGGTGAGATTACAATTAATGAACCCTAACAAAACGCCTTTAACTATTCTTACAGATAAAACACAATTAAGTGCTTACAATATAACTTTGAATAAAAAGATAAATGAAGTAGATACATTAACCTTTGATATACCTTTTGACAGTCCTAAAATAGATGAGAGTTCGTGTGAAAACCTTGTTAAAGTAGGCTTTGAACACTATATTATTAAGGAAATATCTATGAGTGATTCCGATAATAGAACTAGAAGTGTATCATGTGTTCATGAAGCAGATGAGATAAAGGGAATTATAAATACCCCTATATCTGTAATAGGTGTAACTGCACAAAGTATGTTTAATACTATAAAAACATCTACGTCTATTAATTTAACTAATTATATATGGAAGGGTACTGATATACTAGATACAACAAAGCGTTCTTTAATTTCTGAAGATGAAAGAAGTGTATTTGAAAACCTAATAGAAATGGCTGAATTATTTCAAGGATGGCTTGAATTTAAAACAAATAAATATGGAGAAATTGAAGTATATTTAAGAAAAAATCCAATAGAAAGAGGTAAATTTGTTAAAAAGGGAAGAGATTTAAAACAACTTAATATTACTTATGATACTAATGAGATATTCACAAGATTAATACCTCTTGGAGAAAAAGATAATGTAGGTATAGAATTAAATATAATGGGTGTAAATCCTACGGGAAAAAGTTATGTAGAGAATTATGATTATTACCTTGCAAAAGGTATGACACTTGAACAAATAGAAAATACTCCTAAATGTCAACAAGAAAAGATTATGAGAGAAAATGATATAACAGATGCAAATGAGCTTTTGAGAATTGCACAAGAAGAATTAGAAAAGTGTAGTGTTCCTAAGTTAAATGGTAGTGTTGACATGGTTGATGTATCTGTATTTGAAGATAGTGTATTTCAACCACCTATAATTGGAGAAAAGATAATAGTAGTTGATAAGGATATTAATTTTAATATAAGTGCTATAGTAACTGGTATTAGCAGAAATTATGATAATCCTTTATTGACTAAAATAGATGTATCTAATGTAATTAAGTATGATAATATATTTAAGGATTTAGTACATAGTAGTGAAAAACTAGATAAGATTACAGGCAAAGATAAAAATGGACAACCTTATGTAGTTGCAAGTCATGTACAAGGAGAGATAGATGCTGTTAAGTCTTCGTTTCATGGCATGTTAGACAGTATAGATGCCCCAGAAAACAAAACAGCTATACTCTATGAATGTCGTATAAATGGGGACAGCAGATATGGAGCTATGGCTTTAGGTAGTTCTGGCTTTCTAATAAGTGATGAATTGGGAGCAGATGGTCAATGGATATGGAAAACATTTGGAACTGGAAAAGGGTTTTATGCTGATTTAATAGTAGCAGGAGTGATAAAAGCAGACCTTATTAAAACAGGTATTTTAAAATCATTTAATAGTAAAAGTTGGATAAATATGGATGATGGCACATTCAATTTTGCGGATAAAATTAAATTTATAAATAACCTATTTGAAATCAACAGTGGCAATGTTATTATTAACGCCACAGGAGAAATTATTAATAATGGTGCTTTAACAATAAAAAATAAAGCCAATAAAACTGTGTTCTCAGGAGACATAAATGGAGACATTGAAATGTCAGGTATATTAAGAACATATGATAATAGTAACAAAGCTGTTGAAATAAATAAAAGAAATATGCTCTTTTATGACTGGGAAGGTGTAACTAGAACTATGCCCGTTGGTAGAATATATGCTACTAGAACTGGTTCAGACCCCAACAAGCCTGGATTAGCTATAGCAAATGAAGATAATGCTTTGTTATCATTAGCATATTATAAAGATGGGACATTTTATCCCTATATAGATTTTGATGAGAGAAATTTATTAGGGAATGGTTCTGCCATAACGTTTATGAGGAATTATGCTATGAAGGGATTTAAAGCTGTTTTTGGAACAAATAATTTAACACAAATATATGACAATGCGAATAGGCTAGTTTTCAGATTTCCTAATGGCACAGATAATGGATTTATGTTTTTAAATCAGTCTGGAGATGCAAAATTCTCATACATCGAAGGTGCAAATTATCCGTTGTCAGCATGGCAAAATTTTTACTGTGCTAAAGACTTTACGGTTACAGGAAGTAAAAACTCCTTACAAAAAACTAAAACATTTGGCGATAGATTAATAAATGCTTATGAAACTGCCGAATATTATTTTGGAGATATAGGTAGTGGTAAGATAAACAATGGTGAATGTGTAATCCATATAGATGAAATACTTCAAGAGTGCATTAATACTAAATTAAATTATCATGTATTTACTCAAGTATATAATGGCAATATTACAAAAATAAAAAGATTTGAAAATTATTTTATTATACTTGGAGAAGAGGGAACTGAGTTTAGTTGGGAATTAAAAGCAAAAAGAATAGGTTATGAATATTCGAGATTAGAAAATCCATCCAACAATTATTCTGATATAGTTAATTTAGATGAGGTTATAGATGAAAGCATTAAGGAGATTAATACAGAAAATACAAAGATAGAAAATGAATTAAATTATGATTTGGCTGATTTATTATTAGGTCAATAAAAATATTAAAATATGGAGGAATGAAAGATGAAATTATTAAGTGGAATGGCGATTATAAATGATAGTATAGGCAAAAGAGTGGTTTATACATATAGTGAGATAGATGAAACAGGTAACTTATTAGACAGCAACAAGAAAGAGAGTTTTATAGCAATAGATGAAGAGACAAAAAATGCAATACAACAATTAGAAGATATGATTAAGACAAGGTTATTGTAATAATCAATAAATATATTAAAACATAATAAGGGAGGTATATTAAATGGCTGAAAATATATATTTGTTTGATAGCAATGATATTGACTTAAGAGACACTTCAAGAGTTGTTCTTCAAACTTGCAAACAATATGACGATATACTATTAAGTTTAAATCTATTTTATGATGGAAATGTTTTAGATTTAACTCCATATACAATAGATTTAAGAGCATTAAAGCCTGATGGTACGTTCATTATACAAACTACAGATATTACTAAATCGGTAAATAATGTTAATATAAAATGTATTAGAGATATTACAAGAGTGGCAGGTAAATTAAGATGTGAATTAAGATTGGTAAATGGTGAAACTAAACAAAAGACAAGTTTTGATTTTATTATTCCTATTAAACCAAGTGTAATTAATGATGATAGCGTAGGTAGTAGAAATATAATCACTATACTTGAAGAATTAAATACTAGTATAGCCACAGGAACTATTTTGCATAATAACTTGTTAAATGACATAGATGTGGGTTCAGATTTACATGTAGATTTAGGGTCGGATATATCAGCAGGAAATATATTAAAAACCAACTTAGAAAATGTAACTAATACTGCTAACACCACCAAAACTAATTTAGAAACAGCCACAACAAATGCCAATAATAAAAAAGTAGAATTAGAAGGAGTTATATCTACTGCTGACACTTCTAAAACCGAATTAGTAAATGCAACAAATTTAGCAGATGCCAAGAAAACTGAATTAGATACTTCTATAGCTAATGCACAAGATGATATAAATACTATATTATCAGCAGGAAATAAATCTTTTACAATACCTTCTACTGCATGGATAGGAACTGAACCTAATCTAACATATACATTGACTCACAATTTAAACTCTAAAAGTTTAATAGTACAAGTAGTAGATACAGATAGTCAAAAATCAATGTTAGCAGATTATAGATATGTTGATATGAATAGTATTGAACTACAATCTATTGAAAGAAAAAATGTAACAGTATCTATTAATGCAAGTTATTACACAGGTAAAGATGCTAATACTATTGCACAAGAAGTTATAGATGCTAGAAAAGGTGAAGTTAGTTTAAAGAGTAAGATAGATGGAATTGATTCGCAATTGGCTGATAATGCGAAGAAAATAAAAGGACGAAAAAGCATACTAGACTATGAACATCTAGTAATAGGTAAAGGGTTAATAACTGAAGATTGGAAGGTTGCTTTTGACCAGGCAGTTAAAGATTTAAGAAGTGCAAATCCACGATATAAGTTAGTATTTCCAAGTGGTGTGTATCAATATAGCGTTTCACCAAATTGGGCTATGAGTAATGTTGTGATTGAAAGTGAGGGTATTGTAAGGCTTAGATATACAGGAACGGAAAATGCTATTCTTATTGATGGAACTATTTTTGAAACTGGTTGGAATATGAAGTTTGGGAGATTTTTAATTGAGTGTCCATCAATTGCAAAAGATGCTTGCGTTGTGAGAGGCGTGCATGGTTCTATTATTGATATTAAAGTGTTAGGGTCTGGTAGTGAATATGCAGGACTAAGAGTTGAAGCGTGTGTGTGTACTACATTTCCTAATTATACTTGTAGCGTTAATCACGAGGGATGGTACAAAAATTCTAAGCCTAAATATGGTTTAATAATGGACTGGAGAGAAAGTATTCAAAGTGGCTACCCATCTTGGTGTACTTTTTATGACCCTAAAATCGAGGGATGTCAAGTAGGGGCATATTTAATAAAAGCACAAGGTTGCTCTTTTTATAATGGAACAATTGAGGGTAATTCAGTAAAAGGGTTGTTGATGGAAAGAACTACAATGTACAATAAATTCTTTGGTGTTGATTTTGAAATGAACCCTACTTTTGCAGACGGTGATGATATAGTATGTGCAGGTACTCAAAATGAGTTTTATGATATAGATAATATGGGTAAAATTAAATTTGTTGGACTTGCTGATGAAAACTTAGTTGTTGGGGGGTCACATTGTTCAATAATACTAGAAGAAACGACAAAAAAGAATTTAATTACAGGTGTAAAATATAATAGATTTAAAAAAACTGATGTTATTAATGATGTAAGTGGTAAAAATACATTGTTGGCAAATTCAAACGTAGCTAGTATATTTATAGAGAATAGACCACCGTCACATGAGATTTTAACACTTGATGTCTCTCCTTATACCTATACAAATAATACTGGAAATGACGTGAATGTTAATATCATAAATGGGACTATTCAATCAGTTGCTTATTATAGAGGAAATTTTGCACAAAGTTTTGCAGTTGCTCCTACGTTTATAAGGCTTTGTCCAGGAGATAGAGTTAGAATAAATTATACTGTTGCACCAACGGTTACAGTATTTACAACTTAACATCACATTAGAATTATATTGTGAACTAACAAAAATAAATATATTAAATAAATCAATTAAAAACAAGATTTTATACAAGGAGTGGATTTGAAATATAATTCACTCTTTTTATAATGAAAAAATATAAATTATATAAAATAGGAGGAAGATATAATGGAAACTTTATGCCATAGAGGTGGACACACCAAAGCATCAACAGGAGCAAGTGATAGACATGGATTAAATGAATTGACAGAAGATAGAAAAATAGATAAGAGGGTTGCTGAATTATTATCACCTTATTATAACATGGTAAATTGCACACCACCAGAAAGCTATACTTATCCACAAGAATTGAGTTATGGAATTAATTTATCAAATAAAACAAAACCAAAGATGTTTTATAGTATACATCTCAATTCAGCAATAGGGGCAAAAGGTTCAGAGATATGTGTATATCCGAATACGAAACTAACCATTGATGTAGGAAATAAAATATTAAATAATTTAAAAGCATTGGGATTTGTTAATAGAGGTATTAAACCCAGAACAGACTTAGGAGAAACTTGTGATGTTAATGCACCTAGTATGATAATTGAAGTTTGTTTTGTTCAACAACCTGATGCAGATTTATATAAAAAACTAGGTGTTGAGAAAATTGCTAGAGCTATAGCTAATGGAATTGATAATAGAGTCGATTTAACCACTCTAAAACCAGTAGAACAAAAACCACAAGTAGAAATGCATAGAAATATCGTTATTTATAATAATGGTGCTGAAGCAGATAAATCATGTGCTGAATATTTTGCTATGATATTAAATAGTAAAGGTGAAGATTGTATTGTGATAGACTACCAAGAGTATAGAAAATCATTAGTTGATGGCAAGTCTATTTTTGCGGTTGGTGGAAGTCTTGAAGGCAAATTTAAATACGATAAGCTGTTTAGTGGCAAAGATAGAAATGAAACTGCCCAACAAGTGCTTAATCACTTAAAAGTAAAATATTAAATTAATTATGTTAAATCATGGATTTTAATGGTTAGTTTAATATGAAAAGGAGGTAATAAATGAATGAGTACAGTAAATAATTTAATAAAAGAACATGAGAAAAACAAAGAAGATATAGTGGGGATTAATGAACAATTGGCAGGAAAGGTTACGTTTCATACTAATAAATTTATATCTAAATTAAAAAATGGAGAACCTGCAACAGTTGTATTTTTAGGAGATAGTACAACCGCTCAAATAGATGAACACACAGGAGGACAACCTAATCATGTAGGGATATTGCAAGGATGGCTTGAAAGTTTATATCCTAACTTGGTGACTGTGGTTAATGCGGGTATTGGTGGTAATAACATAAAACAAATGTGGCAAAGAGTATATAGCGACGTACTTATACACGACCCCGATTTAGTTATAATATGTTCAGCATTAAATGACTCAAGCGGTGGCAATTCGTTAACTTTAGATGAATATAGAAATTGTTATAATATGATTATACAAGAAATTTTAGCACAAGGACATAGAGATATAATATTAAGAACATCAAATCCATTTTTTATAGGTTCTACTTATCAAGAAAATTTAGGAATTTACAATAATGCTTCAATCGAAGTTGCAAAAAAATATAACGTAGGTGTATTTGATTTATATACAAAAATGCTTGATGATGCAACAAAAGGTATCATAGACCAATCATCAATGATGTATGATGGCACACATCCAAATGCATTAGGTCAAAATTATATAGCTGAATTATTTAAGGATTATTTTACACCCAAACAATTTATTAAATCACCAACAAAAATATATAATCTATTGAGTGGTTTAGATGCTTTTAAAGTTTTTACATCTGGTGCTTCAGAAGGTATTTCAAACGCTTATACGAATGGTAAATATATATTCATAAACCAAACCAATAAATATATAGAAACTGAATTTATAGGTGGTGATTTTTCTATATTATATAGAGAGCATACTTCAAATGGGCAGTTTATTTGTACTATTGATGGTGTAGACCAACCATTAGTAGACACTTATTCATTAACAAGCAACTCGAGAGGTTTTGTAACCTATAAAGTGCCATTTGGAAGACATAAGGTTAGAATAACAAATCAACCTACAAAAAATGTAGATTCATCCTCTTATATATTAAACATATGTGGTATTTTATATGAAAAAGAAGGTGTTATTAATGAAGGTGCAATAATTGAAAATAGATATACCAAAATTGAGGAAACAATTCCTACCCAATTAACAAGTAACATTCAATCTATATTTAAATTTAATAGTGTTGTTGATGATACGAATTTAATTGATTTTGACATGCCTAATTCAACCATAACAATAAATAAATATGGGTTATATTCAATCCTATTTTCAGATAAGGTTGTAACAACAGAAAATGCAGATATAACAATAAGGTTAGTTGTTAATAATCTTAATTATTACAAATATGATGAAACTTCATCAAGAGTTGGAACGCATACAAAAACAGTTGATTTGGTACGCACTATGGAACTTAATCAAGGGGATATAATAAAAATTTATGTAATAGTTGGAGGTACAACTCCAACAATGCAAGGCACATTTATAATCACTAAGCTTGGTTAATGCATAATAGAAGGATATTGTGAACCACTTTAACCAAAATATTAAAACATAATCCAATTAAAAGAAACATTTTAATTTACAAATTATAGTAAGTATACATATGTAAACATAGTAAACTTATGTATACTTTTATTTTATCAAAATTTAAGGAGGAATAAATAATGGAAATAATAAATCAAATATTATCAATTTTAGGAACAGCATTGGTGGCTATTTTAGCAATAGTAATACCTGCATTAGCAAAGTTAGTTGGTGAATATATATCTACTTTAATAGAAAAGAAAAAAGCTGAAATAGGAGTTCATGAGTATGAGGCAAATAAGAAATTAGCAATAGACTTAGCAAAAGTTATTGAGGAAAGATTTAGACTTGGAGAATTAGTTGGTGATAAAGCAGAAGAATTTACTAAATTAATAGTTGAAAAGATTCCTTATGTAACTAAAGCACAAATTGATGAATTAAGAAACCTAGCAGTAAAGTCTATTGATGAGTCTATTGGTAAACACCTAGAATAAAATAGTATTTAATATATTAGTTATATAAAATTAATTGGAATATATTTTAAACTTAAACTAGTATTTGTATGATTATAATTTAAAATAATTAATATGATTTAAAATAAGTAAAATATTAGAGAGTAGATTTTTAATAGTCTACTCTTTTTATTGTGTTGACTTATTTTATATTTAATAAGGAGTATAGCTTGTTTACTATTACTAAACTTTTTATAGAAAAATAACTTATCCACAAATAAAAATAAAATCAAAAATACCTATACATAAGTAATATCAACGATTCTACCACCCTATCAAAAATATCTAATAATGTCGCGAAACCATCATTTCACGACATTGCGTATTATAGAATATATTTAAAGCAATAAATGGTAAATGGAGAGATGAAGAATGGATTTAAATAAATATTGTTATATTTGCTACTCTATTAATTTATACAATAGATTTAAAAATAATAATATTAAATATTTTAAAAAAGGATTAGATACAAGCACAAATAAAATGTTTTGGGTTTATCCTAAAACAAATGAAACATTAAAAATATTAAAAGATTGGTCAGAAGGCGTAGGTAAATAACCTGCCCTTTTATTTTATTAAAAATTGTTTATGAAAGGATGATTAAAATGAGAAAAGTATATTTAGATAACCTACCCAAAAGAGGAAGTTGTATTAACTGGAAGAAGAGCATAGGACAAACTATTAATTTTATTTATGACGATGTTAAAGGTGATATTTATATAAATAAATATATAGATGGTAAAAAATCTATGATAAACGTAATTTATAAAAATCATGAATTCAATATAAGAACAAGCATATTAAATAAATGTATATTAGGTGGGTTGATAGGTTATGAATGTGAGCAAAATCAAGTTGAAGATATAAAATTAAAAGATAATGAGTTCACTTATAGTAAAATGATGGAGTTGATTAACCAAGGATATGGGGAAATAAAATATAAATATAACAAAATTATTAATGGTGCTGTTAGAATGTTAATACTTTACAATAACAATTACTATATTCAATGTACGCAATGTAAAATATTCAAACAAATAGATGAATTCACTACTAATAAAAAGAACATAAATATGATGTGTAAAACAGGTGAGTGTAAGGATTGTTGTAGTCATCGCAATAAACAAAAATATTATAATAACTATGAAAGACATATATATTATAGATATAAAAGCTTAGAACAAAATTCCAAGAAAAGAAATGTTGAATGTTTAAGTTTTGAGGATTTTAAAATCTTTTGTGAAACCAATAAAGACCCAGTTTATAATATAACTCTAAAAGAAGCATTTGAAAGCAGTATGCATGATAAATTAGATGTAGACCATAAGACACCCATATCTAAGGGAGGCAATTCTTTAATTGATAATTTATATGTAATCCCTTCTGAGTTTAATAGATTAAAATTGGATAAAACCCTAGATGAAACATTGGCGATAATTAAATTGTTATATGAAAAATCAGAAGATATAAAACAATTCTACAACTAGAAAGGAGACGATAAATAAATGGCAAAAATAAATAAAAATATGGTTAGAGATAGAGCAATTAAATTACCAGAAGTCACAGATGAAATGTATAATCAATGCAATAAAGAAACAAGAGATATAATACAAGAGTTTTTTGATAATAAGGCAACTTTATCCCCTGATACAAAAACTCAATATTGGTCAGCATTGAGACAGTTTGTATATTGGATATATACATCTTGTAATGATAAACCATTGCACAAAATTAAAAAGAGGGATTTTACTAGATATATGTCTTACTTGGTAAATAGAGGTATGTCTTCAAGTGGGCTTAAATTCAAAAAATCAGCAACTAGTTCATTATGTGGTTACATACTTGATAATATAGTAGAAGATGAGGATATGCCTGAATACGCTACTTTTAGAAACTTTACAACTGCATTTAAAGATATACCTCTAAACTATGTGTATGAAAAAATACCTATTTCAGAAGAAGAATATATTAAACTAAAAGAGGTGTTATTGGAAGATGAAAATTACATATCTTTAGCATGGGTAGTATGTGCATTTAATTGTGGTGCTAGACGAGGAGGTATTGTACAGTTTAAAACTGAATGTATTAAAGATGGCATACCTGAAGGCAAAACATATGTACTAAGCAACAAAGTTCGTGAAAAGGGTCGCTCAATAGATGGAAAAGTTTGTCAATATATGTTGAATGAAGAATGTCTGAAATACATAAGCCTATGGTTAGAATATAGAGAATATGAACATGAATATATATTCACTACTAAATATAATGGAGAAATAAAAGCAGTTTCAAGAAGTTGGGCTGATGACTTATGTGCTAATGTATTATCAGATATATTAGGTAGAAGAATTAATCCACATTTATTCAAAAGTTCAGCTATAACTTATCTTCTTTCAAAAGGAAAAGATATGAAAACTGTAAGTAAATACGTAGCCCAACATAATGATATCAGCACAACTCAGAAGTTTTACGATTTACGAGAAGAATCTGATTTAGATAATTTATTTGATTAAGGAGGAATAAAATAGTATGGATGTAAATAGTTTTCTACAATTATGTAGTACAATAGGAATACCAAGTGCAATGTTAATATACATATATTTTCAAAGAGAGAAGGATAAAAAAGAGCAGAACGACAAAATGGAAAGGCAAATGGGAGAAGAAAAAAAAGAAAGACTGGCAATGGAAGATAGACTTAAACAATCTCAAGAAATTCATGTAGAAAAATTAAATAAAACTATTGAAAGGTTGGAATCAGATAGTAAAGAAGATAAAAAGCTGTTTCAGAAAGCTATAGACTCATTTTCCGAAGCACTTACAGAGCAGAAAATTAGTAATGGTGTTATAAACAATGTTCAATCAGAATTAAATACCATGAATACTGAACTTAAGGACATTAAAGTTGATTTAACATTAATCAAGGAAAAAGTAAAATAGAAAAGAAGGTAAATGTCCAAGCATCCACCCTCTTCTAACTAGTTTAATATCTAGCAAATATATTATGTCTAATTTAAGTATATCAAAGGATATATGATATGTCAATAAAAATATTAAAATAATTCAAAGGATATATAGTGAAGGAACAGGTGTGAATCGTTCTGAATCTATATATCCTTTCTTTTTTCTTTTGTGAACCCAATTATACCTATGAAATGGTATGTTATAATTATACTCTATTTTAGAGAAAATATACATAGAAAATAAGCCAATATCTAAAATAATTACTACAAATAATTACAAGATAATGACTTATTCCCTAATATAAAATTTAATTTGAGATTTCTCTTTTTAATAAGCTGTCTCCATGCTTATTTAAGAAGATATTAATAGTATATTCAACATATCAATAAATATACATATTATTTAAAAATAATTTAAACAAAATAAAATATACCTTTTAAAAGAAAAGATAGTTACCTCTTTAATTAGAAATAACTATCTTTTGGTGCAAATGATTAATATAAAAGAATATTAAGTTTTGAATATTTAATAACATTAATATTATAACCATAATTATATTTAATATACACTTTAGGGCAATATAATTTAGTCTATTAATTTAGATTATTTTATATTGCCCTTATTTTTTTCTATTTTTTATTTGAGCCTATTATACTCATCTTCAATTCCACAGAATATCAATTTCTTACTATATGGTAATGTAGTAGCCCATTTACAGAATACGTCTTGCCATTCCTCTTTTAATCTATGATTTTTACGTTGTAATATAATATGTCTAATTACTGCATAATTTAAATTAACCGTTCTTAATTGCAAATACCCTTCCATTAACAATCTCTTAGCTCTTAACAATAAATAATCTTTATACTGCTGATTATCCTCTATTGTAAGCCATTCTTTTCTAATTTCATTTATTCTGTTTATAACTATTTCTGCAATATCTTCATCCTCTGGACATATTACAAACATATCTTTTGTTATAGGAGATTTTTTATTAAAAAGTTTATGCATTGTAGAAGAACTATTTGCACTTGTACCTACTTTATAAGTATCAAATTCTGACCACCAGTATCTAGGCTCATCTATATCACACCAAACTTGTATTTGTCTAAGAAACTTACAATGTTCTGTACCTGATTTAATAAGGTTTTGTGCTAGTTTTAAATCTTTTTCCCCTATTAAATACTCATTATTCTCCATGTAACTATCGCTTAAATGATGGCTATTCATTGGGTTTCTCATACCTCTTAAAGCACTTTTAAATCCATAAACTTCTGTGTTTGTTATTTTCATATTCTACATCTTCCTTTCATCCTTTAAATAATGTTTGCAGTGCTTGTGATTGAATAATACCAATAAATAGCTTGGTATTGGCTTATCAGTAGGTATATTCTTTCTTAGACAATTTCTTTTACATTTCGTATTTATACAATAAGTTGCCCTTTTCATGGTATCACCCCTTTTATTTTAATATATTAGTTTGGTATTATTGCTTTGATAACTTTGAATCCTTCTCTTGTACTTTTCATAACAGTTACTCCATTAGAACTTCTTGATTTCTTTTCACTTATATCTTTAGTATTTACAGTAATAGTTTTACCGAAAGAACTTGCAATTTCAATATCTTTATCTTCAGTTATCTGAGTTATTAGTATAGGCTCACCACAATCAGATAAACAATTTTTTAATTTCTTAGAGTTTTGTTTAGTATAATATGATTGTAATGGGATTTTAACTACATGACCATCGGAATATACAATTATAACATAACCTTTGCAGTCATTAGTAGTAATCATACCTAGAACTTCTTCCTTACTTTCTAGTGGTAATATTGAAGGTAGATACTCTCCTAATTGACTAGGTTGTTTATCTTCTACTTCCCATAGATTTAATATATATCCATTGCCTTGATTGGTTATAAATATAGCTTTATCTTTATTAGAGCATTGTATTATGGTCTGCACATCATCCCCATCTTTAACCTTTTGAACTTCTGAATACTTCTTAGTTTTCTTGAAATATTGTTCCTTTGTATATACTAAGGTCGTTGTATAATCTTCGATAAGTTCATCACTAGATATTTCTTGCAATGTATCTTCATATATTATTTCTGTTTGTCTAGGTTTTCCGTATTTCTTTTTCACCTCTTCAAGTTCACTAATAATGAGTTTGTTAATTTCATCTATATTATCTACAATAGATTTTAAATATTCTACCTCTGATTGTAAAGCATCTATATCTTGTATCTGTTTGAGTATATAATTGTGATTTATATTACGCAACTTAATATCTGATATATAGTTAGCCTGAACTTCATCTATATTAAAAGTGATTATTAGATTACTAATTATAAGAGCATCTGTTTCTGATTCCTTGATTATTTCTATAGCTTTATCAATATCAAGCAATACACTTTTTAAACCTAGTGATTTGTGTAATTTTTTAGATTTAATATCAATATTGTTTTTAATTTTATTAGTCATACATTGTTGTCTAAAATTACTCCATTTAACAATAGTATCTTTTACGCCTAGTACCATAGGAGATGCTTCTACCAACACATTCATATTTGCAACAAAGTTGGATTGTAAAGGTGTTAAAGCATATAATTTCTGCATCAATTTCTCTTTGTCTGTGTTTTTCTTACAACTAATTTCAATGCTTAAACCATCTTTTCCAGATTGGTCTAGGATATCTGTTATTTCTTTTATTTTACCTTTTTTACATAATTCTATAATTTTATCAACAATAGTTTCAACATATATTTTATTACCATATGGAATTTCAGTAATGATTATATTATTATCTTCAAAGTGGTATTTTGCCCTAAGAACAACCTTACCTATGCCATTATTATTAATTTTTTTTATTTCATTTTTATCATAAATAATCTTACCGCCTGAAGCAAAGTCAGGTACAATATCATTCATATCTTCACCTTTGAGATATTTAATAGTGTTATCACAAACATCAATAAGGTTAAATGAAGGTGAATTATTTGCCATACCTACAGCCATTCCATTACTTGCCATACACAGTATCAATGGGAATTTAGTAGGTGTATATTTGGGCATTACACAACTATTGTCATAGTTAGGTATCATTTCAACCATATTATCTTTAACACCTTCTAAACAGTCAATTGCTAAATTAGATAGTCTACACTCTGTATATCTTGAAGCAGATGCTACCATCTCCGTTGAACAGAATTTACCCCAACTTCCATCGCCATCTATAAGAGGATGTAGGTGTCTATCTTTTTGAACCATATTTACAATGGTATCATAACAATCTCCATGAGGAGAATATTGAAATACTCTACCACTAACCGTTGCAGATTTTACATATTCAAATGTTTTATTCTCATACATACTCCATAATATTTTAGAATGTATAGGTTTCATGCCACTATATAAATCTGGCAAAGCCCTATTTTTTATAATGTATTGGCTAAAAAGCATAACATTATCATTAAGCAATTCATCAATTTTTACTTTCTTATATTGCATTTATTATTCCTCCATTAATCTTCGTAATTAAAATATTCATGTAAATGTTCTGTGATATATTCTTTTCTAGGCTCAACCTCTGTTCCCATCCATAACTCAAACATATCCATCATCTTTTTAGCATCATCTACTTCTATTTTAATCATTCTTCTTGTATCAGGATTCATAGCAGTTGTATACATATCATCTGCATTTTGTTCTCCCAAGCCTTTCACACGCTTTACTACATATTTGCCTTTTAAAGTTTTAATCAATTCTTCTTTTTCCTGTTCGGTATAACAATAATGTATTTTGCCGTTGCTATCTTTAACATTGAATAAAGGAGTCAATACCATATATATTTTACCTTGATATAATAATTCGGGCATAAGCCTATAAATCATTGTAAGTATCAATGGACAAATAGAGCCAATTCCATCAGGGTCTGCATCTACTCCTATTATAGCCTTGCCGTATCTTAATTTTGTTATATTAAAACTATTAAACTCTTTGTATCTTTTATTATCTACTTTAACACCACAACCTAAAGCTCTTATCAAGTCTAAGATAACATCATTTTTGAATATTTCATCATAGTTAGCTTTTAAGCAATTTAATACTTTACCTCTTAATGCATAAACTCCTTGTGTTTTAGGGTTTCTTGCATCTACTAAGGAAGTTTTGGCAGATAAACCTTCTGCTATAAATAATTCTGCTTCTTCTCCATGTATTTTAGAGTCTGTAAGTTTGGCAACTTTATTTCCAAAAGTATCATTGTTTTCAGATAGCTTTTTCTTAATATTCTTCTTTGCAACTTCTCCATGTTCTCTAACTCTTTTATTTAACAAGATTTGATTACAAATTAATTCTGCTTGAATTGTATTTTCAGTAAAGTAAATATGCAATTGCTCTTTTATAAAGTCGGAAACATGAGATTTCATAAATTTAGAATTTATTTTCTTTTTAGCTTGGTCTGTGTATAAAGATATAGTTGAATAAGTATCACTAACAATTATCAGGCTATCTTGAATATCATCAAAAGAAATCTTCTTCTCTTTACTTTTATACATATGCTTATCAGAGATATATTTATCTATTGCGTATGTAAAACCATTTTTTATAAAATCTTGTGGAGTTCCACCATTTTCAAGATATGAAGAATTATGATAATATTCCATTAAATTTATATCATTGTTAAAAGTAAAAGTCAGATTTGATTTGATAGCAAAAGTTTCATCATCGTTGTTTTCTCTACCTTCGGCTTCAGTTGAAATTTTTATAATATCTATTATAGATGTATTGTTTTTATCTAATTCCCTTATGTAATCTTCAGCACCATTCTTATAGCAAAAACTAATCTCATCATTGGTGTTTTCATCTATGTATATAAAAGTTAAATTATCATTTGTTATAGCCTGTTGTTTAAGGATTTCACATATGAATTCTTTTGATATGTCATTATCTCCTTTGAATACCTCTTTTGATGGTATCCAATGAATTATAGTTCCCGTATAATCAAAATTATGAGAAGTTTCCTTAAATTCACCTACTTGTATACCCTTTTCATATCTTATATGATATTTCTTATTGTTAGGGGCTATAGCTGTTGCTTCTAAAAAATCAGCACAGGCACAAGTTCCAAATGCTCCACATCCATTAGTTCCACAAGACCATTTGTAATTTCCTTGTTCGTTTTTAGAATTGTTTTTATATTTGCCTCCTGACCACATTTCTTCAAAAATCTTTTTATAGGCATACTCCCCATTTGAATTTTTAGCCATAGGTAAAGACCTTCCGAAGTCTTGAACAGATATAGAACTGTCTTTATGTTTTGTCACTATTATTCTATCTCCATGACCTTCTCGAAATTCATCTATAGAATTCATTAATATTTCAACAAAAGTATGACTATGAGATTCTAACCCTATAGACGCAGGTTTTGCTCGTACACCACCAAGCAATCCTAATGATTGAATTGAGTCTGAATTATAATTATTACTCATGCTTTTACCTCTCTTTCTAAGTTTAATATTTTACTCTCATTAATTGAAATAGTGTAGCAAGAAATCCCTACTACACTATCAGTATATATTAGTTTCTTTATTTTGTCAATATAATTTAATATTTTACTTTTATTAATTATATATTTGAGCGAATAATTTAGATATTCTTTCGCATTGATTATCTGCATTATTCATTAGAGTAGTCTCTTCTTCCGTAAAATCTCTTTCCAAATTATCTATACTATCCTTGATTTGTGGAACTTCCTTTATTAAGTTCTGAAAAGATTGTTCTATATTATTTAATAATCCTTCAAATAGTAGCAATTGCCTCATTAACGTTTTGTCCATTTTAATACACTTCCTTAAAATTTTATAATTATTTAATATTTTATTCAATTAAATTCACAGTTTTAATCTTCTAATAATATTCTTGTACATTCTCTAATTATAGCCATAATCATACCTAACATAAATAACACCATCAGCAAATTTGGCTTTAATACTTGACACAATACCGAAACCCATAAAGACATTGTAATAGGTATAATCATTAATGTAATAAGTTTTTTAAGATTTTTAATTTGCTCAGGATTCATAAATTTCACTTCCTTTATTATTTTTAATTATGCCAATGTTAGTTATAACTCACTTCTTTACCTTTTTCTCTCCACTCTATAAATATAGGAAATCTTAAACTAACTTTGTCATCTTTGCTATTAGTGGTTTCTTCAAAATATTGTATCTTTGCAATCCTACCTATATATTTATCTTGATTGTTATATATCTCATCCCTCATAGAGTCTGAAAACCCACTTCCAACTCCTATTATATTGTTTTTATATTCAACATTGAGTCGTCCAAGGGAATTTACATACTTACCCTGTCCTTCTTCAAATCCAATTACTTCTAAATCGCAATCTAACATTGCTTTAACTTTTAATATATTTTTAGTCCTCTTACATTCATATACTCCATCAGACAATTGACACATAACACCTTCTAAATTCTTTGATTTAGCCCAATTAAGAAATTCTATTATTTTAGATTCGTCATTGCCTTTATATAATGTTTTAACATTTACTATATGGTCTAATAATAATTTTGACAATGTATTTTCTAACATTTGTTTTCTGTCATGAGCATTTAACTTAGAGCTACCTTTTTCAAATTCCTCTACGGGCAACATATCAAAACAATGGAATATCAATCCTGTTTTATTTCCATCTTTTCTTGCCTTAGTCATAGTTTCTCTGAACAATTCATCACTTGGTAGATTATTAATATTGTCTGCTATAAGTTCCCCGTCATAAACCATATTATCAGGTAATTGTTTAGCATCATTTTCTATTTCAATTAAACCTGTCATCAATTTACCTTGTCTAGTATACATCTCAATTGTGCCACTTCTCTTTATAATTACAAGCCTATTACCATCTAATTTTGTGCTTAATATAAAGTTTCTTCCTTTTAAAAATCCTTCCTTTTGTTTGAAATAAGACTCTGCTAACATTACATTAAATTCAGGTATTAACCCTTTCCATACTTTATTAATTGATTTGATACCCATATTAATTCTAAGGTCTTTTAATAACATCATGGCATATAATTCGTATATTTGTTTATCTTCTATGTAGTAGTGTTTTAGATATGATTTTATGGTACATCTTAGAGAATCATTTATATTACTTTCTGAGAGTAAATCTAACAATTCAAAAATTGATATATTAGGTAATATATCTGGATAATCTTCTATGTCATATAAAGTCTTTTCAGTGATTTTATATTTCTTAAATGGATTATATGTATATTCTAAAACCTTCTTTAACAATTCATTATCTTTATTAGCTTTTAATATTGCCAATTTATCATTTGTTCCTGAAGTATTTTGTAATTGTTTTATAATTTCTATTATCTTATCCATCCTACTCCATCATCTCCTTCTCAATTTCCAAAGATAATCTTCTTATAGTTTTTAGATACTCTTTAATCTTAGAATTACTACCTCGTGGATGATTTTTAAACCACTCCCAAGGAATAAACTCAGGATATTGAATTTTAGCCTTTTCATATTCTTCATCATATGTATTGATTTTAATATTTTCTTTTTCTATTTCATCAGTTAAAAATTTTATAACATTTAATTTATCCATACTATTCCTCAATCCTTTCTAATCTAACCTTATATCCACCTACAATACCAAGTTCTTTAACCTTAACATCAGAATAGAATTGATTAATTGACTGTGCTTTCTTAATAGCATCTGCTTCATCTTTGGCTATAATATTTTGCACCTCTTGTATATCGTAGTCATCATCATAACAAATTGCATTATATAATTTCATTACATTCTCTCCTTTATATCTTTTAATTCCTTTTCAAGAAATTCTACTCTTGATTTAATATCTTCTTGCCTTTTATTTTCATAATAAATTCTACTTAGTCTTAGACATTCTTTTTGACTTTTCACACCTTCTTGTAGTAACTTCTCATCAATACCTAACTTTTTAGGATAGTCCCATTCTTTAAAACAATAGCAAATGCGTGTTTCATTTTTATACAACTCTGGCAGTTCTTTAATCTCCCCTTTGTACAATAAAATCATCTGTTGATTATAACCTAGCTTGTATTTAACTTTATTAAGTGTTTTATTATATTCATATTTTTTCAATATTGTTTTTCTTAATACATAGTGAATAAAGATTAATAAATAGTATATTACTTCTGCAATTATAAACATACATATAGTAAGAGCTACAACTATTAATATTGATATTAATACATTCATACCTTACCTCCTTTATTTAATATATTGTTCGGTTAAAATTTCTGTTTTAACTTCTTGTCTTGCTTTCTCTAATTCACACAATTCTTTAAACAAATCATCCACGTCTTCTTTTTCAATATCCTCAAATACACCTTTAACATAACAATCATGACACAGTTTAGAGTTATTCTCTTTATACTTTTGAGGATAAGGGAAAGTTGAGTTTTCATAACTCATATTGGAGCTTCTTTCTTCTCTTCCACATTCATCACATTTTATATACTCTATTTTATTGGCTGAAAAGGTAGGCTCATATTCAACTTCTACCTCAAACTCTTCCCCACAGTTAAAACATTCATGGTCAAAGGAATCACCTTCATAATCGTCTATTTTATTTTCATATCCACAGTATGGACAATTACAAATATTACACATATTTTATCTCCTTTACACTTCTAATTCATATTGTAGTTCTATTACATCTTCCCATTCATTGATGCCAACTAAATCATCTAGCGTTCTAAATTCACCATTAACGTTATATCCTATTGGTTTAGATTTATCCTTTATTTTGGTTTCTAATATATTAATTAACTCTTGTGTAGTCATTTTTAACTCTCCTTCAAGTACTTCTCTTTGGTATATTCCACGCCATACAATTCTATTTCTTTAAGAACCTTATCTAAAAATTTAACAGTTTCATGTTTAATTATTAATTGCTGTATTTCTTCTGACTTCACTTTAAGTTCCTCTAATGTCATTTTGCTTAAACACTCTCTTGATGATATTAAATCAAAGTTTGTTTTAATATCATCAAAAGAATTATATTCCTTTAATAACTCCATACATAAAGCTAGTTCTATACGTTTATTCAATTCTTCTTCACTTAACATTTAATTAATCCTCCTCCTTTTAATATGCTTCAGTTATAATATTTTGAACCGTATCTTCTAATAATTTAATAGCTTCGTTATAGGCTATAAGTTGACTTTTATCTTCATAACTAGCTACAATTTCACTTAGTAAATGTTTGATAGTAACTATTTGCAATGTTCCATTTTTAGTTTCTCTTTTATCAGTATATATTCTTATATCTTCTTCGTTTATTAAATCACTTTTATACTTTTCCATTGTTTTAGGTAGTTTTGTCACTGGGGTAGTTTCACATATTCTAGTATTTTCTCTTCTCACATTTACTTCTCCTTACATTTTATAATATCTTTATATAGTTTCATTGTGCCTTGCTTTAATTTTAATCTGTTATCTTCATTTAAATATGTGTAAATCAATATTATAATATGTAAACTTTAATTGATTCATAGGTATATACATTTACATATTATTCATATATTTAATACATTATTAACGTATTTATCTTCTGAAACTTACATTATCGCATGGAAAATTATTTTTAATATAATCTTCATAAGGAACACATTCTTCAAATATTAATTTACCATTTTCAATTCTGCTTTTTATAACTACACTACAATCCCCAAAATCCTTAGTTGCTAAATCTACACCAATTAAAGTATATTCACCTGACTGTTCTACTTCGTTTATAGCCTTATTATAAAGATTTATAGTTTCTTTTGTAAATTTCTCTGGTGAATTTTCAATTAAATATTTAGTTTCAGGTTCTATTAATAACTTGCCCATTTATATCTCCTCAAATAATCTTATTTCATCCATAACTATGTATTTTCTACTAGCTATATAATCAGCAAGATGAATTATCTTTTGAAAATCGTTACTTGGAGTTGGAAGTACATCGTTTGAATATTTACTTGTATTCCATTTTCCCATATGAGTTTTTACACACATTCTTGTTAATCTTATAAGATATGCGGTAAAATCACTTAGTGAATCTTCATTGTTTAATGTTCCAGTAATAAACTCATAAGCATATTGAGGATGTAAAAAATCAGTATGTTCACTATATCCAAACCCATTTTTTATGCAGTCATGTAATAATAAAGCACCAATTACAATATCTCTATTATCATCATTATCATAAATGAATTGTTCACATTTTAATAAATCTAGTCCTACTTGAACACAGGCTTTAGTATGTCTAACTAAACCACCCTCTCCTAAGTCTGCACTAGGATGATACTTACCACTTGAACTAGCAGGTATAGTCCAAAAATAATCAGGTGCATTATCTAAACACATAGATATAAAATCTCTATATTCCTCATTTGTTATTAAGCTTAATTCCTTGTTAAATATTGTTTTATTATACATTTTTAATATCCTCCTTTAAATACTTTTCTTTGAAATAATCGCCATCAAAAAATTCTTTATCATATTCAGTACATTGTTTATACGGATTCCATTTACAACCATTGGAACTAACATTGTATATACAATGAATACATATATTTCTTTCAATTACAGAATTGATATTTTCCATTATATATCCCATCCTTAATTATTTATTCTTTGAAACCCTAAGTCTTCTATCGCCATCCTGTAGTTTGATAATCTGGTTTCCATTTTAATACCCATTTCTTTAACACATTCTATTTCGTCAATTATATCGTATATATCAGAGTCAATACTATCTAGTAAATCAACTAAGGCTTCTACATCATCTTTATTAAATTTAATACCTCTTGATATTTCATCTCGTACCCTACTTAAATTTTTTAAACAATAATCATGTCTTTCACATATATAATTTCTTGACATTATACCTCTCCTTCGATTAAATCAATTATTTTAACACATTTTACCATATGTAAAATCATATTCACTCAACTTATAAAAATTTTCATTGTGGTAAATTTCTTCTCCCGTAAAGTAATTATAATCTTTATCATATTCATTATATCTAATTCCTTTGTCTAAAGTTATCAATTCCCCATCGTTAATCTTGTACATTGTGGATATATTACTCTCTTCATAAAATTCTTCTATATGATATGATTTTTCACATATAGCTACTAATATATTATTTAAAAAATACTCTATTGTGTCATCATAATTCTTTAAACTACATTGGAAAGTTAATAAGCCTGTTTCTTTATCAAATTTCCTATCAAACCCATCGGTATCTTTAGTTATCATATATCCGTATTTATCTCTTAAACCAGTATCTTCTTCCCATAAATCAGGCATATATGATAAACCACCAAATGGAATAAAACTACTTCTACTAATTTTGCTAAAATCTTTAAATATATCACATTGTAAATCCTCCCACTCAGAGCAATTATTGATTAAATCGTTTATATCATCTCTGTACTCTTGTTTTATAATTCCTTTAAATCTCAATCCAGTATACATTCCCATTTTTATATCTCCTTTTGTTTTATTTTAATATTTTATTCATACAATGAAAACTATCATTTTATCTTCTCTCTCATATCTTAATGTACACTCTTTAATGGTTTGTATTTTCTCATCTAAAGTTAACTCCTCAAATCTTTTAATATTATTTAATATTTTAGCTATGTTAATTATTTCTTCTTGTAGTTCAAATTGTTTTCTTTGTGAATATGCAGAGTCATCATTTTTCCATAGTTCTTTAATAATACTCCTACATAATCATAATTATGTTTTTCACACTTATCATCACATTCACAATAATGAGAATCTAGGTTGCATTGTCCATTATCTATATATGGTATCCAGTGAGTGCAATTGCTACATTTCTTTTTCATCAAAATCCTCCTCATACATCTCTTCGATATCTAACCTATATTCAGGTCTTGGTTGAAAACACATTATATTCACTCCGTCTTTCTTGGCATATGCTTTAGGTTTAATCTGCATATTATATTCGCTTATAATTTCTTTAAGTTTATTTTCATCAACAATTTCTTCGTATATAACCTTTTTAACTAAATATTTTTTATTTTTAATATTGTTCTCTGATATTTCTTCTTTTGCCTCATTTCTCTTAAACAAATTTTTAATATAATTTATCACTTTATACACTCCTTTTAAAATAACTATTTTAATGGTATATTTTACTAACTCACCTCTCATTTACTCTTGTTTACTCCATTTTACTCATGTTTTCATATGAATAAATTGTAAACAAATTATATATTTTTATCAATACAATGGTTTCTATGTATTTTCATAATAGCTTATATATTGTTCAATCTCACTATCACTCCACTCTTTTCTTTTTAATATTTTATCTAACTTAATTTGGTCTTTTATCCAATCTTTGCTATCCACTCTATATTCAGATGGAAAGCCTTGGTTATATACTTTCTCTTGATACTCTAAAGGAAAATTATTTATAAAGTCTTGTAATTCTTCTTCACAGTTGTAAGTTGAATCTTGATGTAACATCTCCTCATTATTAAACCAATCTGTATCAATAAGAGTTTGACATTCTTCACATAAGTATATATCTGCATCTGTATAATAAAAATAGCTAGTTTCATTTCTGTCATGTATTTTAAATTTCTTTATTTTATCTTTCTTATATGTATGACCACACTTGTAGCAAGTACAATTCTCCTCTTTTGAAACACTATTAATACTTTGATTTTCTAACACTAGAAACTCCCCCTTATTTAATATAATTATTTAGTTATTTGCCGTACATTTCCTTCGATAATTTAATATTACCATACTATGAAAATATATGCAACACTTTTTAATATTTTATTTTATATAATTTGCACATTTTTTAAATTATTGCATATTATAGATGATATTAGAAAAAGCATACAGAATTAATCCATATGCTTTAGGTTATTATTAGTTATTTTACTCCTGTGCTAGAATATCCGCCACGACTAATTTCATCTAGGGATTCAACTTCTTTAAATTCAACATTTTCCATAGTTCTTTCTACAACCTCGAATTGTAGTATTCTATCATTATAATTTATTATTCCATCTCTAGTACACCAAACCATAGAACCCCACTCGTCCTCATTTCCACAATAAGAATTATCAATTTGACCTACAGAATTAGTTAATAAAAATCCATAATTTTTAAACATGCCACTTCTAGGATATACATTAGCTTTCATATTTGTTGGTAGTTTCATAGCAAAACCTAATTTAAAGAATAGTGTATCTCCAAATTTATATTCACATGGGAAAGATACTTCTTCGCCATTTTTTAAAACTCTACTAACTCTTAAATCGACTAAATCTCCACCATCTTTTTTAACCATTGGTGTTATATTCTTATCTATGTATTTTACTTGTATTTGTAAGTTTGCATCTTCTAACATTTCATCAGTCCAAGCAAATGTATTATCCTCTTTTATATCATAACTATCACCGTATACTTCAGATATTTCTACTATTTCCCCTCTAAATTTAAGCATTTCCGAAGTTACATCATATTCATCATACACCGCACCAACATACAAATCTTTTTTTACTCTTACCTTATCTCCAACTTGAAATTTCATTTAATCATCTCTCCGTTTCTTCCCATTTAATATATTTATGTTATTCCTCAATCTTCATTTCAACAACCTCACCATTAACTGTTTTATATGTTGTAATCTTTTTAGGTTTATATTTCCACATATCGTATGTTGCCATCATAAACCCAAAGACAACAATTAAAGTTGCTATTATATCACAAACCCATTCCCCAACACTTAATGGTTTTAGATTAAATGGATTTCCATTCTGTGCAAAGAATACGCTTTCTATAACATTGAATATCATACCAATAAAAATAACGCCTAAAGCTCTATACTTTTTTAAAGATTCTTTCATTTTATTAATTCACTTCCTTTTAATAATTTATATTATAAACATATATTGATAAAGCACATATGCATATAATATTTGAACTGCCAAAGATAACAAAGATTGAATTCTTTTAGATGTTTTATCTTCAACAATTACACCAATAAGACAACTTATACTAGAAATTATTGATAAAACTAAAATCACCCAACATAAAACAGTAAACATATTTGTTCCTTCTTTCTATTTTTATTTAATATATTTTATAACATAATTTGAATTTGAATTAAAACTAAGAGTATTATGTATATTCCCATCCACATTGAACAGTCTAAAGATTTTATTAAACTATTTGTGGTATTTTCTTTTATAAGCTTTTTTCTAACTTTCATTTCAGTGTAATATCCTAAAAAACACATTAAACTTATTATTATTTTAAATATCATAATCTATCATTTCCTTTCTTATTTAATATTTTAGTCATATAAAATCTAACTTTTAACCAACTACTTTGATGTAATATCCGAGTATCTTTTCTATCTCTTTAATTGTCATTTCTTTTACGATTGGTTCAAAAGTTTGTTGTTTCGCATTATTTAGTAAAATAATAGGTTCATTATTTTTGTCTATAAAACCTATCATATATTCATTTAGTATATCATCATAAGTTATATTGACATCATGCAGTTTATTTGTATCAATACCTTTTGATTTAAGTATATATAAATCATCATGTGTTAAATTCTCAGTTAGAATTTTTACCAACATATCCTATATTTCCTCTCTTAATATATTCTTTAATTCACCATAATCAATATTGTATTTTTGACTTATCTTATGTAGAGCTGACATTGTGGCATTTCTTAAACTCATATAATCTCTTTTCTCATTTTTATAATCTCTTTCTAGTCGTTGTATCTTACTTCTGCATCTCTCCATTAATGTTGCATCTTCACTAGCCACTTTCTTCTCATATTCACGATATAAAGACCTTATCATACTGTCTTTGAGTATTTGCTCATCAACACCCAATTCTTGTTTCTTAGCACGTTTTACAAGGCTTGAACCACAATACACTCCTATATGATTAGGTATTTCATCTTTAACTTGTTCATATAGATTACTTGGCATTACATAATAATTATAATGACCTATAAATGTCTTTTTAGCCTTAGAATGAAAATCTGCTTTTGAAACTTTAATCTCAAAACATCTCCATATTCCTTTAGTATCATAGGTTATATAATCAACTCTTTCTTTACCCCACCAACCTATAGTAACTTCCATGCATCCAAATACGCCTTGTTTTTGAGTTGCTTTGAAAATATCTTTTTCTAGTTTTATGGTCTCTTCTGTTTTAGCCATTATACTTCTTCCGTCCAAGATACATTTGGATACTGTTCATAAGCCTTATCTCCTTTTATAACAAATCTAAATTGTTCTCCATCTTCTCCTGTAAATTCTATATATCCATCTTCACAATATTCAGCTATAAGATTTAAAAACTTAAAATCATCTCCTAGTTTTTCACCTAGAAAATCAGTTATAATATAGTAATTATCCTCTTCTTGAATTTCATATCTTAAATCGTCCCAAATATCTTCAAGCTCTAATGGTGTATCTTCGTCATCTTCTTTTGCAGTCATATCCTCTATATCAAACCCATTTACCCACCTAAGACTACTATTCTTAAAATAATTAGATAATTTTTGCAATATTAACTTCATGTTTTCTTTCTTAAATTTAATTGTACATTCTTCCATATAAACACAATATCCCATAATATCATTTCTCCTTTGAAATTTAGTTATTTATTATAATTACTTAATTCTCCTTCAAATTCTATACTTCCATTGATTATTGATACCACATAAGTTGGTTTGTTTTTATCCATAGTTAGTATTAGATTGTCTTTTTTATTGATTATTGTTAATTTAATATTATTATTCAATTTCAAAATCCTTCTTTCATTATATATTTTATATGGACAAGGCATAAAGCCCCTTGTCATGGCTTTTAATATATTATCTTACTCCACAACCGCCAGAACATTCAGCATCTTCTACACCTTCTGCTTCAAACTCAACTTTTTCATATTTAGAAATTAAGTTAGGATTAAAAGGCTTCATATTTGCTAATCTATTTTCATATTCTTCTTTTGTTATTGCTTCATAAGGTAATAGAGGGTAGAAGTTATCATCTAAAGATAAGAACGATATCCCAACTACACAATCCCAATTATCCCACATCCACTGTTCTACATCTTCCCACTCATTATTTCTTACATGAACTGTAATAGACTGATTCATTTCAACGTACTCATTCATTAACATCTTATAATATTCTAATTGTTCTATCGCAGAAACATCATATTTAGTCTTACCTTCTGGTGACTTTACAGGGAACTCTACAACTTTTGTTTTGCAAGTATCCCATTCTTCTCCGTTTTCAGGAAGTATTGGATATCCTAATTCTTCAATTACTTTGCATAATGGGTCATTAGCAGATATTCTTATTCTTCTAACATAATAAGGTGAATGTGAGAAGTGACATCCTGCTGAAACTGTTGGTAATAATGCTAACGTTCCATTTGGTTTTCCTGCGGTAACTAGTAAACTCTTATTTAATCCGTTTTCATCTGCTATGTCATCAGCAGATATTCTAGCCACTACTTTCAATTTATTAGTTAATTCATTGAAAGTTTTTTGATTGATATTTGTTGAATTAATGAAATCTTGTTGACCTGTTAAATCACAGCCTAATAATCTGTCTCTATGTTGAGTTAGTTTCCAATCATGCATTTCTATATCTACAGAAGTCATTCTATAAGCCATTCTAGCTGATAATTTCTGTGCTTCAAATAATCCTTCATAATCTATATTCCCATTCTCATCTACAAAAGCCATCATATTTACTACAGTTAGATTACAAGATTGTCTATCATCTAGTATAATTTCTGTGCAAGGGTTAACTCCTTTAGCATTAGGATTTCTTTTTAATGCCTGTTCCATATTTATAAATGCGGGTTCTCCGCTATATCTCATTTGTTCTATTTGCCAATGTAACATTTCTCTTGAGGGTTTTTGATAATAAACTATGGAATTATTACTCATTTTCCTATGAATAATATCTTGATTTGTTTCCCATTTATCGCCATTTTGAACATACAAATTATTCTTTGCAGTAAGTATTTCTTTATCATCAGCACCAAATAGACATATTTCAGCCGACCTTCTCACTCCTCCAACAACAACATTTTCAGCTATTATGTTGGCTATGTCCATACAATCTATAGATTTTAATTGTATTTCATCGTTATTAACCCTATTATTAATAATATTATAAATCTTTTCAATCATAATTTTCAATGATGTATGTCCTGAAGAAAAACCTCCAAATGTCTTCAATCTTTCACCGTATGCTCTTACGTGGTTATAATTAAATATAATTGTTTTGATATATTTGTAATCTTTGTTGGTTAATAATTCAAATAAATAATCTAAAGCATTATACCAACCACATTTACTATCTCCTACTACAATTTCTACCTTATTCCCTTTAAATTTTAAAGAAGTATACTCATTTCTACTTTTCTTATTTACAGGTTTATATTGTTTATGTATTAGTTCAATATCATTTCTTATTGGTGGTAGTTTGGAAACATCGTCATTTAATACTCTAAACCCAACTCCTGCACCTACCAATAAGGCATGAAATAATTCTTTATACTTCTTAAAACTATCTATTACTACAAAACTACAATTGAAGTTAGATAAAGGAAAGTCTTCTGCTGATTTTGTACCTGCTATCCATAAACTTCTTCCACTAGGAAATTGTCTTAAATTGAATATGTTGTCATATAATTTCTCTGCTTCCGATACACTAGTAGGCAATAAACTACAATTATACTCAACAACCCTTTGAACAGTTTCCCACCAATATTCTCTCCTATTTAATTCAGGTATCCATCTTGAATATGTTCTATAATATGTAAATTCACCTAAAGGTGTCATTGGGTTTTTTATATGTTTATATTTACTTATAAATTCATCAGAAAGTAATCTTTGTTTTGGTTGCATTTTTGCTTTTATTTTACGTTCTTTGTCTTTACGTATTCTATATTCTGAATATCTAGTATATAGGTCATTGTCTATAAGTTTTAATTCATCCTCAATTAACCTTTGGATATCATCAACTTTCAATGTTTTAGTATTTACAATAGACTCAATCTTATTAGCTATATTCTTAGGTATATTAATATCAACCTCATTAACTTCAAATATTGCTCTATCTATAGCAGATATTATCTTGTTCTTATCAAATTTAACCTCTAAGCCATTTCTTTTTATAACCTTTTGAGATATTCTGTTTTTCAATTCATTAGCTGTTATAATTTCATTGTCCCAAAATACTATTGGGAATGACATTATTTTATTTTTAATGGCTAATTTCTTAATGTTCTTTTGTTCTTCTATAGGATAATCGTCTATCTTCCCATAAACAAATTTTATATCTCTAGTATTTAAAAATTCACATGTTTCCTCGCACACATTACAGTTTTCTTTTCCTATTACCTCTATCATCTAATCTCTCCTTATTTCTCTTTTAAAAATTTAACAAATAGTCTTATAGCTTCTTGTTCCTTAAATTCAAGCCTATTATCTGTTATGTAATCAACCATCAATTCATCTAATTCATTTTTATGTATTCCTCTAAGACTTTTCATAATTTCATCTATGGTTATTCCGTCAATTCTCAATCGCTCCCTTCCTTCATCTTCCCATATAGACATTATTTTCACCTCCTAAATTATTTAATATTTTATTCCTTTAAATATATAATATCATGTATTGGGTTGTATTGCAATACTAATTTAATATTTTATTCTATTAAAATTCTGAATTTATTCCTCTGTTATCTGTACTTGTTGAACCAAATCACCATTATAACCACAAGCATATAAAAACTGCTTAAATTTATCCACCATTGATTCTAAATTACCATTATAACATTCTAATGTATCTGCATTTGTATCTTGCTCAAATTTCGTTGTTTGTCTAAATTCATCCGTATATTCAAATTTAAATTTCAATTGTTCATTTTCCATTATAATATTCACCCCTTATAATCCTAATTCTTTTAATGTTTTTCTAGTAGTTATAATATCCATGTCACACCCATAAATTACAATATCATCATCGAAATAATAGCCCAAGTCTTTTAATTTACGTATGTCAGTTATAATTACATCAACCCTATAAATATTCTCACTATCTACATTACTAACAAACATACAATCAACAAATATCCGTAAATCCATGTCCATTTGAGTTTTAGTCTCACCTTCTTGTAATGCATACATTATTTCAAATTCCATAACATCACCTCTTTTTAATATATTCTACCATATAAAACACGTCTTTTATCTTATTCTTTTTCCATATAATATTATATTTTTAATATCTTCTAATGTTTGTTTTGTTGCTTCTGACCTCTCTAATCGTATACAACAATCCATATGTTCATGAATATTTTCTGCACACTCGTAATCTCCTTCTTGTTCAAGGATTTGTAATCTTAATGATTCTATTTGTTTATTAATAAATTCTATTAATTCATCATTGGACACTTTAATCTCCCCTCTTCTATTTATCTATAATTGCACATCCAATAGTACATGGAATCAAATAACAAATAAAACCTGCAAGACTAGAAAATATTATCTTAATTATATTAACTGCTATTATGTACCCACTCATAGTTCCTGTATCTATTGCATTGGCTATTCCCAATATACCACCTATAAACATAACGTATATCCCAACGTATAAACCTAAGAGTACACCAATTATGCATAAGGATATTCCTATCACATCTTTCATTTATTTATCACCTCTAATCCCTTGTATAAATTGCTATTATAGGTTCTTCATCGGTTTCTATATCTACAACACTTAAATCTAAAAGCCATTTAAAAGAGTCATTATCAATGTCATTCTTTTCAAAATCAAAATCTCCACAATGCTGACCTTTATAATAAATCTCAAAGTTTGAATGTATATATGGTATTAAATCTTGTAATTTCATATTATTATCCTCCTTTTAACTCTTAATCTCATTAAATAAAAATCCAAATTCACTTTTAAACTGTTCAGGTGTTAATAATTCTAGTAATTCTTTAATCTTAAACGTATGTAAATCTTTTATTCTTACGTTTAATTCAACATCTACAGTAGAATTTTTAAATTTTTCTTTCATTGCTTCTCTTACTTCATTTTTTATAACTTCTTTTATTCTCTCAATTTTTGTATCCGTTTCATCTTGAGATATCACCTCTTTCCAATAGTGACAATCATACCAATGTTTTAAACATGTGGTATATTCCTTTTCTTTTCCAAAAATAGTTTTCTTTTTATATGTAACTTCTATTTTATTTACACATGCAGTCATTAATACAAGCATAAATTCACCTCACACTTTTAATATTTTTAAATTTCTCTATTGTATATCTTTACTAATTATGAAATATCCACCAAGCGTAACAGTTGTTATGAGTATATAACTTTTCCAATATGTAATAAGTAATCTTAATTCAGTCATATCTATGTTATTAATTTTTAAATATATAGCATAGACACCGCCTATTATTATTAATACTAAACCTAACCACATTTTTAAATGTTTCATCGCTTCTTACTCCTTTTAATATTTTACTCTTTAATCTTATAAAACTTCAATTTTATAGTGATATATTTTAATATCTTACTCTACATATGGTAATTCTTTTACCCATTCTAATAAATCTAAATGAGTCTGTATTATCTCTTTATGTATTGAACCATATTCTATGTCTTTATACCACTTTCTAATACATATCATATTATTTAAAAATGTCCAATTATTGTCTTTATAAAACTCTTCATCTTCCAAAACAAATCCTTTGGGAATTATTTCAGGCACAGTATTTACATCAAAACTTATATATGTATTAGTATTATCTTCATAATAATGCCCACTACAGCAATATCTGGTTATATAACCCTTTATATTTAATTCTTTTATTATAGGCATTATTAAATCATCTATTTCTACAACATTCATATCTCCACATTTATAGGATGGACATTTATAATTATAATCATCATTCTTGTTTAAATTTAATCCATCTTTGTAATATTCATTGTAACAACTTAAACAAATATATCCCATTTGCTATTCCTCCTCTCTACTACATATAAATCATTTTTATCAACATTAAACCCTGTATGCCCATACATAACTACTGCTGTTTGTTCCATGACTTGGTATACTATTCCTTCATTATCTAAGTCCATAAATGAATAAGCATGTTTTTTATAATAATCTATTTTGTCATTATAAATTTTAACCTTATCTCCTTCTTGTAACATCTAAACACCATCCTTCTTATCACTCTTTTTAAATCGTTCTATACTCATTCCCCATCCTATTTGCCATGAAAATAACATTGACATAATTCCAAATCCAATGAAATTAAGTTTTATGCTCCAATACATAAGTATAAATGCTAACAGAAAAGTAGGAATTACTATAAATGGTCTTATACATTCAACTATATCTCCATCCTTGGGTCTACCACTTAGTTTTTTAATATATTTCTTCATTGCGGTCAACTCCTCATCTATTCAATGACATGATGGACATATGCAAAATCTTCGATATTTTTTAATGTATGTATAGTTCTTAAAGTTAAATCATATTGGTACTCGTTTATTATTTTATTCTTTGTTTTAACCCATTCGTTAAATTGTTCTCTTGTTATTGGCACTGGATTTTGAATTATATTCCTTAACAGTTTTATTTCAAGAATATCATTATTCAAACCTTCAAGTAACTTGTATCTTTTACTATTAATTTCTTCATAATTCTCTCCATATAATTGTTTTATGTCTTCATATAAGTCAAATCCATATTCATAATTATCATTTTTCATTTCTACCACTCCTTTAATTTTAATATTTTGCACCGTTAAAACCATTGATTTATTGGGTTATTTTAACAAAGATTCTATTTCTAACTTTCGTTCTGTTGCATATTTTATTTGTTGTTTATATAATATTTTTAATGTATTCATAATATCTTCGTTTATTAATAATTGTACATTCATTGATTTAAGTTTATCAGGACTGACAATATTCATAATAATATCGTTAAAATTTAATACGTCATCTAATATATTTTCACAGTGTCCAATTAACGAATTTAACTTTTTTCTTTCCAATAATAATTCCATTTGACTTTCATATACATCCATTATTAATCTCTCCCTTATTTACATATATTTTTATTTATTAATATAATTCAATATCTAAATGACTACCACATAAACAATCTTTATCGTCATATATACATCCAACTTCACACTCACCATATTTTGAATACATAAAATCTTTATCTTTAATTTGAATACAATCATCATCTGTCCATAAATATATAATCTTAGATTGAATTATATTTTTTAACTCTTTTAATTTCATTGTTTCACCTTCCATTGACATCTGCATTTAGAACAAGTGTAATAATTATATCTTTTAGATACAAACACACCTTCAACCCCTGTTAAACCAATCCATTCTTTATGTCCACAATTAGGGCATATACTATCTGAATCACTATGATATCTAGGTTTATTGAATCCTATAATTTCTTTTTTATTCATATTGCTTATCCTTCCAAACTCCTTTAAAATATTACATTTAACATATTTATCATAGCTATCTATACGCATTGCATAGTTTATTTGATAATTTCTTGTTATCTTTCATAACATCCCCTACAAGTTCTGTTGTTTTTATGTAAAGTGTTTTATACATATCTCTATCTTTTTCCAACATCTCAATACGATGCATCAATTCCTCTTGTGAATTTTGTGGATATGTATTTATTATATCTCTTATAATATTTTGATAAACTTCAATTTTGACTCTCCAACGTAATACATCATTTTCATCTCCTTTTCTTATTTTTTCAACAAGCTTTAACTCAGCCTCATCTAGTTTCTTTCGTGCATAAGACATCGCTTCATCTATCTTTATATCTTTCATTCTACCTCTCCACCTTTCTAAATATTACATTATCTTTAACCACCATTGGAAATCTCCTATCTATTGCTTCAATTCTAAGCTCTTCTCCGATTTTATCTATATACTTAATATTGCAACTCTTATCATCTGTTGTGTATCTGTCATTATCTTTCATGTTTTTGAATAGTTGACTAAATACAAATTTCATGACTTATTCTCCTTTACTTGTTCTATCTATTACCTCATAGGTTACTCCTAAATTTATAAGCAAATTAATTGTACTTTGCAATATATTTTCATCCCAAGTTTCGTATGTCACAACCCTACCGCCATTATTATATACTTTATAATAAGTTTCATATTTTAATATTTGAACCATTTTCTATTCTCCTTAATATGTATTTAATATTTTATTTTAATCATTATAATATAAGCAATAATTAACAAATAATGATATTAGAACTAGTATACTATATATGATTAATCCTGTAGTTAATGACATACTCAACTCACTTCCTTTATTTATATTCTAAATATCCTTCGACTACAAATCTTCCAAATTGTAAACATGCTTCATGACTACTCATATATACATCGACTCTCATATATCCTTCATCTGTGTACTCTATGAAGCCTCCACGGTCTTGACACGTGTATTCAGCTCCCAACTCAGGAATTATTACTTTAGTACCAAATGGAATGTCTTTTGGTAATGCTACAAACCCTTCTTGTACTGGTAATCCACTAGCTGTATTCGTTCCCCATCCATCACTGCATTGTGAACAACTACAATAAGCACTTAACTCAAATGTCATAGGAACTCTTTTAGACTCTCGTTCCTTCCTTTTTCTCTCTTCCTCTAACTTCTTTTCCTTTTCAATCCTCTTTTGTTCTTCTATTTGTCTTTTCTTTTCACATTCTTCTCTATATGTATTTATATCATTTAATATTTTATCCGACTTATCTTTTGTACTAATTGTTGTTATATCCCTTCCACTTTCTTTCGCTTCTATAGGGAGTAGCAGTTGTGTTGTAGTCATCATTGAAGCAATCAACATACAACTTACTATTCTCTTTCGCATCAAATCACTCTCACTTTCATATGTATTTACTTTATATACTTATACTACCATATCTATTTAAGCATTGCAACATAATTTAATATATTATTTTACTTAATTTAATAATTTTCACAATCTGGATTTGTACAGTCATTTACAACAAAATCTTCTTGCACTTTCCATCCTCTACAATCACTATATTCTTTAGTCCTTGATTCTCTTAATTCATATCCACATATTTCACATCTGAAATTGTCTGAAGCATATTTTTCAACTTCTTTATTTAGCTTTGCTACAAGTTTATTAGGGTCATTATGTATATCATTTATTAATTCATTCATAAACTCAATGGTTTCTTGTATATCCCCATTACATCCATTTTCTATCATTTCTAATAATTCTCTACTATCTATCATTTAATTTATCTCCTTTTATTATTACTTCCTTTTGCCAATCAGATAATTTTATATTATAATCATCTAATAATAAATCCAATAAAAACGCTCTTCCTATTTCTGTATCCAAATTAAACATTGGATTTGATGTTTCCACCCTCTCTTCCTTTGGCTCTTCTATAGGCTTATCCTTTAATAATTTATTCTTTTGTCTATTTTGATTAAGTTGATTAATATTATTTATTCTATTTTTGGTCTCCCATTTCATGTAATTTACCATCCTTTCTTTTATATAAATATGCTGATTCGGTCATCATACTACCACAAGCAGGACATATATAATTTATTTCAACAGAAGGTATATCTATTTCTTGTGCGTGATGCAATACTTCTACTACTGAAAATATATCTATATCTGTATTGCCACATTCACATTGATGATATATGTTATTCTCTTTTCTCATATCACTGTAAATCTTTGAAGCAGGTATTAATTCCCTATCTTCACAAGGACATATGTGGCTTATTGTATTTTCTTTTTCATGACATCTACTCCTCACAATAATATTTTATATTGAACTTTCTAGGATGAATAAGCTTCCACCAACCTGATTTATCATATCTTTTATCACAATCATATTCTATAGCCAAAATATTTGACTCATTGTTTAATTTTACATTAGAATACCCACCAATATAACTACTAGCTTTTAGTGTGTCAACACCATCTATCATATAATGTTGTGGAATTATTCTATCTGAATCTTCAATATATTTAGCTTTATATATTTTGCAGTCTATATCCAACCCTTCATAGATACTAAAACTTTGCTTTGTTAAAAGTGTCATACCCATAAATTCAATTTCACTAATTTCATCTTCAGATATAAAATATATAACTCCACGAAGTCCATCTTCAGAGTCGATAGAAATACGATTTCTCATATTACTTTCACTCCAATTTTCGTATTCACGTATTCTGACATAAGGCTTATTTATTAATGCTTCATCTTCTTTGATATCATCAAGTGATTTAATTTTAGATTTAATGCTTAGTGTTCTACCACCCACAATCATTCCACAATGTTTACATTTATAGGTTTTAATCTTCTCGTTATCATTTTCATATGTATCTGTTTCTACATCCTTTAATTTCATTCGTCTGTGACCTAATAAACATTTAATATTTTTCATCCAATTCACTCCTTTTAATATATTATTCCCTTTAAAATAAAAGTTTTATTTCATTTATAAACACTCTCCTTTTATGAAATTATTTTAATCTCTCTATATCTCCCCATTCAGACACACTTATCCTAATAATTGTGTCATTTACAAATTCAACAAACAAATCTTCTTCAAGATTTACACAGTCTAATATTTGGTTAAAATTTATTCTTTCTTTTACTTCTTCAAATGTTTCATCCATATACCAATTAGCAACTTGCTTAAAAGCTCTTTTTACTATTCCTTCTCCAAAAACTTTATCAATCTCAGATATATCTACATCCATCAGTATTTCTTTCTCCTCTTCGTCTTCTATTAATAAATAGTATTGTGAATTCTTGTATCTTTTTATTTCTTTCATTTAATACCACCTCTTTCTAAATTAAAAACTCATAGGATTTTGTTATGTTTTATCCTATGAGTTTATTATATTATATACTGTTATAAATTGCAAGTGTTTTTAATATTTTATTTTACATAATTTTTAAGATATGCTCTAGTGAAATATTTTAAAGTATCATAAATGAATAATGGACATTTCTTCTTAGATATAAATATAAATGGAATTTTATATGTGGAATATATTCCATGAATTAATCCTAAGAACTGCTTTGGTGTTAGGTCGTTTTTATAGTTTTTATCAGCTATATCGTCATATGTAGCATTTTCTATCATAATAATCATATCACCACCATCATCTACACATCTTTTCATTTCTTTGGCGAATCTATTTTTTGTTTTTGTTAAATTACTCCCAATTTCCTCAAGGTTAGCTTTTCTTTCTATAGATATTTTTAATTGTATATTATCTAAAATTCCTAGGTTTTCATTTTTAACTATTAAACATCCATAATCTCCATATTCTAATTTCTGCATTTTATATTTAATATTATATTTGTCAAACGCTTTTATAATATGATGATTCTTCTTTTCTCTCGTATCTATTAATACATAAAAGTCATTGTCTATAATATATTTAATATCTTTGTTCTTTAAATTAGCCTTCAATTTCGTCTAACACCTCATTTATATCTACTTTGTTATAGCTTGTAATCCACCAATCTTGTTTACTTTCATCTTGTTCAAATATAGGTTTTACATTTCCTTTTTTATCTTCTTTTTCTCCAACTTTCTTATATCCAAACTTTCTAGTCATATTATGTATATATATTATATCACCTACATCAATCTCTTTATCTTTGAATATCGTTTTACTAATTTTACATCTACATGTGCCACCATTATTTAAACAATAAGTATCTACCACAGGCGTATATTTGGTATTTATTGAAGTAACTAATACATATCTTTTTTCTAACTTATCATTTTTATAATCTATATATCCTAGGTAATCCATTTGAACCTTAAAAACATCTTCTATTGAAATATCTTTATCCTGTATATTAGACATTAGCTCCACCATTAATTCATCCATTCTAATATCTTTTAATGTTTTTTCAGTTTCTACATTGGCGTATTTGGTTAGAATCTCTAAGGGTACACAGTCGGGAAGTTTATCTTTTTTAAATTGTTTTTTTACATAAACTTTATTATATAAATCAACTATATTAAGTAGTTTCTGCGTCTTCCCAAATTCACTAAAATACCCTAATTTTATAAGAATGTCAAGTTGCCTTGAATTACACGAGGTTTCATTTTGAATTGCTATTAGTAAGTTGAAAAAATCGGTAAACTTGTTAGATTGTGATAGTTCGTATAATTCATCTCCGATTTTTGTGTTTAAATTCTTTATAGCTCCTATACCTTTATATATTGAGTTAGTGCCTTTATCAAAAAAACATTCTCCTTTTGCATAGCCATATTTAGCATTATTTAACTTTACCCCTATAGTTCTGGCGTATTCAGTAATTTTAGTTGTCTTTTCTTGATTATCTTTATTTATATTAAATGCAACAGATAAGAATTCTAATGGATAATAATAACGTAAATATGCACATATATAACCAATATAAGTATAAGGCTCACTATGATTTAATGAAAACAGATAGGAACTAGCATCATTTATAACTTGAATAAAGCTTATTATAATTTCTTCAGACTCTTCTTTTTCAACGCCATATTTGTCCTTCATAGTTTTTATAAACCCTTCTTTTATCTTAGGTATAAATTTTTCTGTTCCTGTTTTTTTTGCAAATCCTCTACGTACAACGTCCGCTTCTCCCATTGTATATCCACAAAATTGATGTAAAAATTCAAGTATCTGCTCTTGATAAACTAAATAACCCATCGTTGGTGCTAATAAATCATTTAACGCTTTGTGTCCATTATCTTTAAATTCTCCGTTGCTTAAAGCTGTTCTATAAGAACTTCCTGCGGGTCTAATTGCCCCATTGCCCATAGACACCAAATCAACATATCTAAAATTTGGATTTACTTTTTTTATACTTTCTAGTGTTTTATCGCTTAACAATGTCTTTAAAAACGCACCCGCACTATCAGATTCCCATTGGAATATTAATAAATTGTTATCAGCCATTGACTTCCAAACAACCTCTTCGTCAGGAACATTGTTAGGAACTAATCTTTCTATTCCTGCCAACTTACAAGTTTCATTTATTAGTTGTATATTATCTAACCCAAGTATATCTAGCTTAGTAAAGTTTTGAGCATCAATACATTTCATACTCAGCATAGAAACAGGGTGAGAACATGTGCTTATTGTACATAATCCAACGACATCATCTAGAGGTATAGGGCTAACAATTGTACCGCAATTATGAACTGCAATATTATTTACAGTATAGCTATTATCATCTAATACAGATAAGTTATAAGTTTTCTCTTTAACATCTAATCTTTCTATGCTTTTAAGAGGCATCCATATGTATCCATCTTCACAAAAACTTCTTTCTTTCTTTCTAACGTCCTTTGTAAAACTAACAATGTACTTCTCTTTTCTTTTTACTATTCTTCCTTCTATAACATCTTTACCTTCTTTTTGAACATGCACCTTACAATGTCTGTTATATACTTTGGCAATACAGTTTATAAATCCTAATGCTAACTTTTTACTTACAGTTTTAAAACTATAAATACTATTAACTTCATCACAATAACCATCAGCACTTAAATATCCGTTCAAAAATTCTTCAAGTAGTTCTTTGGGTAAATTTAACACTTCATTTGGTATAAATTTACCATCAGCATATTTACCAAACGTTTTAAGGTATTCTAGCAAATCATTGTTTTTTATATATATTCTATTAACCGTTGCCCTTTCTTCTATTCTATAATTAAAATCAATGTTCTTTAAAACATCAACTATGTCATTTGTTTCGTTGTTGTTTTTGTTGCAACATATTATCAAATGTTTTTCAATATATTTTCTATTATTTCTTTTGTCTAATCTGTTTAGTTCAGTAATCCAACCATCCCCTAAATATCTTCCTACAATCCACCATAACATTTTATTTTTATATGGTAAATCAAACTCATTATTAACTATTTTAGATTTATTGTTTATTGGAATACCTACAACGTCGCCCTTTTCTATATCTTTTAAAGACATCCAAACTGGAGAAGAATATTTTTTTATTGTTGTATCTATACCATCCTTATATTTTCTCAACCTTTTATCCTTTCTTTTTCTTACATAGAAAGGATGGTTACCAGTAGCTTTTATAGGTAAAGTTCCACAAGGTTTAGCCTCATATATGTCATCACTTTTATTTATCATAACGTCTACAACTTTTTTATAATTATTGTTATGAGTTAAAACTTCATCTCCCACATTTAAATCTTTTATTTCTTTATAACCCTCATTTGTTAATATTAACTGTTCCCCAGTAAAGCATGGATGAGTCCCTATCGAAACTATCGTTCCATTTATAATGTCTACATACTCAAATAACTCTTTATACTTTTTTCTATATTTTTCTTCGTTGATTTCAATGTTTGAACAAATTTCATTTACTTCATCTAAAGGTATTTCTAAAGCTCTGCCAACGTCTCTTACACTTCCTTTTAAGGCTACTGTATTAAATGTGACTATATCAGCACAATAGAGTCCTTCTTTGTTATATATATAATCTTTAACTAATTCTCTGTGATTTGGTTGCCAATCGGTATCAACGTCCGCAAGACTTACACGTTCAACATTCATGAATCTTTCAAAATTCATTTTGTGTTTTATAGAATCAATATCCGTCATACCTATAATGTAAGCTATTTCACTTCCAGAAACAGAACCTCTCGAATATCCAGGGAATATATCTCTTTCTCTCGCCCAACTTTTAATATCCTCATCTAATAATAAAAAGTCTACCGCACCATTATGTATGTATGTTTCCAATTCATACTTTATCCTTGGTATATATTCAGATTTGTAATTGCTATACTTGTTTATCCCTTTTTCTAAAATACCTTCATTTATTTTATTTTTTAAAACCTTCAATCCATCTTCATAAAGCTTAGGATATTTATAACTACTATCAATGCTAAATTCTTCGACCATGTCTGATAGTACAATAGTATTATTTAAAGCTGTTTTTATTTCTTCTATTGGTATTATGTTTTGTTTTTTATACAACTCCAGTAATTCATCGTATGTTTTAAATGTTAAATCCCAACCATCTTCATCTCCAAAATGTATGTTTTTAGCCTTTTGTAATATAACTCTCCCTTTTGCATGTTTTTCATTTAAACAATGTGTATCAGTTCCAGTTATACATCTTAATCCAGTTTTCAAATGTATATCGTATAATTTTTTATTTAAATTAATTTGACTATGTACTAGATGATGTTGAATTTCTAAAAAACAACGTTCTTTATTGTTTGTCATAAAATCTAATATATTCTTTTCTAACTCATCATCTTTTGAATTAAAGAAACCTCCTAAACAAGCAGACGTTATTATTATATTTTCGCTTGTATTTAATAAATCATCAACGGTTATTCTAGGCGAATAGTAATAACTTCCATCCTCTCTATTAAAACTTTTTGAGCATAATGCATTTAATTCTAAAAAACCTTTATAATTCTTAGCATACATACAACAATGATAATTGTCTCTTATCTTTTCGTTTAATGTTTTAGTTATATACATTTCAACCGCATGAATATATTTTAAACCATAGTCTTCACAATATTGCTTCTTTTTAAACCAATCAAATATACATCCATGTTCCGTAAATGCTATAGCAGTCATACCTTGTTCTTTTGCTTTTTCTATGTATTTATCAAATTTCGTAACAGAGTCTATTGATGTTATTCCATTACTATAGTCGCTATGTAGATGTAATATATTATAATTACTCATCATTCTTTCACCTCAATATCTACTATTTCTACTTGTCCTGTATTGTTATATGTGTTCATACTACACTTTCCTATAAAATTAACTGTAACATTTTTATCAAGTAAACTTTCTTTTAATATATTTGTTGAGAATTTTTTAATAAACTTCACTCCATTTATATAAAATACTATATTCAATTTCCCTTTTAGGTTTATATCCTTATTTAATTCTAATTTTATATCTTCAAAAGCAATCAATGGGACATCTATTCCATTACCAAACTCACTTTCTAAACTAGCAAGTTGATTTATAACATAATCATCAATATCATTTTCTGATAAAATAAAATCTACTCGATATTCTTTGTTGTCTATATTCTCTATATTTTTATATAAATCATCAAGATATCTTTTTAAATTCGGTATATTTTGTTTTTTTAATTGATAACCTCCCGCTTGTGGATGCCCTTGTGAAAATTCCACCAGATTACTATTCAATATATCCATTCTTAAATCATCAGTAAATCCATCGACACCTCTAAAACTACCACCCACAAAACCATCTTTATCTTTTATATCTCTATATAGAAGTGTTGGAAGTTTATATTTGTCTGACAACTTCATTGCAACTAATCCTGTATGAGATTGATTTAACTTATCTCCAACTTCTAATATTAAACATTTATCATCTTTATTTAATTCTATGTCTTTTATAATCTTAGCCATACCAGATTTAACGGCATTATCTTGTCTCGATTTAATATTTTTACACATCTTTGCTGTTTCTAAACAAAAATCGTAATCATCAGATACGAAGGCTTGGAACATTTTTAATTTCTCTTCTTGAGTACCACTTCTTATTGTGCCGTTTAACTTAGGAGCAATAACCCATCCAACTTTTTCAACATTATATTTATCTTCTAAATCAAATTTGTTTTGTTCGACTAATGCCTTTATAAAAGTATTGTTAATTACCTCAATTCCCCTATAAACATAATATCTAGTCTCCTTTTCATGTAAATCCATTACATCTGCTATGTTGCCTAATGCAACTAAATCAATATATTGTTCCGACTTATTTTCAAATAAATAATCATCTAAAGCTTTTATGAATTTATAAACTACACCCGCCCCACTTAGGTTTTTATTGTAGACTTTTTTACTTAGTTGATTGTTAATAACTATAGCATGTTTACTATATCCTTTATCACATTCGTGGTGGTCTATTACTAAAACATCAATTCCTCTATCTTTTAACTGTTTATGTTGTTTATAATCATTACTACCTGCATCTATAACTATCACTAAACTTACATCATCTTCTATTATAATATCATTAGACAAACCGTGTTCTTTTCCTTTATGTATTTTCAAATGTAAATCAATATCTTTATATGTATCTTTTAATCTATTATATAATATTGCAAAACTTGTAGCCCCATCAACATCACAATCTCCTACTATCACTATTTTACCCTTATTGTTAATATGACTTATTAATAAGTTTATACCTTCTTGCATATTATCATAGTTATTATAGTCTTCTATTACCGTTTTATCTAAATCAAATAATTCCCTTGATATACTTCTATTATCTAAAATCGTTTCTACTGGCATAAAAAAATCATTTCTACCTATTAATTTATATTTCATATCTCACTATTCTCCTTTATATTTAAATTTATACTCCGTATATAATTTATTGAATATTTCAAAACCCCTATCTGTTGGACTTTGCTTGTTTGATAATAAATCATCATAATCATATATATAATAAACGTTACATAAACCTTTGAATTTTCTACATTCTATATATATATCTTCTAAAGAAACTCCTTTGTCAAAAGCTAAAACAATATCCTTTCCTAGTTTTAATAATTTATTTAGCTGATAAGGACTTATTATTTTCTTGCTTAAACTTACCGAATTATGTATTCCCATGCTATCTAGTTGCATTACAAACTTTTCAGCCTCTCCAATAATTACATCTTCTGAATTTAATATATCAAAATAGTTTTCATATAATCCAAATAGATAAAATTCAGCATAATAAGAGTAATATGAGATATATTTTGGTATGCCTTTGATTTTATAATCTATATCACAAGTTCTACCTTTAAATGTTAATATTCCACCTTCATCATTCCTTATTGGAAATACAACTCTATTATCTAATACGTCAAAAGATACCTCAAACTTATCTTGGGTTTTTTCAGAAATACCATCATCATAAAATAATTTACAAGTATTTCTTATAAACCTTTCTTTAAAGCTTTCATTTAATATTTTAGTTTCACTCTCATACTCTTCTAATCTAGCTTCTTTATTTAAACTTCTTTTGAATTTTTTAAGAAATTGATAAGAGGTGCTGACGTTTTGTTTTTTTACATTGTTACTATATTTTAAACCACAAACCTTACATATGTGTTGAATTGCCTCTCCTAATGTGTAATCTTTTATGAATTGTACCAATGAAAAAATGTCTTTAATTTCATACTTTTGAAATTCACTTCTTGTATGAACCACCGTAGACAAAGTATCATTTAACTTTACTTGAACAGAGGTTTGATTATCTCCATCTTCTAAGGCTGATTGAACTCTTTTATTAGGTATTATTTTTATATGATGACAACCAATACTTTCTAAAACATTTTCTATATATTCTGGATTATCTTTTAAATATATTTTCAATTCACTTTTGTCCAATCAGCACCCTCCTTAAATTTAATATGGTAGATTTCCACCTTCTATATTATAAAATTTCTCAGCTTGAAAAATTCTTGCTTTATTACCGTCAAACACAAAATTTAAATATTCATCTTCCTCCATTTGTGTTCCATTTCTATTATAATCAATAAATAATTTGCAATTCCCCGCTTTTTCACCATCATTAACCATTTCTTCTTTTGTTTTATGTATCCAGTATGCTATTGTTGAAGCATATCTATTTATTTTATCACTATCTGCTAATCTCTGTTCCTTTGGACTCATTTGAGCCCCTGCTAAAACTGGAATATCCAATGCTCCCCCTACTTTATTTTTTAAAAAATTTGTCATATCTCCTAGTACGTTATGCTCTTTAGTATCTCCTCCACTTGTATCATCAACTTTTATGTAATCATATATCAAAAAACCCAATCCCATACTTTGTTTTAATTGTTTTGCAGTCATATATATTTTATCTTTTGTCCACTCTGTATCGTATATATGAACTAAGGGTTTATTTTTTAACCATTCTTTTGCTTCTTTTATAGCTTTTGATTCTTGTAGAGTACAATTTCCATTCTTAACCTTCTTGATTTCAACTCCTGATTTCAAAGCTAAAAATCTAATTAACCATCTTTCATCGCTCATCTCCGTATCAAATATAGCCGTTGGAACACCATTGTCAACTTTATGAATTGCTTCATTTAGAAAAAACATTGACTTTCCCGATTTTGCCCTTCCTCCAATTACTACTAATTCACCATTTTCATAAGTAAAGTATTCGTTTAATCCTTTAAATTTGCTTGGAAGACCTGCAAAACCAGAATCATTTCTTCTACTTTCAATCAACTCCCATAGTTTATCAACTTTATCTCCTATCTTTTGTATATTGGTATTTATAATGTAACTATCAGCAAACTTTGTGATTTCTGTTTGGATATTATAATTTAAAGCGTTTATATCTTCTTTGCTTGAAATAAGCGAATTAGACATCTCTGTTAATTTTATATATGTATCTCTTTTATAAGCGTTAGTTATAATGTTTTTAGCCAACAATTCAAAACCCTCAATATCACTTCTTGATACAAGTCTTAAACTATCTAACCATCCACATATGTCCCTAGATATATCCTCATATTCATTTATAATATTTTTAAATCCTTTATTTCCTTCTATTTCTGTCAATATCATAAAATTATCAATCTCTGTAATTCCCTTACCCATAAGATTGTTAATTATATGATATATACACGCCAATTCTCTATTATAAAACTGATTAGGTTTAAGATATTCAGTAGTATAAATAAATTCTGGATGAACTAATATTGTCCCGATTACTCCTGTTTCAGATATATCGTCTCTAGGTAATTCTATTTTATATAACTTTTCAAATTTTTTAATATCATTAATCTTCATTAAATCACCACCTATATTATATCTGTAATCTTCTTATTGCTATTTTTGTAAGTAAATTTAACCTCTGACTCTTCTTTTGGTATATATTCTGTACCCATATCTATTTCTTTAAATTTCTTATTTATTTCTTGTTTATTAAATAAAGTATATATTCTGTTATCTCCACAATAATTTATCAACCCAAAAGGATTGTTTATAGGTTTATTATTGTTTTTTATATATTTTAATACAAATAATACATATTCGGCAGAATAATGTTTTTCATGTATAAGTTGCTTAATAACTTTTCTAAGTAACTGCATTGTAGTAGAGGGCATATTACTTAGAAAATAACTCTCTATTTCAGATTTTAATTGCTTTTCTTTTAAACAATCTTTATGATAATAAGAATTACCTTCTTTTACAGCATCCTCTTTATTAACTTCATTGTTGTGTTTACAATAAGAATATCTACATTTCAATTTATCACCTACTTTAATATAAGCCCACATCCTATACAAGACATGGGCTATTTTTAATTTAAGCTAATTTTTCAAACGCTTCTATAACTTTTTCTGCTACTGATTTACTTGTTATATCATTAGGATTTGGGCTAGAGTTTAATTCTTTAAGCGTTGATATTACATCACTTCTTTTCCCATTGTCTGATAACTCTTTGCATTTAATAAGTATGTCTGCTTTTAATTCATCTAAAGACAATTTATTTTGCTGTTTCTTCTTTTTCTTTTCTACTTCATCAGCCATTTTTTTAGCTTCATCTTCTGCGTTTAATGCTATTTTAGCTTTTGCTTCTTCTTTGGCTTTTTCTAACTCTGCCTTCTTAGCTTTCACATCTCCTCCTACTGCCCACTTATATAACAATTCTCCATCTTTTTCCGTAATTATCTCATGTCTATCTTCAAATAAATGTGTATTATCTTTAACAGTATTAAAATAATGTGTATCTTGTTCTAAAGTAAATGCTACTGTGAATAAATATTCTAAATCATCCCTTTGTTGATATCCTACTCCTACTTTTCTTGGTACTTGCTTTCCGTTTTGTTCTTCAAGAACATACTTATCCTTTCCTCTTACGGTTGCAAATATATGTATAGGTGAATCAATAACTTTATCTGTGAATTTTTCATGTCTAGGTGTTATCTTAGACCAGTTAGTATATGAATTTCCAGGCATATTTGAATGTACTTCTAATAATCCACCCTTTCCATTCCACTCATGAGATAATGAATCTATAACTAATATTTTATATCCACCATCTATTGCTTCGTCTATTGCGTCTATGTACTTTTCAGGTGTGAATGGTGCTTTAATTTCTAACATATCAAAATCAAACTCATCTGCATAATATGTAGACCTTTTAGATTCACTTTCTATAAATGCTATTCTCGCCTCTTCCCCTGTGGCTTCCTTTATAGCCTTTGCAACACCTGTAGCTAATCTTAGATTTGAGTATGTCTTACCTGCTCCTGAAGGTGCTATGCTTAATGATTTTATCCAAATATCTTCTCTTCTTGCTTTTTGAAATCCCATAAATTAAATCTCTCCTTAAATATAATTTTATTTTTTATATAACAACTTCTAATATGATTAAAATGGTAAATCTTCTTCGTCACTAACATCATTAGAAGTATTATTGGTTTTAGGTGTAAACTCTGCTGAATTAATAGATTCTCTAATTTCATCTCTAGTATATTTTTTACTTTCTGTTTTCTCTACGTCAATATCAACTAACTCCATTACTAACTTTCTATCTTTTATCTTTTTATAGTTTCCAGAATTATTTCCTCCCACCTTTCTACCTTTTAAAGTAGTTCTTTCTTCTGTTGTACTCTTAGATTGACCTTCTTCGTATATTGGTCTATTATCAACTTTTATAGTTACCTGCATCAAATCTCCAACTTTTGCATTAGATGTCATATAATTTTTAATAACATCATCTTCTAAAGATAATTCTAATTCAACCATTTCTCCTTTAAAGGTTGTTACTCCTACTTTAACTGATTCATCTGTAGGTTTTTCTGTTATTATAATAGCTTGATTTAACTCATTAACCTCTTCAAAATCATCGCTATCAAAATTAATATCTTCGCTTTTTTTATACATATTACTTACTATCCAATTTAATTTCTTATGGTATGTATCTACATCAGCCCTAATATTTAGATATACACTATCACCATCTTTGAAATTATCTTTAACAAAATCTATTGCATCTTGCTCGTTTAATTCAGTTACTTCATCATCTGTGTTTGATTTTAACTTTACATTTAGCTTCGTATTTTTCCAATCTCCTACTTGAACGTAGTTAGAATTTGTTTTGCTACTTTGAATTCCAAATGAAAGGTTTCTTTTTACTGAATTAGTAAATGGTTCTTTGTTATTCAGTCCCCATATTTTACCTTCTAATCTTAAATATCCTTTTGTTTGTTCCATTAAAACATCTCTCCTCTTATTTAATTTAATATTTTATTTTATATGTTATTGTATATAATTTCTCTGAATCATTTAATACAATTTATAACCGTTTAAAACTAACCATTTAATCTAAATCCCTAATTTTTATCTCTTGTTTTCTTTTATTTACTCTCGTTTACTACATTTTTCATATGTACAAATTGTTAATAAATTGATTATTTAAGTTAATGTATATATCTAGCATAATATTGTTGACTCTCATTGTTCCATTCTACAGTTGCCACAACTTTATTCTTGTAATTTGGTTCATTAATTTCATATAAATTTGTATCTGATTGTATTAATAATCCTGTGTCATTGTATAATTGGTTTAACATTCTTATATAATCTTCAACTCTACTGTCAATGGTTAGATTTGTTGACTTTGAATAAGATATCTCCAATAGTTTTTCATTAGTCGAAATATATTTAAAGACTGCCGATTCAATGTCTTGAATTTTATAATCCATTTATATCACCTCACTTTAATAAATTGGTTGCTATTGATAATTAAATATTATTTTACCTATTGGAATATTGTTTTTTAGTAAATACCATTGGTTGTTTTTTTAATGTTTCATCAAATTCAACATCTAATAATTTTAACTTTTCATAAGTATATAATAAACTACCATGAATTACATAGCTCTTTGAAGTCAGAACAACTTTATCTGCTTCGCATTTGTTTATTATTTCATATAGTATAGTGTTGTCAATATGTCCTTCTACTTTGTAGTTTATTGGATAATCTTCATACTTCATACAAACCCCTCCTTTTTAATATATTATTTTACTTAATCTTTGTAGTAACTACTCACTACTTCTTTAGTATATCATGCTTACTTTTCAATTGCAATACTTTTTAATATTTTATTTCGCTTAATTTAATTATGTATTTCCGCATCATTATTTTCTACTACATCAATATCACTATACTTAAATTCAACTTCAACACCTAACTTATTACACATATCCTTTAGATTGCCCATAACACTTTCTATTGCCTGTTGACGATACTTTGTGTTACTTTGTATACTATTGAATGTACTAATCCAACAACGTTCTTGTAGTACATTTATCTCTTGTGGTGTAAAATCACCTTTAGACAACCAACCTATACTCTTTGTGTATAATGAGTCGGTATTAACCAATTCTACATACTCTAAACTAATATCATTCTTAGATAGATTAATTATAATGTCCTCACCTTCAGTAACTATCCATACATTCTCCATGTTATATGTAAATCCAAAATTATATGTAGCATTTACTTTAAGCTCTCTTGATTTCCATTCAGAAAACTTATTTTTAATCCATTTAAAATTCTCATTAGTATTTTCATGTATATCTTTATCAGAATAGATTACATCTGATTTGCAAGTACCTTCTAATACTAATAGTTTATTTGTCTTATGTATTTCACTTTCTAGTTGTTTAATTACCTCTGTCATATCTTTAATTTCTTCTTTTGCTTCTGTTATAATCTCTTCCTTTTGTTGACTCACTTTCTCTTCTCTAAGTTCGCCTATAATATTGAATACTATAAATCCTAATACAATGGTTAGAATTATAATAACAATATTTGCTTTGAACTTAGACATTGTTTAGTTACTTATTTTCTACACTATATATGGTCAATAATGCACCTATATGTTGACCTTTTTCTAATATAGGCTTTTCTACAATGTCAAATCCTTTTTCCAAAAGACTATTTATTATATCAATTTTTAAATTAAAATTATGCACTTCGATGGTGTCTATTTCGTATTTTAATACACCTTTATTATTTTCCATTTACAATCTCTCCTTACTTTCTATACATTTGCCTTAAACAATGTATATCTCTCCAAGCATTATCAAACATATAAGTTCTCTCAAAAATATATCCTTCTTCACCTTTTTCATATTCAAACCCTAACCAAACTAGCATATCAGCCATACATTTTGATTTAACTATTCTTTCTTTAATTATTTTATTCATTTTTAATCTCCCTTATATTGTCCTACTTCATTAAGCCATTCATTGCTTATTGCAATGCTATCTTTGTGAATATCTTCATCAACTGAATATTCTATTGCTATTCCATGAATACTTTCTTCTGCTTGTAACATTTGTTCTAAATTAACCATAACCTGTTTTAATATTTTAAATTTATCCTCTACAGAGTCATCTCTATCAATACCTATCATTTGCATTTGAACATTATGGAACATTTCTCTTTTACCAAATTGTTTATACATTCCACTATCAAATTCTTCATCCTCTATTGACGTTGGGCTTGGTTTAAATTCACATACGACAATATCTTTTAATCCTTGTATTTTTCTCTTTTTACACCATCCATTATTGTTAAATTCACAGTCTTTACATAAATAGTCTTTAGCCATATTTTTCACCTTCCTTTATAATTTATTTATTTTTTAATTAATCTTTTTTAACGGCTTTAATCGTTTTACTACCTCTTTATGAACTTTCTTAATAGCCATATCTTTTTGTTTGTCTGTAAGAAAATAAAAACAACCCATATTGTAAGCCTTTCTTAAACTTTCAATAAATTCCATATCTTCACCGAATGTAAAACCTTGTTCATTTGCTTGTTTCTCAAGTTCACCACATAATACTCCGTAACTAAATCCTACCTCCATTTATATGCTTCCTTTCTTATCACTTTATCTACAAATTATCTATATATCAAATTCTATTAATTTATCTGCTATATAACTGATGTTTTGACTTGGACTCCTAGCCAATATTCTATCGAATACAGTTTGAACATCTTTTATATCTTCCTCAGTTACATCATCATATATTCTTTCATCCCAATCTTCATACATATCGTTACACTGTACATACTCTATAGCATCATCTATTATCTCTTTTGCATTAAAACTAGCCTTATACGGTGTTGTAGTATACATTTCCCTATCCTTATAATTATCTAAATTATCAAGTACATTTTCCACAGTGGTTACCCTACAATCTCCATCTATAAGAATTGTAGTGTCTTTTGACAATGTTGATATTTTTACTTTTCCCATTATTAATTCCTCCTCATATATAATATCTTTGAATTATATATTTAATCATTTCTATTTGTTTTGTCAAAAGTCGCATCTTTTCCAATTATCAAAGTTTTAAATCCTAAGTAAATGCAAATATAACCATATCTAAAACCATTCCAATTACCTATATTGATATTTGCACCTATAAGAAAACTTCCCCAATTATCGTCTATTCCTATGCCCCCATTTAGGTCTTACTTCTTCCATCAATATCTCCCCTTCGTCATATAATAAAATTACTTAGTGGTCTTTTCCAAAATAGCAATAACCATACTTACAAATCATTCCATTAAATTTTTCATTTTATTCTTTTAATATAATTTCAAACATATCATCTATGTTATTTAATAAATCATATCTTTTTTCAGATATAGAACTTCTAGCATATTTCTGTTCAACTAAATCAACATACATCGTGAACTTTCCATCATCACCCATGTAGAATTCGCCCCATTCTTCTTGAGACATTAATCTCTTTACTTCTAATTGTTTTATTGCCAAGTTATCAAAACTAACTGCCTTTAAGTGATTTATAGCATTTTCTAACTCATTGTATAATTCAGCTTTGAGGTCTTCTATATTTTCACCATTATTCTTATAATTAACAATTCCTCTTCTAAATTGTTTATAACCTAATATCAATACTTTAATGTTTTTATCATATAATTTCTTTAAATCTTCAATTCTTATCATGCCATTTATTATATGTAAAACTATATTAGGATATTGTTGAATAGTCTTTATAAATTCATCGGTTACATTTGTCAATGAAACTCCTAGACTCGTTATTAGTTTATGGTCAATCAAAAGCTGTATATATTCCTGCTCATTCATGAAATGTTTTTGATTTACTGTCATGTTAACTATAATTCTTTTACTTCTACATATCTTTAAAAACTCAATTAATTGTGGGTGAGATAATGGGTTACCTCCTCCTAAAGCTAATTCGGTATATGGATGCAATGTATTTATAAAATCTACATTTAATAAATCACCATGCTTACCTTCAGTAGTAGAACCTTCATGACACATTGGACAATTCATATCACAATAATTAGTTATTTTAACATCCATACTCTCAGGAAATTTAGCTTTAAATTCATCTTCATTAGTTTCTCTAACTTTTGTACCATCATCAAATATTTTTACTGTATAATTTCCGTTTATGTAATCTCCTATTAATCTCATATTATCTCACCCTCTCTAATTTAATTAATTATCTATACCGTAATATCCAAAGGCTATTACTTTTTCACCACTTTTAGTTGTGTATGAGTTCTCATATGTTTCAAATTCACAATCATCCCAATATTCATCATATGTTTTATTATCTTCATCCTCTTTATTCTCATCAGTTGCTTCTACAAATTCATCTCTCCAATAACTCAATAATAGCTCTCCTTTTTCCCATCTTTCATATTCTTCTTTGGAACACATTGTAATACTGTGTGTTGAACTTGAATTGGTCTCAAAAACTCCTCTTCTAATTTGTCTTTTCATTAACAATTCCTTCTTTCTTTTTAATATTTTACTTTTAAAACTCTTGTTTTAATGATTCATGTATTTTCCATCTCGCACACTTTTCAAAATTTCTTCAGGTAATGCAATTACCCAATCAACATTTCTATCTTTTACATTTTCATTTTCTATACAACATGTGCATTCTAACTCTTTGCCAAATTTAATTTCCATAGGCTTAATGTTTATATCTTCAGCTTTGAAAATTATATTCTTTTCTTTTTCAAACCAATCATTAATACCTTTTACATCATTAGTAACTTTAATTTTACTAGGCTCTTCATACCACGATGGACAATCCAATGAAAACCCAAATCCATTATTTTCTCCCCATTTTTCAATTAACTGTTCCATTTCTAGTTTATAATCATTATATTTAGGTTTAAGACCACAATTAATTCCACCTCTATTATGTATACAAGTTTCACAATCTTTAATCATTTCTTATCTCTCCTTTTTTAACTACCTAATTATATCTTCTAAAGTAGCCACTAATTCCTCCGTACAAGCAGTTAGCTCTTCTAAATTAGCACTTGTATCTAAAACACCCGCACTTGATATTTCTAATTTATCAACTAGTTCCTTTATACCATCTTCTATATCATCAGATAGTTTTTGTAATTCTTTTCTGTATTCGCTATAATGTTCGCTCATTTTTCTCATTTCAGTTGCGATAACACCAACGGCGGGTGCATCTGTATGAGCTGATTCTATAGATGTATTAATAGATAACATATGTAAGCCATCTGACATTTTGCCTATCTGTAACAATACTTCATCTAATTGTTTAATCTTCTTTTGTGTAACTTTTGAATGTTCCAGTAATAATGCTATATTTGATGCTCTTTCTTCGTTTGATATTGCCATACCCTCAGTAGTCTTAGCTATTTCTTCAAGTCTTGATAAACAATCTTGAAGTTGCTCTGAGTTTTCCATAATATCCTTCTTCCTAATTTAATATTTTATTTCATAGGGCTTTTAAATTTAATACAATTCCATTTATTATTTTCATCCTTAATAACTTCTTCTTGTATTCTTCCTTCTAATGCTTTATTAAGTATACTACAATTTCTTTTATATCTATTACATTGGCTACATTTTTCTATGTATGTATTCATTTCTTCATCATTATCAAATATACCATTGAATTCTGACTCATAAATTTCTATTTCAATTCTAGGATTATTTGAGTCATAATATATTCTATTAACTCTTTCCATTACTATATTATCATCTTCCCATACACCACATTCTGTTGCAATATCACATATTGATTTAAAGTAGTTTTGTGCATCTCTGTCAGTTCTGTCGAAGTAAAATATAGTATCCATTATTATTAATTTGCCCTTAGATGGTTTAATCCATCCTTGTTTCTCAATTTCTTCTCTTATGTATTTTCCAAATAATTTCTCAAAATCTTTAGTTTCTTTAGGTTTATATGCCATAACCATTGTTCCTTTTCCTTTTTTAACTGCTCGATACGACATATAGTGATTTACACTTATAAACTCTCTACATATTAGATTTAACTTATTCATTTCTCACTTCCAATCTGTAGTATTCTTACTACTCTTTTATAATAACATATATGTTTTACTTTGTAAACACTTTTTAATATATTATTTTACTTAAATTATTAAGAAATTAAAATCCCAACTTTATTGCACGTATATTTCTAATTCATTATGTATATTTAATAGTGGTATTACGATGTCTTTATATGTATTTTTGCTCCACCATTGTTTAGTTAGCATCATTTTTAGGTTATCAATACTCATTTTTACATTTAAGTTATTTTCAAATATATAAGAATATTGGTTCAATATACCTTCATCAAAAGGGTATTTACGTTTGTATGGGTAAGACTTTATCTTATTAATAATTTCAATCTCACTTACAAATCCTAAATCTATCATTTTTTGAATATCCCTAGGTATTTCAATATTTTTGTTCTCTATCCTTTCAGTTAATTTATTGTATAACTGTCCTATAATCATTTTAGAATTCTTTATAAAATATTCTTTGTTTCTATCATATAATAATGTTAGTTCCTCATTTAAGTTATCTTTGTTTTTTCTTAAATTCTTAACATCGATTTCAAAAACAGGATATTTCAGTTCATTCCATATATCTTCATATTCACTAATATTCTTTTTGTTAGTATTATATATTTCAAATATAATAAATCTATTATTAGGATTATCTGTTTTGATAATTAAATCAGGTCTATATATTCCATCTTTAGTGTTAAAAGTAAATTCTATTCTTTTGTCAATACAAGTAATATTTCCAATTGTTGGTAGGTATATTTCTTCTCCTATATTTATTAAATTATTTTTCCAATATAAATGCAAAGAAGATTCTCCACCATTACAATTACATCTGTTTATATGATAAAAATGTTCTGTGACTAAATTAGAATTTATTGCCCTAGCTCTTACAATACCTCCGCATGAAGGACAATAATAATCTTCACCTTGAATTGCATTTTCGATAAATATATAATTCTTATTTTTATCTAAAGCTATCCAAAGTTGAACTTCATTATTTCTCATTAAATTATCCTCTCTTATATTTTTAATATTTTATTCTTATAAAATCATACTTTTATAAGTCTACATAACTATCTATTAGTTCTGCCAAACATATAAAATCTTCTTTATTACCTTTGTAATCAACTTTTATGCTATATTTAACACCTCTATCTTTACTTATATATTCGTGGACATTTAACTCTAATTCTGTTTCATCTGTAAATCTTATTGACACTGTGTTATAAGCTGTACTATAACCTACATCATTGTGTCCTGTAATAAGTTTAATTTGTGTATTAAAATTTCTCTTGTAATCAGCAACTAAATCCATAAGATTGTCATATGTATTTTCTTTTTTCCAATTCATATATTCTTGACAGTTTAAAATCATCTTTATCACACCTTCCTTTTAATCAACTAACTCTAACTCTTCAGGTTTAAATCCATAATGAGGTTCATCATCTATATCACAATATATAGGATATTCTAAACCTTTATTTATTTCTACAATTTTTCCTACGCTTCCTAGCGATACTTTTGAATCTACCCCTACTACCTTAACAAATTTTACAGTATCTCCTACTTTAAAATCACCTATAGTCAATGCATTAGTTGTCAACGTGCTTCTAATTAAACACGCATTATTATATGTATTGTAACATTCTTTAATTAAATCATTAATGTCGTTTACAAGATTCTTTCTTATTTCTTCTGCTATGGTTTCGTCGATTTTACCTGTTCCTATTTCAATATTTATTTCTACACCTTTTACTAAATTACTCATTATTCACACTCCTCTTGATAACAAATTTTAATTTCTAAATTTTTAATATAGTCTTCTAATCCACATTTACTACATATAATTTTATTATCTTTTACTATATTTACATTATGTGTATGTGAACAATCATTGGTTAAATTAGTTGTTATTATCCCCATTTCCGTGGAAAACTCTGTGTTTCCACAACAAACACAACTTAATTTTAATTCCATAATATCACTTCCAATTCGCTTAAAATTTACTTTTTATATGCTCTCCTTTGCTATCTCACAAGCTATTTCCCAATATGCTTGAAGTAAATCCGTTTCCAGTGTTTTAATCATCTTTCTTCCGCATCTGTTAGATTTATTATTTTTGTAGAAATCAGCTACATAACGTCCTGTCCCAATTTCTGCTGAAATTTCTAAATGATATCCTGTCTTATCCTCAATAAGCTTTCTAAGCTGACCTTCTGTGAATAAAATCACTCCATATCTTTTAATATCATTTGAAAATGTCTTAAATAATTCTAACTGAACATTATTTACAACTAAAATATTGTCCTGCTGACCATTATACAAATTACAATATAAATCTCCCACACTCGGCTTCCACCACTCTATAAATACTTCTCGGACTTCTACAGGCTGTTTTAAAAATTCTTCTGCACTTATAAATTCCATTTACTTTTCACCTCTAATATCTATTAAATCGTTCCATATTTTTGATATTTAATTCCTCTACTATATTATTATATATAATATAATCTGTTGCATTTAACTTTTCATCATGGCAGATACTTTCTATCATTGATTTACAATTTTTTAAGTGTTTTCTAGTCATACTTGCTAACTCTAATTCTTCTCCATTTTTAGTCATCCATTTGTTTGTACATTCCATGAATGGATATTTAGGAGTTTCTTTTAATACATATTTTTTATAACTTTGAATTAGCTCTACAATCTCATCTAAATCTTCAATAGGTATAGTGCTATAGCTGTCATCTTCTTTCCAATGCAAGTCTACAAAATTACTAGCTAATTCATTTTGTTTTACTGAATAGTGTTCTGTTCCCAATCCTTTAATCATATAATCTCACTCTCCCACGATTAAATCCATATTTTCTCCTTAAATTTAATATATTATCCTTTTAAAATATTTGTTTTATTTGATTATTAAAAAATAATTCCTATTATTAAACCTATAATAAAAAATAGAAAATTTGAAACCATATTAATACATTCTTTTGCATTTGGTTTATACTGTTCTCTTAATTTCCCATATAGTTTATAAACTGAATTATTTTCTTTATCGGGGTATGTATTATAAAAATTATATGGTTTCATAGGTATAATTTTATATATAAAATCATCATATAACATATTACCAGATATCTCTACTCCATAATTTGTTTTTTCCACATAAGATATTTTCCATTCACTTTGTTTTTTATTTGGAATAAAAATTCTGTTATTTTTATACTCGTCTTGAATTATATATACAGTTAACTTATCTTCAAAATGTCTCATGATTTTCCATATTATTTTTGATATCATCATTTCACCTCTATATGCTTTATATTAGTACATATTTATTTATTGATTTAACTTACCTCAAAAGAGGTTTATCTTTTGTGTAATTAGTTATTACTCTAAGCCTATTTCTTTAACTAAATTAATTGAATTATGTTTGCTTGTATTAAACATATCTATGAATTTTTCACTTTTATATTTTATCTTAATTGCCTTAACTATATTGTCTATAATTTCATTACATTTATACAATTCATCTTTACTTGTAACAATACATCGAAACACATCTTCACAACATCTCTTATCCTGTTGTTGAAAATCAATAATGCCAATTGGTATTATATTATTGTCTTTATCAACTATATAATCAATATTGTTTTCTATTAAGAATTCTTCATCTGCCAACTTAAAAAGACTGATAAACACAGTATCTTCTTCATTAAATTTCCCATGATTTAAAAATACATGATAAAACTCTTCATTATCTTTTGTTACTTGAAAGCTTATATAGTATTTTTTCATAAGTGTATTCCATCCACTACTGCTTTGATTCATTGAGATTTTAATTCTACTCATTTTCATCATCTCCCTTACAATATTAATATTACCACTGATTCTATATATTGTCAACACTATTTTTAATATTTTATTCTATTGATTTATTTAAAAGAGAAGTATTCCCTTTTAAAATTGCGAATTTATTCTCAACCATTTATCCTTTTAATTTCAGCTTCATCATAAACAATCGTACCAAACATAGGGTAAGCCTTTTCATCTTTTACCATCTTCCTATAAACAATTAAACAATTTTCAAACCAAACTTTGCTACCCTTCTCCACATTCATTATCGTATAATTATTACAAATCTTTCCGTCAGGAGATAATAAATAATTAATCATAACAACCTCTACGTCCTGTTCTTCTATCATCTGCATTAATTGTTCTACTCCACAATTTACTACTACCATTTTATAAACCTCTTTCTCATATCAATAATTATAATTGCTATCTAAACTACTAATAACGAACCTAACTCTTGATATAATATTATCTACATTATCATCTTTTACAATATTATATTTAAATGGATTATTCTTGTCTTCCAATTTTAAAGTTTTTAAAAGCTCACTAGTTCCATGTCTTGAATGAGAAGTGCAACACAGCACAATATCACTGCTCTTAAGTAATTCTTTTAATCGTGGAATTCCATTTTCATATGAATCAAACCATACTATATTTTCAATGCCAACATCTGATAAAGCCTTTACATATTTGTTTTTATAAAGAGAGCCTATTATCAATATTTTATATTCTTTTTCTGTTGATATAACAAATTGCTCTTTCTCTTCATCATCTCTAATTTTATTCATAACAGATTTACCTTTAACTAATCTATCACCAACCATTTCATCAATATACTTATTTTGTTTATTATATATTCTTTCAATTATTGCTTCATCTTTTGTTGTTATACTTGCCATACATGGATTTCCTAAATTCTTTTTCATGGATTTAACTATACTATCATTATTCTTTAATATCAAATATTCTTTTCCATTTACATTTTTAAATATATATCTATTTGCATATTTTTCAAGTATCCCATATTGATATTCTTTTATAACAGGTTCTTTTGTATCTATGTCAATTTTATTAGTTGGCTTAATATCGTCAACATTATCTTTCTTTACTGATTTTTTAAAACTATCTTTTAGTTTATCAAAAAATACAATAAATCTTTTAACAAGACTATCTTTTAATGATTGGCTCTGAAGAGTTTTTAATCTCTCCTCTAATGTTACAATAACATGCTTTTGATTTTTTATCTTTTCCCTTAATGTTTTTATAATTTCTTTATTGTCTGAATCATTCAACTTTTTAATAATATTATTCTTACGTTCTATACCCACTCTAAAACTATCTATTGTTTCAATATAGGTGTTATTTTTCAATTTTAATTCCTGCAACGATGTTTTTAAATTATTATTTTCTTCTAATAAATTTGATTCCCCTAATGTTTTTACAAGATTATTTAATTCCAATATCTTATTATTGTAATAACTCTGCTCATCTCTTATCTTTTCATTTTTAGTTAATAACTCAGAGTTTGTTTCTAATATGGATTTATTTTCACTTTCTAAACTTTTAATTTTTTCATTTAAGTTTGCCATTTTTATTTTATATTTATAAACTTCCCTGTTTTTATCTTCAACTTTTTTATCTTTAAACTTGTTTTCTTTTTTTAATTTTAAATTCTCTTTTTTAATATTAATTAATTCTTGCTTATATGTCTCAATCTGTAAATTATCAGAACTAATCTCATTTTCAACTTGTAAAATTTTCTGTGATGATTTCGTTGTATTTTTTATAAATTGTTCCTGAAGAAGTTTTTTCTTTTTTAAAAAATCATCCATATTATTCTCTCTATTATCATAAGATTTTTCTTTTATTTTCATCGTTTGTTTCAAAATTATCACCTCTATCCAATAGTCATTAACTCCTTATTTAATCTACTCTTAGCATCCATTTTATTAAGCTATTGGAACATTTATTGCATAATTTTAATTCTATATTATCTGTATTGAATGGCTTAAAATTAACAGTGGAAACTTGTTCATCATCAATTAATTTTCTACATTTATTACAGATAATATTATTGTTCCCTATAGCCTCTGCGTGATTATCATCATGATTATTGTCTGCATTATCATTTATATTCATTTTATTATCATCTCCACAATAGTATTCATTATAATGTTCTTCACAGTAACCCAAGTGGAATACCTTATTAAAACATCCGTCCTTCATACATTTTAGATGTTTTATTTTTAAAACTTCTTCTTCACTCAAAATCCTTTTATATTTCATTATTTGTTTATAGTGTTTCATACAATACCCTCTAATAAATAAAACATTATTACAATCTTGAACTTTACAATATTTAGGTTTTTCTACTTTAACTTTAGGTTTTTCTACTTTAACTTTAGGTTTTTCTACTTTGACTTTAGGTTCACGACTAGCTTTTAACAAGCGTGATTTATATTGATGATAATGTTTGTCACAATATCCCTTGGCTTTATGTTTTTCATTACAACCTTCTATTGAACATTTTCTACCCCTTTGTGATTTATTTTCTTGCAGTGGATTTCCATAAGTCTTAAACTTGTAGTAATGTTTCTGGCAATATCCTTTTGTCGTGACAGTATTAGTACAGCCTTCTACAGGACAATATTTAATTTCCTTATTAAATGATTCCTTTGTGTTGTCTAATATTTTCCCATGTCTTTTAAACTGGTTGTAATGATATATGCAATAACCTTTAGCTTTATGTTTTCCATTGCACCCCTCTACTGAGCATTTTCTATAAGCCTCCTTGGATTCCATATTTACATCTTTGACATCTTGTTTTTTTATTTCTGTATTATCCATGTTTTTATTTTTAGCCAAATCATCTTTATATTCATACTTGTCACAATAGCCTTTTGATTTTGCTGTATCATTATAACCTTCTACTAAACATATCTTTTTATCATTATTTTTAGTTAAAGATGGTTCTTGTATTTCAATATTTTTGTCATTCTTTAGTTTCTGTTCAGTTTGACTATTCTTATCCAATTTATTCTCACCTAACCAATATTTTTTATAGTGTTCATTCTTTGAGACTCCCTTTTTTCTTTGTGGGGTTACATATAATATTTCACCAAATTGCTTAAAATGAGCGTAATGAAAACTACAGAATCCTTTCGAGTGTTGCTCTCTATCACATCCCTTTACTCTACATTTGTTGCTACCTTCTTCACCAAAATCATTATAAGATTGAAACTTTTCATAATGACTTTTACAATACCCTTCCTTGAAAACTATTTCTTTACAGTTTTTAACGATACAAGTTTTCGGCTCGACTTCTCCCTTTTCCCCCATAACCTTGCCATAATTATACAATTGGAAATAGTGTTTCTGGCAATATCCTTTTGCATAAATCTCATTATTGCAATTTTTAACCAAACATGTATTAACCTTACTTTTTGGCATGGGTTTGTCTTTGCTTTCCAACACTCTTCCATCTTTAATTCTCTTACTATATCTCAATTGACCATAATGCTTTTGACAATATCCTTTTGCAAAAGAGTCATTATTACATCCTTCAACTTTACAGATTTTATTTTTGTTTTTATTATATCGGTTGGCAACAGAAACTATCTTCCCATATTTTTTTATTTGTAGATAATGCCTTTGACAATACCCCTTTGCGTATACATTTTTATCACAGCCTTCTACTAAACACTTATTAAGGGTACTTATTTTTCCTCTTTCGAGTTCTGGAGTTAATCTACCATGTTTTTTAATTTGTTGAATATGTTTATTGCAATAACCATTTTTCTCAACTTCCCCTACACACCCATCTGCCTTACATATATCTTTCAATTGTAAGCACCGTCCTTGTTTTTATATAATCATTAATATATTATACACCAAATGATTATGATTTAAAACATATTGAAAATTATTCCTATAATTTTACAGTTAAAACCTTCAATTTATTGTCATTCTTTGATACCTAATTCATTATACTCTTCATTGGTTAACCGTAGTACTTCTCCACAATTTTTACAAATAAATCTATACCCATCAACATCATAGCCTTTGCGATTAAAATTACTTGGAAAATCATTATTTTTACAATTATAACAGCATGGAATGTATCTACCCTTTTCCTTAATGATATTATTTTTATTTAAAACCTTCAAAAATGCTTTTTCAATCTCTTTGATATAATCTTCAATATTATCTTCTCCACCATTTATAACTGCAACGAAATTCTCATTCTCAGTGTAATCATCAAAGTCATCCATATTTATACCATATCCTTCTAAAATATCATACACTTCGCTCGATAAATCGCTCACCTCTTTATTAAGTTTGCTTATTCTTCTAAGTTTTTGTTTTATCTCTTTTGGCATAGATTTCATATTAAATATCACCCTCTCTATATCTATTAATATCTTTGCCCAATTGTTCAAAATCAGCCAACATACCATCGTTTAACTCAGGCTCTGCAAATTCAGTATCACTGTTGACGGATAGTTTATCAAATTTTTGTGCTATTATTTTAAGTAAACTTTCATCTTCGTTAGTTTTTAAATATTTTATAATATCATTGGACATTAAATCCTCACAAGAACATAATGCCGACCATATATTTACGTTTACCTCTACTAGTTCTTTTGTAAAATTTTCTATTTGTTTATCAGTAAATTTATTCATTATTTCACCTCGTCATTAATTCTCTTTTTCTATAAATTTATTTGAATTTAAAATTAATCATATCTATCGTTTTCACCCAGAACCCATCGCAATGCGTCAACAGTTGCATTACAATCAAGTATATTGCTTTTTAAAATATCTTTTGTAATTTTACCTTCCTTAAATGCTTTTCTATAATTACTCATCGTTCTTTTTGTTGCTTCAATTTCTTCTCTTATCTCTTTTTCAGATTTCATAAATTCATCTCCAATTTATACCTATAAAATGATTAATTTAATCAAGCCATAAACTATCTTCTATATTTAAATCAAGTCCCTTAAAAGCACTTTTATTAATTTCATCTATTACATAATCAATATCATTGTCTACCTGACATTTAGAAAATGTTAATAAACCAACTCCACCACCACTAACAGCTAAAAATTCAATATTACCTATTTCAAATAATTTAAATTCTATTTTGTATAATGTATTAAGTACTCTAAAATGATTTAATTCATTAACACTCATTGATTTTATTCTTTCTTTTATATTCTCATACATCATCTATTCTTCCTCTCTTATGTTTCAATAACATTTCTACCATTTAATTTAATCAATAGCACTTCTAACATTCTCATTGTAATAATTTTTTCCCACTCCTTAGAATTTCGGCTCTACGTTCTTCCACTTGTTCAGAAGTCATCTCAGTTGCTTGATATTCTTCATATTGTTTCATTATTTCATCTAGCGTAAAACCTTCATCCATTGCCTTTGTAAAATCTTCTACTAGTTGGTCTGAGTCAATGTCTTTTATTAGATTTTGGTATTGTCTTGATTTTAAAAAATTAAAAAATTGTGTTTTAGAAGTTTTATCTTTCATCATTTCTATAAATTTCTTTTTACTTGACTCTTCTTCAAATTCATTAGCTAATTCTAGTTTAAAATTGCTCATATTCTTCTCCTTTTGTTATAGAATTATTGTTTTAATGTGTTAATAGTGAACATTAACTATAGGATATCCACACCAATAATGTTTTCTTCTGGTTTATTATCTAGTACAACTTTATTGTATAATTTTTTAATATCCTGCCCTAACATATTTAATAAAAGCACCATATCTTTAGTATTCAAATCAACAATATCTTTTTCTGAAATAAGTTGTTTCTTATGAATTTTCTTGTATAAAACATCCACTTTTTCTCGTTGTGTTTTTAACTCATTAACCTCATCCTCTGTAAGACATATGTTAGTGTGATTTATATTTTTATCATCCAATCTTTTCTTTGCATCTGCTCCTAATGTGAAAAAATTTTTATTATTCTCCATAATACATTCTCCTCCTCTATTATCTTATAATTAATGATTTAATGTGTCTTTATACTATAATATACTTGAATTACGTACTACTTTTTCTAACCATTTCTAATACTTTAGTTCTTGCAGACATTTCAGTTAATTTAGTATGAAAATCATAATTTTTATCTTCTAAGACAAATAACATTTCAACCCAATCAAGACCGCCACGCTCCGCTAATCGTTCCAATGTTTGACCATGATTAATAATTGCTTGTTTTTCATGTGATTTTGCTACATCTAACGGAATATATTCTTTCGGTTCAGAATTGAGTATTGGAAACTTATTCATTGTTCCACCTCCTGTTTAGTTCGCTTTGTCCTTGTATTGTGAACCTAACTACTCTTAATTTCGCATTCCTTATTACATCTTATGCAATAGGGTTTATACCCTGCTAACTTAGGACTTCTCTTTACTGGGGAATTACAACAAGCTGATAGTTCACCTTTGTCTTTGCTTAAAATGACCATACCGTCTTCTATTGATTTAATATAAACAGGTGGTGTGTTTTTAAATTTTATTTCCAGTCCCACTTTTAGTTCCATATTATTAAGTTGTTCTATTAACTCCTTATTATCTACTGGCACAATACCTGTAATAACAGGATGCTCAAAATAATATTCCATAAAAAATCCTCCTTATTTCAAATTCACCTTATCTACAAATTACCACTTAAAATAATTCTTTTATAATAACTTTTGTTTTGGAATAATTGTAACTTTAAATCCACTTACTAGTGAATCCTTGCTTAAAATGATATTATCTTGGTTATTATTAGAAATATATTCTTCACTTGTGACCATATTGTTAACAATAACCAAATCATGGTTTAATTCATATGCACTTTTTATTTTATGCAATTTATTATCTTTTCCAACGTAACACATATCAAGGTTCTTAATATCTTCTGCCAATTGAAATGTTTCATAATTAGTCATTCAATCACTTCCTTTAAAATCTTCTAATATCCTCATTCTCTTCTACAACACCGTATATTTCTTTCAATACTTTAATAGGATTCCTTTTATATATTTCGCTTAATTCAACATCTATCGTTTCTCTCATAATATTAGTCAATTCGTTTTTCTGGCAATCCATTAATTCCTCAATAGTATTAAATTTCATAAATATCACCTCATTTTAAGAGGGTTAAGGGTTACCCACAACCATACACTAAATTCTAAATCTTAATAATTCTATCCAATTCTTCACCTGATATTGTTTCTTTTTCTATAAGTGCATTTGCCACTTGTTCCAATTTGTCTATATTGTTTATTAATATTTGATACGATTTTTTATTTAATTCATTAGATATTTCTATTGCTTTATTTATAATCATATCGTTATCACATTTAATCACTGACATATTCAACATACCAAAATCTGAAATCATTGCATATTGTGTTATCATTGACATAATTAGTTTAGTTGATGATTCTATATCTGCTTCAGCACCAGTCGTAACTTTATTATCATTATTCAATAATATTCTTTCGGCATTTCTACCGCCATATTTCACCATAATATTATTCTCAATTTCTTCTTTTGATAATAAATTAATTTTGTTAGGAGTTATAAATGTAACTCCTCCCGCACCACTTGTAGAAGGTATTATTGTAACCTTAGGAACATCCATACCTAATATTCTGGCAGTTATTGCATGACCTGCTTCATGATATGCAATAAGTTTTAATTCGTCTTTTCCCCTGTTATTTATTTCTCCTTCGTGACCTTTTAATGCTTTCTTAAATATGGCTTTATCTATACATTCCCTATCAACAAGTTGTTTGTTTAGTTGTACCGAAATAAGTGTGGCTTCATTTAATAATGATTTTATATCGGCAGGACTAAAACCAATGGTTTGTTTAGCCATACTATTAAAATCAACATTTTCGGCAAATAGTTTATTATTAGAATACATTTTTATTATTTCTAATCTTTCTTCAGGAGTTGAAGGCAAGGGTACACAAATATGTTTGTCAAATCTCCCCTGTCTAAGTAATGCACTATCTAAGGTATCTAGTCTATTAGTTGCACCTATAACAAATATACCTGACGAACTATTAAACCCATCTATCTCAATTAATAATTGATTAAGCGTTTGTTCCAATTCATTATTACCCGCAGTACCTCCTTTACCTCTTGTCTTACCTATAGCATCAATTTCATCTATAAATATGATACAAGGGGCTTTGACCTTAGCGTCATGAAATAGTTTTCTAACTCTCTTTGCTCCTTGCCCAACAAATAATTCAACAAATTCCGACCCCGAAACACTCAAAAATGGAACTTCTGCTTCACCTGCTATTGCCTTAGCAAGAAGTGTTTTACCTGTTCCTGGTTCACCATATAATATCGCCCCTCTCGGCATTTCTGCACCTTTTTCAACATATCTTTGTGGGTTTTTCATAAAATCAACTATTGTATCCATATCTTTTTTTATGGCTGTTAATCCTGCTACATTTTTAAAACTTATATCTTTAGGAACTTTATTATTGGTTATATCTCTATCGATAGATTTTATTTGCTTAAATGCACCACTTGATGATATTACAATAAGTAAAAGTGCAATTATTGATATATCAATAAACGTATCTTTATCAAACCCTTTTATTTCTTTGACATTAATATTCATAGACAATAAATCTTTTTTAAAATCATCATATTTGGGATTATTAACGAGATATTCATTGCCGTTAGTATCTTTAGTTTTGAATACGTCCTTATCTAAATTAATTTTCACCTGCTCGATTTGTTTGTTATTTGCTTTGTTTAAAAACTCTAAATAATTCATAGACGGAATATCTTGTTTGTTCATTTTAATTATTGCAAATGAAATAATAATAAATATAATTGCAACTATAAAACTTATTATTATTTTCTTGTTTGATTCTCTTTTCAATGTTATCAACCTTTCTCATTATATTATATTTTATCATTTGTTATTTTGTACATATATTGGATTTCATATCCTTTAAATTACATATTTTATAATAATTCTTCGCCTTTTAATACTAGTTCTTTTAAACATTCTTTACATATAGTAGCACCCAATCCACCACTTAGTCCTCTTTTAAAATATAAAACATTTTTAGGTGTAATTGCTTCATTGTTATTTTGCTCACCACAAAAATTGCAGTAGCCATTCTTTTCTAATTCAACTTTCATATTAATCACTTTCCTTATTAATTTATTTATTCTTCTCTTTCGTCAATAGGTTCTATATTTCTACTGGCACAATATGGACAAAAACTAACATCCCTAACATCTTCAGTACAATAAGCTTTAAAAGTTACTTCACAGTCATCACATTTATATTCACAATCATTATACCATTCCATCTTTATTTCACCTCTCTTTTAGTCTTATTATCAATTATATTAAATATCATATTAACTTCTTCTTCATTTAAAACAAACGAATTCCAGTCACCAGTAAGTTTAAACAAGAATTCCCTCTTATCGGCTACTGTAATCACATTATCTTGTTTATAATTCATATCCACTCCTAATATTAATCTTTTCAAATCCATATAAATTAATTAAAATTTCAACCATATAATATAAAGATACTTCATTGTACTTCTTCTTGCAATTTTCTTTTGCTCTAGCACATATTTCTTTAAATCGTTCATTAGAATAACTCTCATTACTAGCTATATACTCTTTATCCACACTACAATTACCTTCTTTGTCGAACATATCATTTCCATATAATACATAAACGTTCATTATTATCACTTCCTCTTAAAATTTAGAATTTATTGGTTATTACCATAAATCGGCAATATCTTTGTTAAAATTAACTTCAATCATATACTCTTCTTTGACTTCTGGTTTATACATACCCGATTTAACTCTTAAGTTATATAATTTATTAATTGCTTCTTGTTTTGAATTTGCCTTTATTAAATAATTATCTTCTAACTCTCCGTATGAATATATTCTGTGGTATCTAAAAATCTTCTCCATCTAATCTCCCAACCCTTCTAATGGTATTGATTTAGCTAATGAACAGTCAACACATTCTATTAATGCTTGAACTATACTAGAAGTCATAACAAATTCATTAACCTCATCTATTGAGTCAAACCAATCGTACGTATCATAACCTTTTATGTGGGTGTATGTTAATAATATTTTATTATTCATATTCTATTCCTCCTTAATAATATTCTTAATTCTTTTTAATTGGTCTAATGTAAACTTTGAATTGTTTTTGTATGAATCAAATTCATATTTAACCTGACGGTAAAATATTTCCGCCTCTATTTCTTCTATAGCTTCTTCTTTTGATAAATACAATTTATAATCTGCACCACCCCAAGTATATTTTTGCCTATAGTTATCCTCTATAGAAAATTGTTCTTCCTTATATGTCATAAATTTTACAGTTATATATTTTCTTCCGACTTTTGTAACTTCTCCTTCAAAACACCATTTATCCATATTCTCCAAACTCATATCTACATATCTTGATGCGTTGCTATTGTCTTCTATTTTTACAGCTACTTTTTGTCCTACTGTTAATTTTAAATTTCTACTCATTTACTATTCCTCCTAACATTCTTCTAATAGTTTTTTAACTCTATCTATCTCTTCTTTGCTGTGAACCGTACCACCAGCATTAAAGTCCAAATACCACCTTAAGACTTCTTTTCTAGTTTTAAGATTATTAACATTGAATCTAAGTCCCATTTTTTTAATAGCTTATCTTTATCCTCAAAATCATTTAAATAATATCCAAATACAGGAATTTCATTATTTAAAAATCTTCTTATAGAAGTTAATCTTTGTAATCCATCTACACATTGCATAGGCATTTCATATTTCCCATTATTATAATCATCAATTGAACCATTCATAAAATATGGGCAATTAAAATAAATAACTCTAGCAGTAACACCATCTCTTAAAAAGAATTCCATATATGCTGTTTGCTGTTCTTCTGTCCATACATGCCCTCTCTGAAAATCAGGATTTAATTCTAATCCATAATCCTCTTCATATTCTTTTAATACGGTTTCTAAATAATTTAATCCTATATTAACCTCATAATCACCTTTTTCAACAAAGGGAATTATTACATCTTTATATTTCATTTCCCATCCTCCTTATATTACCAATTAAAAGATAAGATTTATATGTACACAGGGGATTACTCCCCTTTATTATTAATTCTCAAAATAAGTATCTTCTTCTCCAAGTTCTTCATTTGCATCATGCTCGTCTTCATCTTCAAATAAATCATCATCCCAAGATTCGTAATCTTCACAATCCCAACATTCTTGATAGTTGGCATAGTCAATTTTTAAATCACTAAAATGAAGGTCACAATCACAAGTTCCTGAATCGTTAATTCTACCACGTATACAAGTCCTTACATTTCCCATAAATATCTCTCCTTTGATTTAAGTATCATTTTATTATACCATTTACACATTTTCTAGTCATTTATTATCTGTTAATATTAGTATAATACTGTACACACTTAAAGTCAAGTAAATTTAATATATTATTTCACTTAAATTAAAAATAAATAATTCCTTTACATAGATATTATATGCAAAGGAATTATAAGTTATGCTATTTAGTTTTAATATTTTATTTCATTTAAAGTTGTTAATTTATTTATATACTAACTTTTAATTTACTGCTAAATTGAGATGCCGTTCTAATCTCATCGTTTTCTAAAACCACCTCAAATTGTCCATTGATAGCTTTACTTTCTGCAAGTTTTCTCTGGAATCTTTTTATAATAATGTCTTCCCATGTATCCTTATAATACATATGGTATATTCTATTTTCTAAGGTACTATTAATTCTATATCCCCTTTTACTTGCCTGAGAAACTATATTAACCATATAACTAGGCATATAGAATATATAAGTAGGGCAAAATTGAAGGTTAATACCTACATTAACTATTCTAGGATTACTGATAAACACATCATATTTATCTTTATTCTTTTCTAATATATCTTTTCTATCATATGTACTTACACTTGCTTTTAGTTGAAATACTTTTAATCCTTGGTTTTTTAATATACTCTCTAATCTATTAGGTAGTTTCTCTCCATTCATATATTCTCCACCATTGTTAAATTCTGTATATATCCAAACTTTTCTTCCCTCAGAATATTCTTTTTTAACCAACTCTATTAGTTTTTCTTCTTTAGGTAGGATGTCTAGGCATAAATTACTAGGCTGAATATCAACTTCCATTCCTTCATTGTTTGTTATAGGAATACTTTTCCACTCAAAAGGATTGTTGATGTAATGCTTTATTATACTATCAACATACATTTTTGCATTAAAACTATTTTGTTTTTTTATATCTTCAAATAATTTAAACTCGCCATTCTTTTGATTGATTGTAGGCTTTATTGAAATATACTCTTCCTTTAATGGTGGTAAATTCTCACTTAAGTCATCTAATGTAGCAAAAATAAAATTACTTGCCAAATATTTTGTAAATACTACTGGGTTTATACCTTCTATTTCTTTAAAATCACTATCTTTTATTTCAGATTTTCCTCTGCTATAATAACTTCTTTTTTCATCATTAATATTAGTTACTGCCTGTAAAGTGCCATATTTTTGAACAAAATCTTTAACATCTAAACATTCATCTGACTTTAATTTTCTAGGACATACCCCCATTAAAAAATTATGTAGGCTTGAAGCATAGCCATTGTTAGAAGTTCCACTCAATGCTATAACTTTTTTAGCGTGATTTCTTATAAGAGTTCTTATGGATGCTCCTATAATAGATGACGAATTATTAGACTCATGCATTTCATCACATATAACACTATCAAATATAATTCCTTTTCTATGAATAAAATCAATAACACTCGTTTTCTTTGTTTTATTATAAATAGCCGACCATAAAACACATCCACAATGAGTACATTTATAATTTCCCTTATTCGGTTTCTTAAAATCCTTTTCTTCAAAGAATACATCTTCTGTGGTTCTGTTAGGGTTTGATAGGGCTTTTCCACAGTCAGGACAAGTTAATACATTTTTCTTTCTTTTCTTAGTAATATACATATAATCACGTAAAGTATAATATCCATTTCTTTTATAATAATCATCTAGTTCTTTACTTTCTATGTATTTTGTTGATTTAATATAATTAGGTTCTTTTGCATAGCTTAATTTGAAAGTTTCTTTGCCGATTAACAAATAAGTAGGAGTTTTATTTACTTCTTTATTGTTATACCATTTTATAAAATCTTCAGTTTTTCTAATTATAACAACTTTAATATTATCATCTGTGCTAGATTTAATTTCTTCTTTCCATTGTGATAATGTTATCGCAGGGGCTACTACTAATGTTGTATAATTTTGTTTTTTAGTTTTAATATAATTATGATTAATCTTTACACCCATCACAGTTTTACCACAACCCATATCACAACCCATATATATAAACTTATCTCTTTTTAATACTTCTATTCCACTTTGAATTATAGGTATTTGCCCTTCAAATGGTTTTTTATCACCATTAAATATTCCTTGAGTTATATTGTTTTTATTATATAATGATTTTACAGTTTGTTGTATTTTTGACTTAATAGGATTTAAAAAGCTAAAAATATAATCTTCTATTGTTTCTATTTCATCCCAATTAAAATTATCATCATTACCTTGTAAATCTAAACACTCAAGCTTTTGTTTGAAACTATGTATATTGATTTTATAACATTTAACATCTTTAAAATGAGGATTATTAGTATATACATCGACTTCATCTATCACAGTGTGATATTTACTCTGTTTTTCAATGATATTTTCAACTATTTCCTCTGTTATAGGTAAAAAATGTTTATTTCTAATATAGTTTACTACCGATTTAATCTTTCCATTATTATTCCAATCAATAATATAATCATCTATATTTTTATTTTTTACAATAGTATGTGTTAATTCCCCCACTCTGTCACTTTTAAAATTGTATTTATCATAATAACGAAGTTCTTTAACAAAAGTGTTATCGTCTCTATCTTCTAGTTGAAGATTGCTATAATATCCTTCTTTAATTATATCTGAAATTATCTTTTTGGTTCTAATATTATAATCAACTAAAGATAATAATACCAATTTTCTATCATCTAATATCGCAAGGTCACAATTACAAGTTATTGTATTACTCCCTGAACTCCTAATATATGGTATCAAAATTACTCCCCACTTTCTGAAACGTCTTTTAGTTCTTTAATTTTCATTTTACCATTGTAATTTATTAGTAGATTTAAATATGGTATAGATTGAATAGTCGTTTCTAGCTTATTTACTTGTTGCCCTGACTTCTTATCATCTACTAATATATTCCTTTCTGTTTTAACTGTCTTTACACCACCGACAGCTATATGCTTTCCTGTATTATTTTCTAAAGATAATTCACCGTTTATTTTTCCACTAGCTATAACATTTGCTAATTCTCCACTTTTAAGATTTTTAGGAATGGTGATTATTTCTTCGCTTAAATCTTTAATTTCTGTATCTTTTAATATCCATTTCCACGCTTTATCATGAATATTTGATATATACTGTTGATTATTCTGAATATATTTAAAATCTTCAAATGCTTTTTTAATATCGTTTTCTTTCCAATTGTGATAGTGGAAATAATTATATAAATCTATATCAAATTCCATATCAGCATTTATTATATTCTCTATAATTTCTTTGTTTTGTTTGTATTTAGCAACATCAGTAGCATTTGTTAAATCCAATGGAGCATCGTTTAATTTTGCATATATTACAAGTTGACCCCATTTATCAAATTCTTCTTCATGAACTTTATATGATAATAACTCAGAATTAAAATATTTAGCCATTAAATCAGCACATAATAAAGCATCTCTTTTCTTTATTACCATTACAATAATACCATTTTTAACCATCAAATCTCTTTCTAACGTCATTCTTAAATATCTTCTTACATTTGCTTCTCCGTTACTAATACCATAAGGAGGATTAAATAACATTATATTTATAATCTTTTTAGGTAATTGCAGTTCCTCAAATGCTAAGTTGTAATTATAATCTATTAAATTATCTTCTATCATTGTATTATAACGATTTTCTTCTAATTCATTTCCAATAAGGATTCCACAGTTTGATAATTGTTTAAATAGTTTTAACCATTTACCTTCTCCTGCAAATAAATCAGCAACCACTATTTTATTATTGTCTTGATAACCTAAATTACATTTAATATATTTATCAATTAAATTATGTTGCTCCTTTTGAAGTAATTCTTCAAATATATTATAATAAAACTTATCATGTCCTACCTCATCAAATAATTTATAATATTTATCCTTTCCGTATATTTCTATAAAATCTTCTCTTTTCTCACTTTTAATTCTAGGTCTATTAGAAAGTAATGCTAATATTCTATATGTTTCTGATTTCTCCGTAGGATAAAATTGTAACTTACCATCTGATTCTATATTATTAAACATTGCATCTCCCCCTTATTTAATATTTTATTTCCTTTAAAACTTGAATTTTATTCGTCCACCTCTTCATCATCTAAAATAAGATTCTTATCCATATCATTTTGTAGCCATTGAGTTAATTTATTAAACATCTTATCTTTTCTTTCTTTATCTATATATGTATTATTGTATAATTCTCTTATCTTATCTTTATAATCTATAATCATTTATTCTTCACACTCCTCTGTATCTTCTACCCATATTTCATGTATGTACAAACCTATGGGCATTTCCATTGAGAAATCATGAACAGTTTGTACTATATATCCTCTAGTTGTCATGCTAACTTTAAAGACCTTGTCTCCGACCCTAGAAAATTTCTTATTAGGATTTTTAAACAATTCTGCTACCATTTCCAAAGTAGTATAATATTTCATTAGTTATCACCTCTCATCATACCTCTAGCTAACGCATCTATAAAATATACATTATTAGTTAGATTTGCTTCAGTTTCATTATTTAAACACACAGTACAATAATTTTTTGCTATAGCCACATTCTCATTGTCATCTAAAGCCCTCCTACAGATTTCTAAACACTTATCATCTGTTAGGTTATGTTCCCTATTTAAACTTCTCTGTAGCCTTATTTGAAGAGGACAATCCAAATATATTGACACTATATTACCATCTATTGATTTTATGTATTTCTCAAACTCCTTTAATCCTTGATAATCTACAATAGTTATATTACATCCTTCTTTTACTGCATTTTTACTTATACCGTAATGCCAAGTGTCACCATTAGCAACACTGTAACTTCTAGTTTCTACAAATTCATCATTCTCTATCATGCGTAACATTGTTCTATCATCAACAAAGTGATATTCTCGTCCATCAACTTCACAATCTCGTATTGGTCTTGACGTATGACTTATTATTGGTTTAATATTTTTATTTGCTTTTAAAACTTCTGATAACAGCCTATCCTTTCCAACACTTGAGCAACCAACCAAAATTATACATTGTGTTTTACTCATTAATTTCACCATCCAATCCCATAATATTTGTAATCTCACAGATATCTTCTCTTAATGTAACAGTTACTTTAATATTATCTAGTTGATATATAACCTTATCATTAAAACTTCTTAGCTTAATTCCTTCTGTAATAACATTTGTAGCTATTTTTAACAATTGTTCATAACTTAAATATGTATCATTTTCTTTTATGTAATATCTATACGCCCTATCACTCAATGTGCATCCATCAATGTCGGCGTTATTTTCACCTTTTAATCTAGTAATTCCTAGAATGTCCTCAACTTCTTTTTTATACTTTTTACTCTCTTGTATGTCATCATTAAAACACACTGATTTTTTTCTTGAGTTGAACAGCCTAGTAAGTACATTGTTTTCAATGTTTCTCTCCAATATTAAATTCCCATAGTTTCTAGTTTCCGTTTCCTCTGTTAATTCTATTGTTTTTCCTAATATCCAGTTCCTTCTTAGTTTTAATTTTAATAGTTTGTAATCTTCATCAAAGTTTCCTTTAACATAATTTTTGTATCTTTCTATCGCATTTCTTGAAATTCTTAACTCTAAATCTTCTTTTCTAATCTCCATTTTTATATCCCCTTACTTATTTTAATATTTTTATTTATTAATAATTATTTTCTATAACACTGCCTTAAATAATGTATATCTTTCCATGCATTATCAAACGTATAAGTTCTCTCAAAAATATACCCTTCTTCGCCTTTTTCATACTCAAACCCTAACCATACTAACATATCTGCCATACACTTAGATTTAACTATTCTTGTCTTTGTTTCTTTTTCATTTATCTTACATGGTTTTATAACAGGTGTGGTTTCACATTTTCTAGTGTTCTCCATATTAACCCTCCCAATTCACAAATGTATTAATTTCAAATAAAAATTTACCTTCTGTTTTTATTAATATTTCCCTTAACGTATTCCCAACATATTTAGAATCACCAAGGTTGTCATTAATATCATCCTGTTCAAATTCATAAGTCAATATATCATCTACTATGTTAAAATCAATCCATGACCATCCACAAGGGTGACAATCATCTGGTACTGCTATTCCATGATAAAATACATCCATAGCACAATCATATATTTCTTTTAGTATTTCATCACTTGTATAATCTACTCCTTCTTTAACTCCCATTATTATATCTCCTTTTGTTTTAATTATTTTCTTCTTCTAAATCTTCATTCTTAACAGAGCAACCCTACTCCCCATAAGTCTTCCACTCTTTATACTGACACGTTTTACAAGTACCATGTTTTATACATTCTTCATTTAATTCTGTTTTGGTCATATCTTATCTTTACTCCTTTCATAACATATACAAATAACCTCATAAAAAGTTTATTTTAATGGAGTTATAACTCCTCATCATATTTATTTAAATATGCTAGTAAACTATCACATATGTTAGTTTTTAAATTTAACATAGCCGAGTTTAAATTTTCTCCATCTATATATCTAATTAATGATAATAAATCATCTACTTCATTTAATGTTAATTCTATATTTACAGTTACATTACTTCTAACATTCATTTTTATTTCCTCCTCTTATCGCTTTATACTGTTATATTGTTTTACAAAAGTTCTCATTTTCTCTAATTCTCTTATAACTTCATCAATACAATAGTCCGTAACATTTGTAATATCTTTTCTACCCAAACGTTCTAAATCATATGTTGCTCTTATATGACAATCTCCTATTTCTTCACTTAATTCTAATTTAGTCATTGTATTTCCTCCTTTAAAATATTCCTATGTATTCTTCAACAACTTTTATAGCCTGTAATACTTTTATTTCCTTTTTATTCTTAGATACTCTATGCCATACCCAATTACAATAATTAGAACGCTCTGAGCTTTCATCTCTCCAATATCCTATTTCATCTTCCTTATCATTTAAAACATTATCTTCTACTCCAATTCTTTCTCTTATAGCTCTCATTAATTCTTTGTCATCAACGTCTATAATAATGTCTTGTACCTCTGTTTTTATTCCTTTTAACTTAACCATTATAAATTTCTCCTTCTATATTTTTTTATTTACATCAAATAGTAAGCTTTGTACATCATCTAACAAACAACATCTGTCACAATAGTCATCCTCTGTACATTGACAATTTATTTTCTTTAATTCCTGTACTGCTTTGTTGAGATGGGATGCTGTATTATTATAAATTTCTTGTTCCTTTCTTTTTCTTTCAGCATTTGGACTATATACATTACAAAATTCTGCCCACATTATTTTTATCCCTCCAATCATTTAATATTAATTTAATTTTTATTTCTCCATCAGGATACTCATTTACAGATGCAGTTTGTATATAGCTGACTGCGGAATTAATTCTTAATCTTTTATATAATTCTTTAGACATTCTTTTTTCTATGCCTTTGTCAGCTATTATGCAGGACATTCTATCATTTCTTAAATCATAACTGAATCTTATGTTATTTTTAGTCTTATATTCATACTCAATCCAATTACATATATAATTCACAAATTCTTTTACTTTTTTCTTATCATCCATGTTTAATCACCCCTTTCAAATCGAATAAAAATCTCAATTTAATGGATTTTTCAATCCATTTTATAATCATTAACTATTAAATTAATAACAATTAATCACTACAGGATGTAAATCTACACCCACTATCCCATTTGTAAAAGCATTTGGAAATACTTTTTTCATTATCTGATAACTGCCATTTAAATCAGCATTTATCAACATACCATTATTGGATTTAAATAAACCTCTTTTAACTCGTCTTGATTTATTATAGTTCTCTTTTATTGGTAATTCATTATCTAAAAATGATGTACCACTCGTATAACTTTCTTCTGTGATTATAAATTTAATCCCTACATTTTCACATTTGTACTTTAGTTTATTAATTAAATTATCATATGGAATTTGAATAAAAGTTTGATTTACTATATTATTCATTTTACTTTCTTGTTTCCACTCTTTATTCAATCCTACAACTAAAGTATCAATATTTAATGCTATGCAATAATTAATAACTTCTTTACTTATCTTATGCATCCAATATTCCATTTTATTGTATCTTTGATTATATAACCTTTCTAAAGTTTTACTCCAATCTAAAGCATTGTTAATTTTTGCTAATGCTCTATATTTTGCAACTTGCTTATTCCAGTATTTATTATAAGATTTAATCCCCTTGCCATTAATAATAATTGATTTTGCACCAATATTATTTGATAAAGTTACAAAGTTGTTTATCCCTAAATCAATACTAGAAATATTTTTAGATTCTTCTTTTATATCAGGTACTTCAATTTCATATACTATCTCTAATATATAACAAACACCTTTAGGTATAATTCTAGTTTGCATATGTTTTCCTTTTGTTTTAGTTTTAATTTTATTATTAAAAGGCTTCAAAGGTTTAAATGCAAAGAATAAATATCCATCTTTAATTTGTGATTGCCAATTAGTCAAGATACATATATGTCTACCATTTTTATTTTTATAATGTGGTAGTTTAGGTCTTCCTAATAAGCTATTTGGATTCTTATTATACATCTTTAGCAATTCCATAAACGATTTCCAATCTCTGCATAACATTTTTAAAACATGTTGTGAGGAATTACTTCCTAAGTCTTTAAAAGGTTCACTATGTTTTAATTGATATGTTAAATCACCATACTTAATAATACCCTGTTTATTTATAAAGCTTTGTCGCATTATATAATTAGCATAATTATATAGATTTTTGGATTTAAAACATAGACTATCTAATTCATTCCACAAGGGATTTGCTCTTAAAATATTATGTCTTTCTACTCTTGATATTTTTATTTTAATCACCTCCTCTTAAACTCTTAGTTTTAATAGTGCTGTTCTTATGTATTAATAATAACATATCATCATATTATTATAAAGTATATTTAATATATTATTTTACTTGATTTGTTCATTAAATTCATCTTCGTATTTTAAATCATATTTTTCTGAATTTCTTGTATGTATATTATATTTATCAAATAAATGTCTTTGTGGTGCATACTCTTCTCCAAATATATCTAGTTCAGCTTGTAATCTCATTCTTGTTGCTTCTTCTAAATCTTTAGTGTATCCTATAAATTTCTTCTTTCCATGAAGTTTAATTCTAACCTCCCATTTATTAAGTTTTCTACTCCATGATACACCTATTATTCCTGATTTATTATTACTCTGTACTGACCTATTGATGCTATTTCCAGTAGGTGTTGTTTTTCTTAAGTTGCATTTTCTATTATCTAATCTATTTCTATTAATATGGTCTACTAGAATCTCTCTATCATCAACGTTTAATATGTATCTGTGAATGGTATATCTGTTTTTATAGTCACCATCATATGTATCCGTCATTAAATAACCATTGCATGACAACCACCACTTATATTTATCTACTCTTTTTATGTCTTCTTTGTCTATTAACGCTTTATATATGTTTCCTTTGCTTTCTACTACCATCTCCGCATAATTATCATATATAATAATTATATTATCTTTTATTCTTCCCATTCAACCTCTCCTCATTTAATATATTATTCTAAAAAGAGTAGGCTTTGACTCCTACTCTAGTAAATATTATGTCTATGTTCTTTTACTTAACGGTTAAAATATGTTGGCAATTCCATACCCCAACTTCCCTGACCTTCTCCTGTGCCAAATGGTCTATAATCCTCCATACCCCAACTACCTTGTCCTTCACCTTTTGCCATTGGCATAATGATTAATGATAATACTAATGCCATACCTCCTAAAATTAAAATTGTTTTCTTTGTTGTTTTTTTCATGTTAATTTCCTCCTTTAGTATATCTATAGTCAATCTTCTATAAACTAGTTATAGAAGCATTGCTCAATTTAAACTCCTCTATTATTAATAGGGATTCTTCGTAAGATTGCTTGTCATTTTCTTCTAAATCTTTTAAAAACTCTGATACAAAATTTTGATGTTCTCCTATATTTGAAAGCATTTCCTTTAAAAGATTAGGTATTTTGTAATATTCTTTTTTTAAGTCATAAATATTATGTAGTGCCATATATCTGTCTGGTGAACCCGTTTTACAGTAAATGGCATATGTTTCCTTATATAGATTTATTTTTTCATCCATAGAAATTATACCTGTATGCGAAATATTGTATAAATCTAATATTTTACAATATTCACTAGGATAATTTTTAATATAAGCATCATTTTCTTCAAATATATTTTTTATTTGAGTTGAATATTTTCTAGCACTTTCTATATTTTTTAAATAATATTCAACCCATGCAAGATTGTGAATTATAAATCTTATATCTTCAATATTATTTATTTTTTTTAGCTTTGTATTATACATTACAAATAATTTCTTTCGTCCTTTTTCATATTCACCGTCCCCAAAGCAAGTGCATACACTTATTCTATCATTATCAATGTTTAACATTTTTTACTCCCCCATCTACACTCTTAAATATTATATTGCTATCTTAATGTATTCTTCTTTTTTATAATAGTAATGTAAATTCATATTGTTTCTATTACAATATTCTTTAATATCAAGTAGTAAATTATGTCTATCATCTACAAACTGTTTAATAAAATCAGTTATAATATTATTTGATTTATCTAACATCATTGAAATCATTATTTCAAGCTCTTTTAAATGTTTAACTTTATTTATTAAAACATCTTCTTTTTCAGTAGTAATCCTTTGTAAACCTAAACTTATCTTCATTGCTTTAATTATTTTATCATTCATTACGTGACCTATGTAGTCGCCTAATTTGTTTTTAGTTATAGTATTAATTTGTTCTCCCACCAAATAACTATCTTTATAAAGACTTTGGCAATCCTCTTTAGTAATTAGTGTATGTGTTGGTTGTTTACATTTTTCTATTTTCGAACTTATTGGTATAACAATTACTGTAGGACTATATTTATTTCCGATATCGTTTTGTACTATTAAACAAGGTCTTTTACCTGCCTGTTCTCCTTCTTCTTTTATTCCATTATCATCTTTAGATTTTGCATCTCCCAAATCACACCAATAAATATCTCCTCTTCTAATTGTTCTTATTACCCTAAGTTTATTTCTTTCTTCTTCCATACCCCTTTTTAACTTCTTTAATTCTTCTAAATCCATTCTTACCATTTTCTAAAACCCCTTAATATTTATTTACTATATTTACAAGTATATACCATATATTCAGCTAAGTCAATACTTTTTAATATTTTATTTTAATTAATTTTGTTTGACTGTGAATATTTGATATATCTGCCTCACAAATATTAGTATATAGTATCTTATTACTATTGTCAACACAATTTAATATTTTTATTCACTTAATTTTATATTTTTTTAATAAATAAAAAAGATAGAGATTATTTCTCTATCTTAATATTAGGGTTATAACTCTCATAGTCCTGTTTTAGCGTGTAATAGCTTGAATAGGTTGAGGTAGGCTCATACATCCTCTGAACTTCTTGAACGTCTGTAACGGTCAATTTACCGTTGTCTTTTAGCCTTTTATCTAATTGGTCAAACTTAGCACATCTTACAAGTTTTTTAAATCCCATTAGTTTTCTATCATTGATTCTAAAAATTTCTTTTAGTGCATTATATAAATTACCTTTGAGAACTCTATCATATTTTTTATTATAGCTTTTTAAAACTCTACCATCAGACTCTATGAATACTAACTCTGCTCCACGTCTTGCTACATTATTTTCTGTTATATAAGGTCTATAATCGTATTGTGTCTCATTCTCAGCACACTCTAACCAATAATATACTCTTTCATCTGTAACAGGAATTTGAGATAATATTTCACCTGTCATATCATCAACTATTGATATAGTGTTAGTTTCTCTATTTATATGAGTTTTTCTTAGGTCAGCTAAATATGAACCTTCTTTGCCATAAAGTCCCAATCTTCCTAGTATAAATACTATGATTTTCTGATATGGCACTCCTTCTTTATCTGAAATAATAGCCATATCGAAAACATCATCCATACTCATATATTCATTTTGAATAACTTTTTTATTTACTATTAATAAATCATCTGCCGTAAATGGGTCAAACGGATTTGTTCTCATAGCTAGTTTTTCTATTTTTAATGCCCAATCAATATATAAATTTGCTAATCTATAAATAGTATTTTTTACATTACGTGGTGCAGGAATAGATAACATCATTTGTTCTACTTCATTGCTTGTAAATTCATATATATTTTTACCAAGGTCAATCTCTGGTGTTAATATATAATTTTTAAATGTTCTCCAATATACACCTAACGTATTTTCATGGTCGTAGTTATCAAACAAGTATTTAACCTTAGATTTAAGAAATTCTTCATTTTCAATATAAATGCTTTCTGATTTGAAACTATTTTCTAATTTACTTAATTCTTCTTTATTTAATCTACCTTCATCCTCTAAACTATGAACTTCAAAACGTCTTTCCATGTTTACCTACTCCTTTCTAAAATAAATCTTTAAAGTAATCTGCTATTTTTTTAGCTGAATAGTGCTTATTGTTTAATCCCATTTGTCTTAAATCTTCTTTTACTACATCATTATTTAGTTTATTTGCTAATGCTATTACATATTTATTTATTTCATTTTCTGATTTTATCATATCTGCAATAACAAAATATCCAATAAATATATTCATATCTAACAAATTAGTGTTTTCTTTAATATCTTTATACTTATTATTACTATCTTTAAACTCAGTTTCTCCTATATAATCAATAAATTTAGTAATGAATTTCACTATTTTAGGAAGTTCTTCTGCTTCCGAAAGAAACTCAGTAACATCAATGTCTGTTTGTTTTATGGCATCTTGCAATAAAGTATAATAGGTTAATTTATTAAATGCCTTTGTTTCCTCATAAGTTCTCAAAACATTATTATTGAATATATTTTTGCTATCATTATAATCTACTAAAGCCTCAATAAATTTAGACTCATTGCTTGTTTTAAATGTTTTTAAATAATTTTCACTAATAGGATTATAGGTGTTAATTCTTTCAAAATGTTCTCTTGCTTGTTTCGGAGTCATTAAAGTGATAATTACTGCAAATCCACCTTTAATTGTATTAGGGTCTTTACCCTCTTTTATTTTCTTATCATAAGCGTATTCACTTCCGTTTGTTCTATGCCAACCATCAGTTGTATTACATATAGTCACTCTTTTGGAAGATGTATTATAATTCGGTGTAATTGTTAAAGTTCTTTTATCTTCATCATAATCTATAAGAGGTCTATTGCCATCTCCGAGTAAAGGCACGTTCATCGTTAAAGTATCAGGAATATATTTATTATCATAAATCATTTCACCAATTTTAACTACCGACTCTGCATTTAAAGATACTTCTTTTACAAATGCTCCTTTTGTGCCAATTTCTTTTATTTTACCTTCTCTTTGTGTGTCAAATTCATAAGAAAATAACTCTGATTTTTTATAAATTGCAATATCTGTAGCTTTTGTAAATCCACTAATATAACAAAAATCATTAACTTTAGTAATATTTTCAAATACTATTTTGTCAGTATATACTTCTTTTGCAACATATTGTTCTGCATCTATTATTTTTAAATCACTAAAATGTCTAATCGGTTCAAAGCTTTCAAATACTTTCTTTTCGTACTCATACAAACTTTTAGTAAGCCATATTAGTTCAATTTCTGTTAGTTGGTCTAACGTGGTTAACTCCATGAATAATTTATTAGGAATATCTCTTGGCAATCCCTTTGTCGCAAAGGCACTACTTAAATGATTTATTAAATTTATGTCATTGAAGTATTTTTCATCTTCTAATATTTTTTTATATTCAATTATTAACTTCTTTGGCGTTTCAAACTTTTCCATAATATTTTCCCCTTTATTTTTAATATAATTTCTTCTTATATTATATATTATACTCATAGTATACCCATATGTCAAGTAAAATATTAAAAATAATCAAAAAAGACAGTCAAAAATGACTATCTTTAAACTATTTATATACTCTCAAGTTCTATTTTACCAATAACACTGTTAATTATCAAGCCATTTTCTGTATTTTTTATATTTTTAATATAATTCTTTATCTCAACATAAAAAACTTGTGTGTCATTATATATTTTTAATATTATATCTTTATTATTCCTATTATATATATTGTATTCCATGTCAAATATGTAGTCTATATTGTTTTCAGCATTAACACATTCCCCTCTAATACTTAACCCTCCATTCTCATAACATTCAATCAGAAATAATTCTAATTCCAATAAATTTTCTTCTTCTGTTGTTATAAACTTCTCTTCCCCCATCTTGACAACTCCTTTTTATTTTATTTAATAATATAAGAACATTCGTTCCTGTATTTCCATTATATACCCATGGATTTATAAAATCAAGAGATTGTTAAAAAATATTTAAAATACTTGTTATACTAATCATACCATGTAAAAGCGTGACTGACAGGAACATTTAAACATTTTATGACTATTTTCAATATTTTATATAGTTAATCATTTTACCACCATATTACTACATTTTATTTATATTGAATTGCATTACTTTTTATAATATTTTTAATTGTATATAATTACCACTTGAAAATGTAGAATAATAAATATATATTTTTCTTGAGGTGTAAACGTATGATAAAATTTAAGATAAAAGAAATTAGAAAATATAAAGGTATTTCACAAGTTGAACTTGCTCGTAAAGTTGGCGTAGATAGAAGTTACGTATCAAAAATCGAAAATAATACAGATAATAGCTCTATTACCTTACATACCTTCTTGAAAATAATGAACGCCCTAGAAGTAAGTCCATATGAAATCTTTGAATTTTGTGATAACTGTAAGTACAAACAAAATAGTATTGAAAAAGGGTACTAGTTAGTACCCTAATACCTACTCGTCAATAGTTATCCAGAGCTTTTGAATTTTCTCTAGTGGCGTTTAACATTTTTTCAGTGTCTAAATGTATATATATATTTTGAGTTGTTGCAATTTTTGAATGTCCTAACGTTTTGCTTATCGTTGATATTGGCGTACCTAAATCACTTTGTATTGTTGCAAAGCTATGTCTAAGTTTATGAGGAGTAATCTTTTCTGCTAATTCTGAATTTAATTGTGAATTTTTAGCATAATACTTAGTTAACTTCAACACACCGCTTTTAGACATTTGTCCACCTCTATTATTTAATATTAAATAATCAGAATTATTTTTATTTCTTTTTTCTCTAACTTTCATATACTTATAATATAGTTCTATAGTTTTATCTGTTATAGGAACATATCTTTCTTTGTCACCCTTACCACTTCTAATTTTTATCATTTTCTTTTTCAAGTATATGTCATTTAATTTAACATCTAAAAGTTCTTCACATCTTAATCCACTATCAAGATATATTTTAAACATTAATTCATCTCTTGCTCCTGCAAAATCTGAACATCTTTCTTTCTTTTCTTGACCAGTAATAACACTTCTCATAAAACATTTAGATTCATCTAAATCCATATAAATTACACTTTGATTTTTTGGAGTAGACACAAATTCTATCTCTTTCATATCATTATAATGTATAATATTACATTTTTTCATCCACTCATAAAATTTTTTAAGAGTGGATATATTTCGATTAATTGTTTTGGGGTTTGCTTCTGTATTGTTTTTCCCACAATGAAATTTAATATAATTAACATACTCCATTAAATCTATAACAGAAATTGAGTAAAATACATCTCCTTGACCTTTTACTTCTTCAAAATATTTGATAAATTTATTTAAATCACAACAATAGTTTTTTATTGTATTCTCGCTTCTTCCTTGTGTTCTCAAATAATTCTCATATTTATTTAATATTTCTTTCATAGTATCTCCGCCTCATTTCCTTTATATATACATTGTACTATATTTACATAATAATTACAATAGGTATTTAATATTTTGTTTTAATTAATTTATGCGTTTACACTAATTTTTTCTTGGTAGTAGTTGATTTTTACTTGATAACCTTGTCTATCTCTATATCTATCTTGATACTCTCTTACTTTGTCTGCGTTTTCATAATTCCATTGCGTTTGATATTTTATTCTTTTTTCTCTATTAGCTAAATAATTTTCCCTTAGACAATGTTTGCAGATTCCTTTTAACCCTGTTGCTGTTCTATCATCTTTATAATAAAATTTTTGGTCTAGCATCTGATTACATTGTCTACATTGATACTTTTTCTCCATATTAATTTCACCTCACTATATTGCTTTCTTTCCTGTTCGCTTCACATAAGCACAAATTATTTTTCTGCTTTCATCTATATTAACAGTTCCATATTTTCTTTTTAATGCGGAAGTTATTCTTATTCTGTCTTTATCATTCTTATAAGATACTTCTATAATTTTATTTGATTTTTCATTCACTATTTTCTCATATGTATATTTTTTATTTTTAACCTTTTGTTTATCTTTTATTGATTGACAAATTGACTTTGACATATTTATTATATTTGATTGGTTTATTGATTTTAATTCTTCTTTAAATTCTCTTCTTTCGCTTAGTATTGGTATTAATTCATCTACCAACTTAATTTTTTCTTGATTAAGTTCATCTTGTGTATCCCAATCTCCAAACTCAACCAATTCTATTTTGTGTAAAGTATTTGAAGTTTCTTTGTCTAGTTTTGATATTTCGTAGTTACATTGATTTATTTTTTCTTCAGTGGCATTTAAAAACTCACTTACAATATCTTGAAAACTTTTCTCCTTATATTCCTTAGGCTCATTATTTATATTGTTTTTGCTCCATAATACTTTTACTTGCCCATCATCATTTTTTCCTATGAAGTCTATTTTACAAGATATGTCTTTGTAATCTTCTTTTACATCTCTGTATACTTCTAGCATTTCTTTATAATTACTTTTGTTAATGCCAGTTACTTCAATTGTTTCTACTTCTCCTACAACAGATGTAGTTTGAATAATATATTCTGTGAATTTCTTCTCCCTCATTTTTATTCCCCCTATTTTTAATATTTTACTTTACTTACGATAAAATTTTTCTTAATAACTTAATATTACAACTTGTATCCTTAGTCAACCTAGTATGTATTAATAATCCTATTGCTATCACAGATACTCCTAGAACTCCATATAAGCCTATATAAGCACTCCAAATCTTTAACATTTGTAATATATCTCCCCATGCTATATCCATTGTTATATCCTCCATTTTATTTAATATTTTACTTTACATATATAGATTTAATATTTCTTGAAAGTTTTCTTTGCCTTTATGTTTATCTAAGGTTTTTCTTATAACATCTTGACGTTTATGTTTGAACTCTGTGGTTGCTTGGCTTCTAATTATTTCAGATACTTTTCTCATGCTTAACACCCCCTATATACATCTTATTTGACTTGTAACAACTTATTTTTTCCTAATAGGTATTTATATTATGTACCGTGGTACGCTCTCTCTGAAGCCATTTAACCACTGTTAAAATAATGTATTTATTCCTTATTCTTTTTTAAATTAATTCCAATATCTCTTAAATTGGCAAGAAATAGTTCAAATACATTATTCATTAATTCATCAGACATATCATATATTACCTTCCCTTCACATATGGTCACAAACATTATCTTATCAGTTCTAGTGTTATAGTATTGATATTCTTCTAATCTTATATTATTTTTTAATGTCAAGTTTGCTCTTTTCTTTAAATCTGTGACCCAATCATTTTTAACAAATTCTTCAAATTCAACCATTTTTATTCCTCCTAATTATTTATATCATATTTCTTCCCTGATTTTGCATACTTTATCCATGAAATTATCTATCTTTTTATTAACTAGTTGATTTACTTTTTCATCTAAGATTCCATTGAGGTTTTTATTTATTGCATTTATAAGATTCTCAAAACTTACTTCTTTACCATTAACATTAAATTCAATATCTGTTTTTGCTAATATATCTGTACCCTCGGTTACTGCCAAGAGAAACATTCCTTTAACTTGTTTATCCTTGATTAAATCTACTTTCACTATATCCCTCCAATAGTACATATTTTTTCTTTGTTGTATATTTATAATATGTACAAAATCTAGTTAGACGTTATCAGATATTTTTTTCTTATATCAAATCATTATAATTTCCTACCACTGTATGGATTCCATACATCAAACTATCTTTTATCTTTTCTGAAATTATATCATATTGTTCTTTATTTAATACACCTTCATCTATCAACTCTTCTAATGATTCCAAAAAACCCTCATACTCTTTATCTAATTCAATTCTTCTTGATTCTTTTAATTTGCTTTTAATCCTTTTTAATTCACAAGTTAAATCTCCTCTATTCATTACTAAATCCCCCTTAAATCTTTCATGAAAATTTTTACTTATACAAACTCTTCCCTTTATCCCACTCATATAATATACTTCCATCTGTACAATGAGTTATATCATGTTCCGTTTCACAATTTTCACAATAAAAGTGATAAACTAAGGAATCATCATCTTGTAGTTCATCTCCTTCAAAATGCATTTTACTATTGCAGTATTTACAGGTTATTTTATCATTATTTAACATTTACTACACCCCTTTTAAATCTTTCATTTTATTTTAACTAATACTTTATATTTGTTTCTGCTGTTAATTTCTCAACTAATCTGTCTAGCTTTTCATATTTGGCTAATAATTCTTTCAATTCATCTATAGTTATATCTCTTTTATTCTTACTATCCTTATCATATACATATATATTCCCTTCACTACTCCAACCGATATGAATACCAAATGTTGTACTGTATTTTTCCATTTTACCTTTGAATTTTTTTCTTAATACACTATACTCATCATGTTCTAAAAACCACTCTTTCTCGGCTAATTCACACTTCTTTAATTGTCTATGGAATAATTCATCCACTAAATCTTCATAAGTATCATAAGTTCCCTTGTAATTAGAATCAATATTTCTCTTTGTGCCTAACAAGTTATACTCTCCAATAGTATATTTATCATCTATTACTTTACGTTCATATTTTGTATCATTTCTATTAATCCATGCCTTTAATGATACTGTTTTTACATAACCCCAATTATTTTTAGGTAAATCCTCTTTATCTGTATTAAATTTATCAATTAAATCTAATAGGTAACTAAGTTTGCCATCTGTCAAATTGTCTATAAAAGCAATTTTTTCTTCTCTTGTTGCTTTGGACTCATAATCAAAAATTTTTTCTTTACCCAAAAACAATCCACTCTTTTGATTATATAGTTTTAATTCTTCTATTTTCCATTCCATTTTACACAACTCCTCTTATAACTAATTTTCTCTAATCAACTGGTACTATCTCAGTATAATATTCATCATGATTTAAATTTATATTAATTCCTCTTTCTATTGTTTCGGCAGTTCTTTCACTTTGACAGGATTCAAATTCTTTTATTATTTTACTATCTTCATAAGACATTATTACTACTTTAAACATTCTATATATCCTCCTTTATGATTTAAAACATATATAACCCTATTTGAAGTTTTCTTTAAAATCTTTAATTCCTTTATTTTAGGTATGTCTATATTATAATATTCACTTAATATACATTTTAATGAAGAATAGCTCATTCCTTCCCATCCATATATATCACCAGTGTGTTCAGCATTGTTGTTCTCATCTTTTATTTCTGCAAACCATTTATCATTTTCTTTAGTTATATGGTCTAATGTATATTCGTTCATCTTAATACACCCCTATAATTATTTTTCTTTATATACTATTCTTCTACTATTTCAAAATCTAAGTCACAATAAGTATCAGTCATATATTTTTCATAGTCTTCAAAACTTTTCCCCTCTTCTTTAAATTCCTCTACTATTACATTTAAATTATTTTCCCAAGCGTCTAAATTTTCTCTATGAAGTAATTCATTGTATTGTTTTTCTGTTAATTTCTTACCAGTATTTTTATTAACATACATCATCTTTACATATCCCCTTTATACTTATTTTTTCTCTACCAACCTTATAATTAATTCTATCATACTTTTCTATATTATGTCAACACTTAATTTAATATTTTATTCTACGTAACTAATTTTTTCTTATATATCATCCTTTACATAGATACTATACTCATTTTCTAGTTCATCTTTGATAATATACCATTTAATGCTCTCTAAGTCCTCTATAACAAATCTTATCTCCTTTACTATATAAGAGTTACTTAATAGATTAAACTCCTCTTGTGTGCAGTATCCACGCTGAAATATTTTATATAGTTCTTCATAAGTTAATAAAAATTTTTTCTTATTGCTCATTGTTTCACCTCTAGTTAATATTTTTCTTACCAAATAAATCCATGATTTTAATACCATCTTACATCCCAATAAATAGCCTTATCCTCGTTATTACCATATATAACACACCATCCAGTATATAGGTGTCCTGTTGTGCCTTTTGTTATACAGTATCCATTCTCTTCTGAAAACAAATCTTTTCCACCAAATTCAATAATTTTATCTCTCGCTTCCTCATATGAGTTACAACCTTCAAACATTTCGATTAATTCATTTACTGCCTTAGTTAATCCTATTTCATAAAGAATTTGCTCTCCGTTAAATTCCAAAAATTTCGCCCTATTATCAACTATTTCTTCAAACATATTATCGTTATTCTTAATACTGTAAAAATCTGTTTTTATTATTTTTATTTTATCCAAAACTTTTAATTTTTCTATAATTTTCAAACATTCATTTGTCATTATTAACACACCATCCTTAAAATTTTTTCTCTATTCATAAATCATATTTTCTAAATTACTTATACTATCATTCATTATATTGTCTATGTTAGGTACTCCAAAATCGTCTAATTTGAACGCTAACCCCTTCTCAATTCCTTCAAGGTAGTTTATTACCTTTGACTTAGTTTTTTCTTGTATGGCTTGATTTAGCTGACATATATATTTAGGTTTCATAATTTGCACATCCTTTATTTAATATTTTGATTTACCAATCATCAGAATATAAGTTATCATCTTATATTGACTACTCTATTGAAGAGTAGTTTCGGCTTAATTTTTCTTATATATCATTTAAATCACTTGTTTTATATATTTACTTCAACTATTAATGGAAATATATCTGCAAAGCCAACGACAACCATAGGTATATGATTGAAGTTTTTGAAATCCTCATTAAACATAAATATATCTCCTATTTCTAGTTGCCTATGTTTGTCTAAAGATATTTGGCAATTTGTTAATTCTTTATTTTCATTTACAAAGAAACACACAGTTCCCTTTTGAAAACCTCTTTTCATTTTTTCCTCCTTATACTTATAAATTTATTCTTTTATTTTATTACCATATCCAAGGTTTTATATATTTATTAGAAAATTCATTTTGATATTGACACATTAATTTCCATACTTGTTGTTTTAATGCTGGATAAGTCTTAGAATCTAAATACATATTATGAAAATCCTCACTTATAAAAGCTTTTTTAAAATTCTCATGTATTAAACTATTTTCTAATTTATTATATTTCATATATTCCTTTAATTGTTTTAAATATTTTTCCATTTCCTATTCCTCCATACTACTTATTTTTTTCTTTTAACTGTTTTTCAATTCTCCGTCTTCATAGTATTTATAATCATTTCCATCTGACAACTCAGAATATTCTTTATCACTAAACATTACTTCAAATTGTTCACAACTGTCACCATTATCTATCCCGTCATAATAGTCTTGCTTTGCTCTCTCTTTTGCTTCTGTGCTTAATTCACTAAATTTATACCCTTTATTCTCTGTTATTATTTCCATTCAAAACACTCCTTTTTAATTAAATAAAACATACATTTTATTGTGATAATTCAATATATTTACAATGTAAATTTACTATATCTTCATCTTGATATTCACTTCTATTAAAAATATCTTTGTAAATATCATTCCAAATTTTTCTCCTAGTTTCCATTTTAAATTCTGATATTGTATTAAAAAATTTATTTATAAACTTTGTAAATTCATTATTATTTAAAGAATCAATATAATTCATGTTTTTTATGCAATACATATAATTTTCTTTGCCTTGAAAATAATCATCTTCTAATTTAGAATTTTCTCTGATATATAAATCAATTAATGTATTAGCCACATATTCAAATAATTCATTTTGATTTTTACATTTACTACAATCATAATTTATTGATTTATATAATCCATTTAATACTATTGTTTTTTTCTTAGTGTTTAAATTGTTAATATATTTTATTGTAATATCCTTAAAATAAGTATGAGCTGAAGCATTTAAAATATATTCATATACTTTCATATTATTATTTTCAAATTTTAATACCTTACCATTTTTGATTTTATCATTTAATGACATGGATTGTTTACCATAGCCCCATCCCTTTTTCATACCTTATTCACTCCTTATTTTTTTCTTATATACTATTTTTCCAATACCCATTTAAACTCTCTCATATGCCTTCTAAAGCATTTTTTCTCTATGTATGTTATATTACATGCAACCATTTCAACACTTGTAATTTACGTTTATGGCACTTGATAGCCATATCTTTATTTTTGTTGCTAGTTGTTATGACTCCATTACTGGATATAATGAATAAATTTCCTTCTTGACTAATTAACATTTTTTCTCATGCTCCTTTAATATTTTATTAGTTTTCTTTATTATAAACATCAAGAAAATATTTTTCCTTTGGATATTCTTTTGCAATTGTTAAATATATTCCGTATTCTTCACTATATTCATTTACAACATTCCACGCTTCTTCGTGAATTTCTGTTTCTAAAATTGTTTTAATTGTATTTCCTGTTTTCTTTTCTCTAATATCTACACAATATAATATTATTATTACCTCGCTTTATATTAATTTAATATTTTATTAACTACCTTAATTTTATACTATATTAATCACATTGTCAATACATTTTTAATATTTTATTTCACTTAAAATCAGCCTTTTAATTTGTTTGATTATAAATATATTTGTATTTGTGTAATGTCATACGCTTCTATATAGTGTGGATTTTTAACCATTTGATTATATTCGTTGCCCTCCCAATTACTAAATAATGCTATATGATTGTCTTTTATAAATACATTGTGAAAAGATGCTTTTACATTATTGTTTTTTAAAAAATCAATTGCTTTATCATAATTTTTAAAAACATCTTCAAAAGGCTTTCTAATATAGCCATTATCTATAAAAACATCATTTATATCTACCCTTGATTTTACTATTGGTATTCTAAATTTATTCATATCTCATTCACTCCTACATACTTTATTTTTTCTTAATATAAATAACATTGTGCCTTATCATTATATGTGAATTGATATATTATATCTCTTTGTTTACATCCTGGAAATCCAGTTTCTTTACCCTTTAATATTATAGTGACCTCTTTAATTTGGTCATCATTTGAACTTAAAAAGTTATTATCATTATAATGATTTATAATATCCTCTTCAGTTCCGTTGATTTTAGTAAAGAAATAATCTCCATTTGTTTTTATAACTTTTATATCTTTCATTTATAAACAACTCCTTAAATTTTTTCTTATTAATTATGTACTAGCCTTGTATTATCTCTGTAATACTTAAAGGCTTTTAATATTTTATATAACTATATTTAAAACTAACCTACAAGCAATATACTTTGTTTTCTGCATCCGCTTTTAAATGATTTATTATTATTTATCCAAATTGTCCCTATTGGAGCAGTTAGACAATAATTTGACTTGCTCCATCCTCGAGGTATTGTTTTATATATATCTATATTATTTTTTATTGCATATTCTTTTATATTTCTCTTTTTCTCTTCTGTAGCAGTTTCTCCCTTAGCTGAGGAAAATAACCTATACACTTCATTTATTAATTTCTCCTTATTTTCTTCTGTTGCTTCAAACATCCATTCAAAATTTATAACTTCCCTTTTTCTATCTTCTGTTAGTTTATGTTGTGGATTATACATACCATAACTATTTCCTTCAGTATCTTTAACATAGGTGTTAATACTCCAATAATTTTCCAAAACTCTGTCAATGCAACCATGTTGTTTCCAAAGTTTAGGTAATGAATTTTTTGAAGTGTTATCTTCACATTTTGATAATTCAATTATTAATTTTTCACCTTTTTTATTTGCTTCTGTAAATGTGTAAAACCATCTTGACTCTGCCATTTGTTCAATTATATATTTATTTTTCATTTTAACTACCCCTTTATATTTATTATTTTATTATGTATTGCCGTTGCAAATCTCCGTTTGCTATTAACGACTATTTAATATATTATTTCTAACAATTTTCTTTATACCAGTTAATGAATTTTTCTTTGCCTTCTAAGTAAGATTCTTTACTATTGAACACCTCTAGGTATACATCGCCTTCAGTATAGCTTATAGTTGCTAACATTTCATCATTACACAGTGCTACTTGATAGTAGTTATATTCTACGTCAGCAAAACCATACTCTTTACACTTGTGATAAAATAAATCACTGCTAGATGCCATACCATAGTATAAAGTTGAATTTTCTCTTTTTTCTCTTTCTCCATTTATAAACATTTTAAATATTTTTTCTAACATTTTGTATTACCCCTTTACATTTAATATTTTTTCTTGATTTATCTTATAATTCATTATAGCATACTTTTTATATTTTTGTCTAGTCTTTTTAATATTTTATTTTACTTAATTTTTCTTTAGTTCTTCACATTAATAGTATAACCTTTTAGTATTTTTTATTCATCTGTATTATAGATTTTTTAGATTAACCTATAGAAACTACGTTTAAACTAATTTATCCAACTAGTTTAATATGTACAAGGCTATAAATAGCCTTTAAAATATCAGTTTTATTTTTAATATATTTGTTTATTTAAAAACTCTATAGGATTTATAAATTTTTTCTACTTATAAATCCTAACAATTTTTAACTTAAAAGTCTTATTTTATGTACTTTGGAAGGATTTTACTCCTCCTTATCCTTCACAATCTTCAATGATTTTAACGTTATGAAAATGTGTATCTAAATATTTGTAAAGTTTCTTTTTAACACTTTCAAATTCGTTTGTGTTATAATCTATAACACTATCATAATCTCCCTCGGATTTAATAGTACTATGGATAAACGTATCTACATAATCTCCATCTTTATTTAAAACATTAATTTCTAAATCTGTGCTTATTGCTTTTCTATTTTGACAATGTAGTAGTCTAATTTCTATACTATAATCACTACAGAATACACTCTTAAGTTCCCCTTTTAATTCTCCGTTATTTTTATAATAAAATTTCATAACTCATAACCCCTTTTCATAATTAAATTTTAAATCTTAATTACTATAAACATTGTAACATATTTACACTAGTTAAGATAAGAGTATAAAACATATAAGTTATAAATAACTTAGCAAGTCGCACTAACTGGCTATATATTAATATTACTAGTCGCTTATGCAGTTTGTAAGATTAGTATAATTTACTGCTCTAATTAAATGTCGGTTAGGTTTTATACTCTTAATATTTCAATTCATTGATTTACTATTTAAATTTGAATACACTCTTTTAAGATTTATTTTACTTTAGTTTGGTTTTACTATTTTTTCTACTTTCTTACTTTTCTAAACTAGCATAACATAAAATGTTACGGTGTACTTGTCTCGTGTGTATCTACACTATTTACTTTTCTAAGAACTTCTTATTTATCTATATATTATATTATATTATATGCAGTAGTATCGAATTTGATACCTAATTTAATATAATATTTTTGATAAATTCTTTTGATTTTATGTAATGACTTGTTTAACTATCTTTATTTTACTACTATACTTAACTAATGTCAACAACTTTTTAATATTTTGTTTTAGTAAGTTTTATGTAGTAATGTAGAAGTTTTATATCTCCTCTACACTTATAATTATAAACTATGTTATATATATTGTAAAGTTAATAAATTGTAAACAAAATATGTATAGTTGTTAATATTTATTGTGTTCGTAAAATGACATCTAACACGTTTTAATCGAGTTGGTAATGTAATTAACCCTTAATCGTGCTAAGTGGCGTTAAAATGGCAATATGGAGTGTATAGAGTTATTGTAGGCTTGTTTTAGTAAGTTTTATGTAGATAATATATTGTAATCTAAAATAACATAGTCACAAAATCAATTATAACGTGTTTTATCTGTTATTATCTTGTTTATACCTTTATAACTTTAAAATGTAACTATGAGCGTATATGGAGCAAATAACGTTATATCTACAATAATACACAGTTAAAATGTGAATTTTATATTGTTTGTTGATACTGGAGCAAAAGAAAAAAGAATAGTAAGTTATACTATTCTTTAATTACAACATTTAACCATTATTTTACTATTTAGATAGTTAGCTTTTGTATTTATATCGTTGCTTCTGCCACCTAATTTATAATTTTCATTTTCAAAACTTTCTTGACCATCTTTGAAATCTTGATTCAATATATTTAATGCTAGATGTGTACATTCATGAATTAGAGTTCTTTCTATATCGTGGCTACAATAATTATTGTCTGCTAACATTAAGTTATTTATAACTATTTTAATCGGTTTATTAGTGTCTTTATTATAATAGAACGCCCCTAGTATATTACTATCTATAGATTTAAATGTTACTGGAATGTTTAATTCTATATTATAATTATCTTCTAGGAATTGAGTTGCATATTCTTGTAAGTCTTCATTAGTTTTTAGGTCTTGTGTGTAACAATTGGAGTAGTTTTCTATTGTTTGTACTATCTCATTTTGTGGAGTTGGTATGGTTATGTTGTAATTAGATTCTGTATTATTTGTATTGTTGAATGGATTTAATATGCTTAAAGATAGTGTTATAGTTGTTATTGTTTTTAATATATTCATTTTCTTAATCCTCCAAAAATCATTATTAATAATTTATATCCTACTAATATAATACTATAAATTATTAATAATGTATATATAATTTAATATATTATTTATTATAGTTTGTAATACTAACTATTGTATTTATCAATAGTACTAATACTGTTGCCATTACAAACAATTGCAAGTTATTCAATATAATATTTCATATGCAAGAGAAAATATAATTCCTTCATTTGCAAGTAGATTATTGAATCTTGCATAATTTAAGGTAATTTAATATATTAGTTTATATGAGTGTAATTATAGTCAATTTTATAGCTTTTCAGAGTCAAAATATTAGAAAATACATGATTTTATCAAGTGATAATAATTCTAATTGATAATTGAATTGTGTAAAATCCTTGTAAATGTTGATATTACTGCATTATAGAGGATGGATTCTAAGAGAGTGTTATCAATTGGATTTTTATAAAGATATGTATTTGTACGTTTAAAGTTTTTAAAAAGTGAAGGAATGTGAAATAAAGAGTATGTGATATAATTCCATACTCTTTAAGTTGATAATAATATTATATAATTATCATTTATTACTTTTATTTTTTAAAACTTCTCTAATCTCTTTTAATATGTTTTTGTATAATTCATATGTAAATTTTGTATAGGTATAATTGCTATTTGTTATTATGCCATTTATACACTTTTCTTCTTTTAATACCTTTTTAGTGATGCCACTATAAAAACTACTATATGTAAAATATTCTTTTCCCTTTTCATTACTTATATTTAATTCCTTGTTGATATCTTTAAAAGAATATTTATTAATAAATATAATGCCATCCTTGTTAATAATCTCTCCATTCTTATACATATTACAATATCTTTTACAAATACCATAATCCTTTTCAATATTGTTTGTAATTGACTTAGTTTTATTTACTACACATTGTAAAGTGTTTTCTACATTATAACCATTTTCTATAGTGTTATATTTATTTATATATACGTATTCAAATATGACACATATATATTTGCCTATATAATTAGTAATTGATTCATCTAATACAGATACAATTTTAAAATCAAAATTATCTTGTCCATATGTATTCCAATCTTGTTGTAGCTTATATGAATGATGTTTATTGTTATTTAAATTATTTCTATGTTCTTCCCATCTTCTCAATATATCTAAACTCTCACCTATGTAAATCTTATTTGTAGTTTTATTTATAATTTTATAAATACCTCTCATTGTTTTATATTCCTTCTCTCTATTTAATATTTTACTCTATCAGTTCATATTCAATTGTTATATCTTTATTCCCATATAACGCCTTAATTAATTCAAGTGTATCTATGTATAATTTGTTGTCTTTGTTCGTTGCATATTTTTTAGTTCTATAATAATACTTTCCTTTTACTGCCATAGTAATATTACCTATATCAATAGAAGACAATTGTAATTCCGTTAATGTAATTTCTCCCTTTATGTATCTTATTTGCAAAGAATTTAAAGCACTTAATAACGCTTTATTCTTCCAAAAATTCAAATACTCTTGTTTAGAACACATTTTAATTTCTTTAGTTTCTAATTCCATAGAAAAATAATAGAATCCATCTTTCCTTATTATGTCTTTGATTTCCAATGTATTATCCCATTTTTTAACTGTTTTAGAACTTACATTTGCAACTTCTCCAATGTCTGCACAATTTAAAGGAAATAGTTCATTGCCATTTGTGGAAGTTCTTACAGTAAAATATTTTGTAAATTCCGTTTCTTTTTTAACATTATACACATATTCACACATATTAGAATACACCTCTTTGTTCTCATTTTCTAATTCAATTATGTAATATATATTTCTACCTTCTTTAAGTCTATTTTTTAATATGTAACCTTTAGCATTTAATCTCTGTTCAAGTTGTCCTTTAGTTTCTATCTTTTTTAAACTCTCCTTTGTTATACCTAATATACTAGACAATTCTTCTTTATTTAATTTTATAATAATCACCTCCTTTTTAATATGGGGAAATCACTTCCAACTATAATATATTATATATAAGGAACTCAATTCCCCATATTATTTAATATATTACTCTGCTTAGTATTAATTTACTGCAATGTTTCCACCTCCTATAATTGTGTGTTAGAATATAAAAATACCCATATACATTATTGTATCATATTATTATAATATATTCCACTAATTTAATATTTTGTTTATTATAATTCCTAATAGATAGTATTTGATTTATTAATAATAGGAATAATATTATTATACGTACATTAGTAAGTCATATTGTAATATAGTTCGTGTATTAATATTAGATGATTGAGTAGTGATAAGTGTAGTCATTATAATGAATAATATATTAAATATTGTACTTTTTATAGTGTTTTTAGTGCTATTCTCATTTAGAATTATTAGTTGAGAGTAATTGTAATTGATAATGTTATGAGAATGAGTGTATTACTAGGTTGTATACATCGTTTGTATGAGTATGTTCTCAATTGGATTATTGGATGGATAGGTAATCGTACTGTTGTAATATCTGTGGAGTTTGTTTGGATGGCTGAGAGCAGATAATATTGTTTGTGTTTGTTTATTATTGTTAGTTGGATGTGTTTGATATGGATATGTTATTGTTTGTTTATTGATAGTTGATATCTATTAATGTATAATGTTATGTAGTTGTTATATGTTGTATTGATTAATGATAGTAATAGTTAGTAATAGTTATTAGATAGTGTTGTATATGATATAGTAAGTAAGTGTATATAGTTGTTAGTATGTTTAATATATATAAACTAATAGTTTAGTAATAGTATACTTATTATTGTTTAGTATGTGTAAACTTTAGGTATAGTATATGCATACTAAACAGATGTATTATGTTATAGCGTGTATGTAGTATTGATAACTACGTAATGTATTAATTGGTATTATGTTATATGGTTTAGTGTATTACATATATTTTTTTATATCGTAATAATGTGATATAGTTAAGTGGTGTATTATAGTGTATCATGTAGTATTTAATACTATGTATAGTAGTAAGTTGTATTACTCTATGTAGTTAATTACTCCATCTATCGTAGTAGTTAAGAGTAACAGTATTACATTAACTATATCATATAATGATATACCTTGTTATACATAGTAGTTAAGTGTTACCATAAACTTCCATCCTTAAATCCGAACTTTCAGACCTCCAACCCCTCGCAATGTACGTATTCAAGCCATTTGTAGCCATTCATGATACATATTTTTAAGTAATAATAGTTATTGATTATGTGTATATTCTGAGAGCAGAACTGATATAATGGTAACATATGTTACAAAGTTTGTATAAATGGTAGATATTTACTGCTTAAGTACGTATAATATAGTATTATACAGAGTTAAGAGAATGGCTCTATCACTAGGGTACGGGGGTTAGTTTACATATTGAACGGATGTTTGTGGGAATGAATGTTCGCTAACACTTTATATCATGCATAATTCCCAATCAAACCACGAACGTTAAAAATTTCCATTAAATAACCCAATATTTACCATAAAAACACAAACATTAATTCAAATTTATAAAAAATTACACACCATAAAATTTTCAAAAATCTCCCACAAAAACTCCTAAAATTCACAAAACACCTCTATTTTACCCTATTTTCATTCGTAAATCACTTCGTATAAATCCCCTATTCATGCCATTCCTAACAATTTCAAATATCTCAAAATACCCTTAAATTCCTTAAAAACAACTTCTAAATCCTCTCAAACCATTGATATTACTACACTTTACCCGATGATACTATTACAACATCAATCACTCGAAATCAGTAAACACTAAAATACCACTATTCAAAACACACTCAACCTATTGAAAACACTAGCTTTACACCATGTAAAACCATCCTAATAATACAAATAAAAATAGAGTCACCGACTACTGACCATCGTATGACTCTAAATTGAATTTTATAATATTTATAACTTTTAATAATAAATTACTATAATTTACCATTACATACCACATATTATTAAAACAACATAAAAAATAAATAACCCATATACGGGGGGTATATTTTACAATATAAAATAATTAAGTACCTAATATAACCATACCCTATATAAATGGTAGAATAAAAATTTAAAATAATTCTAAAAATATATTGACATAACATTATAATTAATGTAATCTAAGTTTAAGCAAAATAAAATATTAAATATTAAAATAACTATTGACATTTAATTTTGCACAAGTTATTATTAGTATATAGAGTTAGTAAAACAAAATATTAAATAAATAAAAAGAAAGAAGGAATTTAGAAAATGCAAATGATTGAAATTTCAACATTAAAAAATCATCCAAGAAATAATGAGTTCTTTGACAATATAGTTGGAGATAAATGGGAAGATTTTAAAAAATCAATAATAAGGAGAGGAGTAGTGGAAGGTGTAGTTGTTACACAAGATTTAATAATAGTAAGTGGACATCAAAGAGTTAGAGCTTGTAAAGAACTTGGTATATTAGAAGTACCTTGTAGAGTAACACACTATAAAGATTTTGATGACAACACAGGTACACCAAAAGATGACATGATACTAGAAGACTTAATATGTACAAACATTATGCAAAGAGGTGTTGGCAATGTAAATCCTATGAAAATGGCAAAATGTATAAATGAATTGGAGAGAATTTATGGAATTCAGAGAGGAAATCCCCAATTGTTGAATAATTCTACAATTGGAAAAACTCAAACAACTATAGCGAGTGATATGGAAATGGATAGAAGTACATATTTAAACTACAAAAAACTTAATGACCTTATCCCTGAACTTCAATCACTAATTGAATCAGGCTCTATGAAAGCAACTGTGGGATATAAAATATGGGCTAAAATGCCACAAGAAGAACAAGAAAAGTTCTTTAATGAAATAGGTCGTGATAAGATTAAAACCCTTACACAAAAGGCTACAGAAGAGTTGATTAATGAGAAGAAACAATTAGAAGATAAAAATATTAAATTAGTAAATGAAATTAGCAAACAAACTAAACTACAAGATGAAATAAATAATCTTAAAAGAGAACTTGAAAATAGACCTATTATAGAAGTTGAAAAAGAAATTATACCTAATGATTATAATAATTTAAAAAATGAAATCAAAAACAAAGATACATATTACAACAATTTAAAAAGAGATTATGACATTAAACTAAATAAATTACAATCACTTGAAGAAGAACTTAAATCTATTAAAAACACATCAGAAACAGAAAAATATGCAAAAAAATTACAAGATAACGCTTTAATGTTTTGTGCAAAAGTAGAAACTTTTTTTGAAAGCGTAGCAGGATTGGCTTGGTTGTCAGAGCATATAAATGAATTACCAAAATATGAAAAAGATTCATATATAAAAGCAGTACAATTGATTGAAGATTGGGCAACAGCCGTAAAAATGAATATGAAAAAATATATATAAAATAAAATATTAAAATTAAAGGAGAGAATAAAAATGGAAAATCAACAAATAATGACAATGGAACAAATACAACAAGTTATAGGGAGCGGTATTCAACTTTCTAATAATGCTATTCAAATTGCTAATAGCAACGCCCAAAACATAGAGGTTATGATGGCTAAAATAAATCAACAAGGTAGTTTAATAGGTGGACTAGCTAAACAACTCAGTGGACTAGACGGCACTGTATCAAGTATTTCTGGAAGACTTGACAATTTAGAACTTAATGAAGAAATTACAGACGAACAAAGACAACAACTCAATCAGGCTTGTAAAAATAGAGTATCTCATATATTAGACTACGATGAGGAGTCTGTAAATAAGTATTTTAGAGTATACATATTAGATTTATATAAATTTCTTAAAAATGGATATGGTATGGGTGCAAAAATATCAACAACTAGAAAAAGAAATTATGACGTAGCAATGAAAGGCATAGATTCATGGTATCCTAATCATGAAAAATTAAGAAAAAGAGCAGATTTAAAACATAATAATTGAAAGTCATCTGATGATGTAAATACATATAAACCTCAAATACTTACCAATAAACAAAAAGCAGAATACACATATAAAATGTTACAAAAAAGAAAGCAGAATAAAGATTATGATATTAGGCAATATCAATTTGAAAAAGCACGTAAATTTAACTCAGCATGGTACAATAAATGGTGTTAATAATATAAAATTTAAACATATTAAAAGAGTAGAATTAATTTAATGTTCTACTCTTTTTTATTTATTATTATATATAACCATATACCCTATATAAAACTACTCTAATTCAATCCATAACTAATTTAAATCTACACAAGGATAAATTGTATTGCAAATTCATAAAACCTCTTAGAATTGATATTTGAGCCATATAACATTATATATTATACTCACACTCCAAAATAATCTAAAACAAACCAATAGCAAATAAAATTTAAATATCCATTGACAAATATTCACAAAACATATAAACTTAAATTAAGTAAAATAAAATATTAAAAATATAATTAAAATATAACAATTCAGAAAGGAATAAATTCATGGAGCAACAATTTACTATAATAAATAATGAATATATAAAAGGAGATTTACAATTAACTTCTAAGGAATTAACAATATGGATATTGCTATCACAGAACAAAACAGTTAAGAACCAATGTATATTTACTCTGCAATGGATAGCTAATAAATTAGGACAAACAAATAATTCCACAAGAAAGATAAATAATATAAAAGATATTTTAATATACCTTGAACAAGATAATATATTAAAATATTATAATGATACTGTTGAAGAAGATTCTAATAGAGTACAAGCCACAGATATAGGCAGAAATGATTTGATATATACTACAGATGATTTAGTACCTACAGAGTACGCAATAGTCTATGATGATGATATTAGAGCCATTATGACATATTGTAACAATAATAAAGTAGATACATATGGAATGATAAATCTATATGCATATATAATGGCAAGTATTAACAATAATGAAAAAGATGAAAATTATAAATTATGCTATATGGCAATAAAGACATTGACAAGAGAATTACAGCTATCAGAAACAACAATCCTAAAATACTTAAAAGTGTTAGATGAAATAGAAATAATAAAACATGACTATGCAGGATATGGATATAATGACAATAAAGTAAAAAATGAAACAACATATTTTTCAAGATACAAAGATAGAAAACTACTAGAAGGAAGATTGATAAAAATTAGAAAAGAGAAAAATATAACAGAATCAACTCCTATAGCAAGAGATAAGGTAAAAAAGAAAATATCACTAAAGCAGAAAATAAATATATTAAAAAAGAAAGAAGAAGAAAATAAAATAACTGATAAAGAAAGAGAGGAACTAAGACAACTAAAACAAGAGTATGATAAGCTATAAATTCTATGACTATTTATAGGCATAGAAAGATTCTTTATTATTAATAGATTCTTTATTGTTATATTATTCTTTATTGTTTAGCACCATTTTAGGTATGGTTTTGTATCACTAGGTAAATGTCAAATGTAAGGTTTTCATACCTACAGTTTTGATTTTTAATAATTCTAGGTATGGTTTTCTTACATTTGACGTTGAAGTTGAACATATTGATAAACAATAAACATTGTACAGGCTGTTTTTGCCTAAGTGATTTTCAACTAATTATTCTATTGCTCCCACTCTCGCCCACCTTTCCATTACTAATCGCTTTAAATTAATGACCTATCCTCAATATGTTCAAGCCTTAATTTGTACAATAATGTTTGTACAAATGAGATGTACAAATTTAAAATATAAAAAAATAGAGTAAATTGCTATAAACAACTTACTCTATTAGGATAATATTAAGTTTTCATTATTCGTCATCAATAAATATATCTTCTATCCCATTTAACTTCCAAGGCAGGTATTTTATATTAACATTATCATGATATATCTTTTTTTGAAAATCATCTCTTTTTACAATTAACATCATAGGCATAATATCATATTTATCTTGATATTGACCGCTATTATAAATATCATTTATTTTATCAAAATTAGTATCATGTGTCATATCAATTTCAATTATTAAAGGGTAAGTATACTCATATCTCCCCTTTCGTATTGCTATTTCAATTAAACCATCGTTTTTACGTTTCTTATTGCCACACTGTACTACATTTTCTCTTTCAAATAGTTTTATATTACCCAATGTATGAAGATAACTGTATACTTCTAATAATTTAATATCATGAGCTTTTAAAGGTTTCTTATCTCTATAATATATTATATCTTCATACATATCTTTTTTATACTTCTTGAGAAATTTATTTCTATAAAGTATTTTTAATCTTCTACTTGCTGAATAATATCTATCTTTATTTTTACTGAAATATAAATTACCACATATAATTTTGTTTATACTGCCATACTTTTCTATAAATTTTAATATATCTTTATCTCTTTGCATTAGATACATTTTTATCACCACGCTTAATTTTTATCATTTGATGAAGTCCTTCAGAGGCAATTGATATGATTGCTATAGATTTTATAAAACTAAATATTCCTGACATACTAGACCAATAAGTTATCGTATTATTTATAGCAGATAATATAGCTAAATCTAAATTAAACATAATATTAAGCCTCCTTTACTTTTTCTTTAATTCTTAAACATATTTTACCATTATCAACTTCATAAGTAACATTGTTGATAGTTTCTACATTTTTAACTTTACTAATTTTACTTGTTGCAACCTCATCTGATAGATTTATTATTTTGGTTTTCTTGCTTGGAATTGCTTTATTTTTTGATTTATTATTCTTTGGTTTTTCAGATTTCTCATTTTTTAAGAAACTATTGAAATCATCTAAAGTTTGTCTATTCTTAACTACACTATCTTTTATAGTTTCTTTTATTATATTGTCATCAATATATAAACTTCTTGCCCAATGTTCTTCACATCCATATTCAACTAAGAAATTACGTCTTCCTATTTTAGCAACTTTTTCATTATCCATGGCAACCAAACTTGATGCTGTGTTATTTTGATTAAATCCTAATTTAATATTAAGATTTTGTTTAAGTTCAGGGTTAAATACTTGTCTGCTCGGTCTTTGTATTCCAACTAATAGGAAAATTCCTGCCTTACGGACACGTCTTCCCATATCACATAAATTATTGAATAATTCGGATTTTATAGCTACCTCTTTGTCAAATTCTCCGTTTGGATATAAAGATGCTATTTCATCAATTACTAAAAATACTATTGGCATTTTCTTTGGACTATTTTTAAATTTTTTATTAAATTGTTTTATATTCTTCACACCATATCTTCTAAAAGTTTCTATTCTATTATCATAAGTGTGTATTATATATTCAAATTGTTTCTGTATTTCTTTATATTCTTGTGAAAAACTTTTAACTTGTTTACAATTTATAAAATCATCAAAGTCGCCAGTGTGTCCAACATTGCATATGTGTATATTTAAATTATTGTCTTTGTTAGATTTTATAGAGTTTGCCAATATAAGTTTTAATTCTTCAGACTTTCCTACTCCTGTTGAACCACTACAAATCAAATGAGGAAAATCATTTAAATCAATTATCATGTGATTAAATTTATTATCTAATCCTATATAAACCTCACTAGGTTTAACTAGCACAGGTTCAAACTTATTATCTATATCATTGAGTTTATTTTTAAGAATATAAATGGTTGCAGTTTTTATATTTTCATTTTGTATAATCTCAATCTTAGATTCTGTATTTATTTGTAATTCATCACTATGTTTTTCTAAGCTTGTAAAAGTACCACCTTTTAGGCTTACAACTAATTTTGTTCCATAATCTTCTTGGGATGCTTCTATGATTTTGTATGGTAAATCATATTTTGTACATAAGCTATTAAACGCCTTATAATCTTCTTTATATTTTAATTCCTTTATCATCTTGTTTATTTTTACATATCCAAATTGTAATGCTCCTGCCAATAAAAATTCTGTTATCATTAAAAATCCTCCATAAAAATAATTATCTCAACTGTATAATTTAAATATTACTTGGTTAAGATATATGTAGAGGGATGGAGATAAGACTCAAAAATTAAATATGGTGGTTTAATTTATAAAAATGAGTTATCTCCTATTCAGGCGTACCAAAATGCAACCACTACGGGCTACTAGGTAAAGTCCAATGGACATTTCGCCTTTAAATTGATATAAAGAAAATTTCGCTTATGTTGGAGGTACTTTATACTTTATATTTAATCTTCTGTTTATCAACTATTATACAAAGTTAATATCCATATGCCATTAACACTATCATAAAAAATAATATGTAGTATAAAGCATTACAAACTAACCTTGCAACAGTTTCTCTTAGAGTATCCATAGTTTCAATTATACACTCTTGAGAATGTGCTAATCTATTCATGAAGGTTTTTCTAAATTCCTTATGATTGATTAGCACCTTTCTGTTTGTTAATATACTTCCTGTTGTTAATTCCATTTTGAATTCCTCCTTAGTTTAGTTAAATTAATTTTTATTTTGTTCTCATAATGGGCAAATAGATTAATTTCACTTATAATACTACATTCAAAATCCTCGCAATAGTCGCATATATTCATAAACTTTCGAGCATATTTTGAACATATCCATTTTATAAAATGACGTTTTTTAAATTTAAATTGTTTTGAATCTAATATCAATGAATAATATATATTATTCAAAATTAAATCAGTTTCGTGTGTTCTACTTTCATGACCCAAGTACCCATATACGCAATTTTTGCAGTACTTAGATATATATTTTTGAATAAACTTTGAATTAAATATTTCTGAGCATAATGATTTTTGGTAATCATCTACATTTATCATATGGTGTTTCTCCTTTGTTATTGTAAGTATTTAAAACTTGTAATAATTCTTGATAATCTTTACTCTTTAATGATTTATGCTTTATTTTGCAGTAAATCTCATGTAAATCATTATCAAATTTAAAAGTGTAGTGATTTTTGTTTTTGCCTAAGTGATTGTTTACTTCTGATTTAAAATTCAATATTTGTTCCCTATTCAATATCTTATTTTTCATACAAAATTTTAATGTATTAACTAAGTTGTCATAATCTTTATTTTTAATTACCTTTGGTTTAAATTGTTGGACTTTCTTGATATTATTCTTGATGTTCTTTTTGTTACTATTATTCCCTCCTTCATTACTATTTATTTCTTTGGATTTATTTATACTATCTTTAAGTAAATTATTTATATAAGTTAAACCTACTGTAATAGCTATAAATATACCTAACCCAAGAAATACTATTTTATAGAGTATTGATGTGGTAAAATAAGATATTAGAATACATACTACTATTGGAACTAAAATCGCCCATATCATTTGTGCATCGTCCTTTCTTTTGTTAATCTTTATACTATATGTATATGTGATATGTACATATTTGTGACTAAAATTTCAAAAGAATAAAAATAATTTTATTGTTAATACTAAATTATAGTATATCAATTTGTATTATTGGGTTTACAGGAGGTGCATACAATATGGATATAAATATTCTATTTGCTATTGCAATAGGAATATTAGTTTTTACTAGTATTTATATGATTTTTGATGGAATAAGATATAGAAAAGAATATCCTGAAAAAGAAAGAAAGAAAATAGATGATGATAAATATAAGTCAATAGTAGAATATGCTATATATAATATGAGTGGACAAGAATTTGAGGAATTTATGGTTAATATTTTTAGATTTAACGGGTTTAAAGCAACAAAGACACCTGCAACTAGAGATTTTGGAAAAGATATTATATTAAGGACTAGTGAAGGATTGTGTTATGTAGAATGTAAAAGGTATTCTAAGGGAAATAATATATCTTCTGAACAAATTAATAAATTGCTAGGAGCATGTTTGTCAAGTGGGGTTAAACAAGCTTTATTCATCACTACATCCAATTACACTAAGGATGCTCTTAAAGTGCTACAGAGGGCAAATGAGAGAGATATAGATATATCACATTGGTACATGGATGATATACTTGGAATGTGTTTAGGAGTTGATAAGGATAAAGTGTTGGGATATTTAGGATATGATATGTGAGATATAAATATATAAAAATAAGGGTAGCATTAACTACCCTTAAAGCTATTTAAATCTAAAATTATCAGGATTAAATAACGCATCAATATCATCATCATCAATAAATGAAGTGTTAACTTCTTCTTTGGGCTCTTTGTTATCATTATTTTTCTGATTATGATTTCTTGATTTAAAATTGAATGTTGTATTTCTTCTATTTCTAGGTTTTCTTAATTCTCTTTCTTTTAATTCAGCCTCTATATCCTCTATTTCATTATATGGCATTTCGCATCCACCCAATGCTATTAGATTATATTTATCTTTGTTATAAGTTTTATATATGGTTTCATCAGAAGTTATTAACTCTGTTACATCATCAACATCATATCCATTTTCTTTGAAATTAATAGCACCATAAGTACAATCAAGATTGTTTGGTATTGCAAAAACACTATTTTCTTCAGCATGAGATATAGCATCGTCAATACTATTATATCCATCAGGCAAATTTAAAATAACTCCATACCCATTAGATGTAACTACGTTTTCTAAGTTATTAGCATCAATAGAACCTATCAAACTATGTCCAAGCATACCATATTCTAAATCTATATCTCTAATAGCTCTTAAGTTTATATCCTCGTAATTTCTACCCTTATCGTTGTTTATGAACTTGATATCATTTACCAAATGGGATATTTTACTTATATCCTCACAACAATCTAAAGCATTTCTTAATCTTAAACTATCTTCTTTTAGGCTTGGTAATATCCCAATAAGATTAATTTTAATTTTTGGAAATAATTTTTTGAAAGTAGATATAAATTCTTTAACTGTTCCTGAACCAGTTCCACCGCCCATTCCCCAATATACTAATAAATAATCAAAGTCAGAATATTTTTTAAGAAATGATGCTAGTCTAACTCTATCTCTTTCTATATAACTTTCGCCTTTATTTCTATCACTTCCAGAACCATCTGCTCCACTATAAGTAAATCTGTTATCATCATTGGCTGTTTTTAATCCAAAACTATCCCCTAATGAGCTATTTACAAATATATTAGAATATCTTTGGTTAAATATCTTCATGGCATTTGCTAATATTCCACCTGCTTGACCCAAACCTGATATTAAAACTCTACTTTTTTCCATTTATTTTTACCCCTCCATATATTTCTTTTAATCTTACAATACCTTCTTCTGTAACATAATAAGTCATAGTGTTTACTTTTTTAATTCCATGCTTAATTAAACCCGCATTGATTAATTTATTAGTTGAGCGAATTACTGTACTCATACTCAACTCACTTTTTTCAGATATTGTTTTTCTTGTCATTCCTCTGGCTTCGCATAAGCCTAAATTCTTATCTTTATCTCTCATGCAAGATAATATTAAAAAATCATTAGTATTAAGAATTTGCAAAATTCACTACCTCCTATTCAGATTATATTTCTATCTTATGCTAATTGTATTTAAATTGCAACCATATTTTATCAATTTTTATTTAAATAATTCCATATATATACCATATCTTTATCATAAAATATTCTAATATTATTCATTTTTTGACTAAGGTGTGAATAATTTATGACTACTTAAGATATATTTATGAATTATTAAGAATAATATATGGATATTATTAGGGTATAATATGGGTATATTAAAGTAAAGTAAAATTAAATCATTATATAGTTACAGTAAATTAATATTATACAATAAATTAATTATAGTATAATAAAATTAAAGTTGTAAATAATTAAATTATAATAATGCTTTACTCTACTTGTAAAATATGGTATATTAACTTTAATTCAATTAATTATGAGGTGATTTTATATGAAGGATTACGAAAAATACAATGACGTAAGCTATTCATCCGTACCCAATGATGATGAATGTGTATTAAATGCTGTACAAATATCAAAGATGGTGGGAGAACCTGCTTCTACCGTTAGACTGTGGGCTGATATGTATGAAAAGTTCCTATGTGTAAAAAGAATAAATGGAAGAATGGTATACACTCAGAAAAGTGTTAATGAGTTTAAATTTATACAAATGTTAATTAGAGATAAGAAATTTAAACATGAACAAGTATATGAACAATTATCAAAGCGTGGTTTTGAATATAGTAAATATGACGGGGGATTGATTAACTTAGATGACCCTTTAGGATTTGAAGCACTAGCAAGTCAATTAGCAATAAAGAATGGGGAGCAACTAAAAGAGTTTTTAATGAGGTTTATGGAATATCAGGAAAACTTTAAAAAGGAATTGAAAGAAGAATTAAAAAATGAAGTTGCAGTTTCAGTTGATGAACATTTGGAAGATAAATTAAACGAGTTTAAAAGCGAGATGCAGATATTCATAGACCAACGAGAATTAGAGTATAAAAAGCAGGATGAGGAAAGAATAAGTATGCTTAAAACTCATATGGAAGATACTAAGAAGAAAAATGAAGTAGATAACTCTAAAAAGGGTATTTGGAGTCGTATTTTTAATAAATAAGTATCTAACGTGTTATGAATATCATTAATCCTCTCAAATATGGCTCTAAATCAATTTAAATTAGATTAATGAGTATTTACTATACTAAAAGTTAAAATGCCTTAGAAGTCAAATTAGAGAGTTTTGAAGGTATGTGTAATTTTAGGAATATTATCAATAATAGTTGAATATGATATTAAGTTAGGAGTATTGTTATTGCAATGGCATTATACGGCTCAAATATGCCCTAGAAACGATTTTAAATAGATTTAGGTAATTAGTGTTTAGTGAAATTTAAAGTGGCTTAGAATTGATATTTGGTAGCTATGTGAAATATCAATAAGCTATTATTACAATTTTAATTCAATTTAGACCAATACCGACAATTTATACATTTTAAACTACGTATACTACTAACTTTAATAACTATGATAAATAAACTAACTATGATAGGATGTCCAAAAACCTTGATACAACTCATGTTTCGGAGTTCAAAATGTAGTAAAAGTCGGCTCGATGTAGTAAATGTCGTGTAGTAAATGTCGGTCATATAACCGACTAAATCTACACTTTTGAACCGACAATATCTACAACTTTAAAGTTATGCACAAACTATCAACATCTAATTTAAAATGTAGTAAATGTCGTATGGAGTTTATTTTAGATATAATATATAATATTCTTATCGGGGTGAAAGTATGATTAATAAAAAATCTATGGCAATTAGGTCGGCAAATATTATAGAGGCTAGATTTTCTTTGACTGCAAAGCAAAATGATATTTTGGATATGCTGTTTGCAGAAATAGATAATGATGAAAAATTAACATATGAAATATCTGTAGATAAATATAAACCTATGTATAAGACTGATACATCTAATATATATAGGGATTTAAAGAAGGCTATTAAATCATTTGAGGGAAAAGGCTTTTATTTAATTGATAAAGCTAACAATGAGGAAACATATTACCCTTGGTTTAGTAAAATTAAATACAAAAACAAAGAAGGTAAGATTTTATTAGATATTCATAGCGACTTAAAAAAACAAATGTATGAAGCAAAACAGAAAATTTACTACGACATTTACTACACTTTGAATTTTGGGTCAACATATTCTAAAAGAATGTATCATTATCTTAAATTTTATGAAAATACTGGATGGAGAAGAGATAGTATAAGTGAATTAACAAGGAAATTAGAATGTCCGCCATCATATTCAGTATTAAGAAATTTAGAAAAATACGTTTTAAAGGTTGCCAAAGAAGAAATAAATAGTGGTAGTGATATATTATTTGACTATGATGTAGAAAAGGTCGGTCGTACACCAATGTTTATAAACTTTAAGATTAAAAAGAAATCAGATATTCTAGCAATAGAGGAATTAGCTTTAGACATAGATTCACAAATAGATAACGCATTTATAAAAAATGTTGTAATGGAAGATATAACAAATGAAGACGTTAATAATCTTATTAAGATATGCAAAGAAATTGAATATAACAAAGATAAATTCAAAAACATAAATGAGTATTTTATTAAGAATTATAATATTGTTAAGAAGTATTATTACAATACTGCAAAATGCGAAGGTTCATTTGTGGCAATTTTAATCACAGCATTAAAAAATGATTGGACAAAATCTAAAATGAAGAAAACGTCGGTTGAAAATAATAAGATTAAAAAAGGTAATACTAAAAACAAGTTTAATAATTATAACCAACGACAATATGACATGGATAAATTAGAGAATGGTTTATTGGGTTGGGAAGTTTGTGATGATATGAATGATTTATATAAATAGTATACGACATTTACTACATTCTAAATTAGATGTGGTGAATGTCTTTTATTTTACCGACAATTACTACACTTTAAACTTATGTAAAATATTATATTAAATTATATTGACAGTGAATGAAATTTATAGTATCATTAGGATATAGCACAAGACAAACAATAATATTTGTACTAGCTTGTGAATATAAGTAGTATGATATGATTATTTTGAGGTAATTTAGCCACAGGATGATTTTAAATAGAAAAAGGAATAAGTAGTCTATAAAATCATAAAGTGGCTTAGAATTGATATTGGAGAGTTCTAGGAGGTGTGGAGAAGTGTAATTAGTTTTAGATAAATAAAGTAAAATATTAAATTAATAGAGGTGTAAATATGAGAATTATATTAGACTTTGATAATACGATAGTAAATAGTGCAGAAACAATAATAAGATTATATCAGAAGAAAGTATTCAAATATGAACCAATACATAGAGAAAAGATAAAATGGGATTTCAGTCCATATATTCCCAAGATGCATTTACCATGGGCGTTAAATATGTTCCAAGAACAGGAATTTTATGATAATTTAGATTTTATGGACAATGCGAAGGAAGTTTTAGAGAGATTATCTAAGAAACATGAATTAGTTATATGCACGAAAAAGCACCCTGACGGAGTTAGTATGAACGACCAATGGATTAGAAACAACTTGCCTTTTATAGATAGTGTGGTTTATTTACGTCAGGATAGCTTTGACAAGAGTTTAGTGGGAGGTAATAGTATTATACTAGATGATAAGATAGAGTGTCTCATAGAAGGGAATAGGAAGTTTAGATTGCTATTTGGTGACTATGGTTATCAAGATGAATATTATAATAATGAAGATATTAAAAGACATGAGAATTATCATAAGATTATAAGGATTAGAGATTGGTTAGACTTTGAGAAGTTTATTAATAGCTTGAAATAGTCATAAAAGTTGAATTTTAAGTGAATTAAGTAAAATGATATATTAAATTTACTTGTAAATCATATAGGAATGTGATATGATAAGTACATAGGTAATAATAAAACAATATTAAAAATATTGAAAGGGGTTCGGTAATATGTGTAAAAATAAAATATTAAAAGAAAGAGAAGGGATAATAAGATGCAAAATGAGAGCAGAGGACACAAAAATTTAATGGAAATAGTTGATGAACACATGAAAGGAGATGTAGGAGTAAGATGTAGGAATGTATATGAATCAAATAGCAATAATAGGTTCAATGAGGAGTTTAAGAAAAGAATACATACATATTGGAAAAATAAAGATAGAGAAGGTTTAAAAGACATAGATAAGGCTACATTAAGAGACATGTATTATGATTTTGAGTTGTAGGGGATAAAATAATATATTAAATTAAAAGCTAGAGAGGTGAGTTTGTGGCTAAATCTATGAGCAATCAAAAGAATATATTAAAGATACATACTAAAAGATTACGTAAAAATAATTGGAGTTTGGACTTATCATTAGATGAAGCAAAGAAAAATAAAGAAGTAATACAATTAGGTGATAGTCAAACTCTTAGATTTATTGATTCTATTTTAGGTATAGAAAATAAAGATGAAGAAATAAATAATATCAAGGATAAAATTAAGGAATTAAAAAAACAAGAAAATACATATGAAAACAAAAAACTAATTAAAGAGCTTAATAAAAAGAAAAATGAATTAAAGTATAACCAAGATTATTTATGTATTGTGATTGATAGAAAAAGTGATTTTGATAAATGCAATAGGAAATGTAGTTTCTTTGTAAATGGTAAACAATATATAAGATTATTAGGAACTACTGGTGGAATAAAAAATGAAACAATAGTTTATGTAAGCAAAAATGTTTATGAACAATTGAAGAAAAAAATAGAGAATGGTAGGGATGTTGACAAACCATTAGTACCCGCAAAGCTAGAAGCATACAAGGCTTTATCATGCAGTATGAGTGTCCCAGTAAGAAATCCAAAAGGTATATTAGTTGTAGATGATTGCATAACTAATTTTAAAGATAATATAATTCAAATAGATGATTCTCAAGGAAATAGACCCGAAATGAAAATTATCGAAGATTTTGATGTTGAATTGAATGATAGTGATGGATATGGTTTAATATCACCACAATTAAGTAAGTTGTGGGGGGTAGATATTAAAGAGTGTGAATTGACAGATAGATTTGTCCCAAGCGGATTTTGTATAAGAAATGCTTTTACAAAAGGTATGGTTTTTACATTTAACTTTAAAAAGTTTGCAAAACAGGTGGCACATAATTATATAGTAAAAGATGTATGGGGACAAGAAAGAGATATAAGAAAGGTAGATTTAATACTAACTACATCTATGTTAAAATTGTGGGATAGCTATAAATCCTTGGAACATTATTTAAGTTGTTGCAAAAACAATGGATGGACTTTTAGTGTTACTAAAATGTGTCCCAAAGAATTGGAGAATGAGAGAACGTTAAATTATCAATTTTTACAATCATTTGAATTAGGAGATGAAGATATTCAAGAATTAATTAAGCCAACAGTAGATAGTATAAAAGATAGTTTGGGGTTAGATTATGCAAAATCGTTGTTATTTTTAAGGGGTATAAAAATAAACGATAAAAATGCTTTTGTTGGAGAAAATGATTATGTCAAAGCTTTAATGATAGACAAAAGACTTATAAATGACCCATATGTGCAAGACAGAATATACAACATGAGAAAAAAACGTATTCAGGATGCAAAAGTAGGAGTATTAAATATAACAGGTAATTATGCAATTATAAGTGGAGACCCCTATTCTCTTTGTCAACATATATTTGGTTTGAAAGTAACTGGAATATTAAAAGCTAAAGAGTGCTATTCTAAGTATTGGTTAGACAAAGGGAGTAGGGAAATATTAGCATTTAGAGCACCAATGACCTGTCACAACAACATTAGAAAGATAAATATTACATCAAATGATATGACTAAAAAATGGTATAAGTATATGTATACATGTTTAATATTGAATTCATGGGATACCACAACTCATGCTGAGAATGGAGCTGATAAAGATAGTGATGCATTTATAACAACAGATAATGAAGTTCTTCTTAGGAATTACAAGGAATTACTTGCAATATTCTGTGTTCAAAAATCTGCTAAAAAAGTACAAGTCAAAGAAAAGGATTTAATTCAATGTAACAAAGATGGATTTGGTGATGAAATAGGAACTACAACTAATAGAATTACCGAGATGTTTGATGTACTTGCTAAATTTAATAAGGATTCTGAGGAATACAAAGAATTAATGTATAGGATTATGTGTGGTCAACATTATCAACAATGTGCTATAGATAAAATAAAAGGTATTAAATCTAATCCAATGCCGAAAGAATGGTATGACTTAAAATCAAATAGAATTAGTATAGATAAAGAAACTGGTGAAATATTAGATGATGATAAAACTATAAAGATAAAACAATTTAACACTAGAATAGTTGCTAATAAAAAACCATATTTCTTTATCTATATATATCCTGAATTAAAAAATACATATGATAAGTTTATAAAAGAAACTAACAATAAGTGCATATCTCAGTTTGGGATAACTACAAGGGAATTATTTGAAAAAGAAGACAAGTCAGAAGATGAAATTAATTTTATAAAATATTATAACTTCAAAAATCCTGTAAGTAATAATGACTGTGTTATGAATAAAATATGTAGGGCTATAGAATTTGAGTTCAAAGGCATAAAAAATAAAATGAAAAATACGGATTTTGATTATAATATCTTAAAAACAACAAAGGAATATAATAAAAATACATATAATAAAGTAAAAAAAATATATAACTCATACAATGAAGAATTAGCACAATATAAAATTATATCAAAAAAACACAAAATAAGTAAAGATGATAAATATTCTAGTATGTTAATATTGAAAGAAAACTTTAAAGAAACATGCGAAAACATTTGTCTTAACGAGGAAGAATTGTGCAATATAATAATTGACATATGTTATAAAACAAATAAATCTAAACAATTTGCATGGGATATATGTGGCGAACAGATAATAAAAAATCTATTAAAAAAGAATAACTACATTATAAATTATCCAGTTGCAAACAATGATGGAGAAATAGAATTTGGTGGAAATAAATTTTCATTGGAAACTAAACAAGTGAGAAAGGAGATAATGTAATGAAATTAGAACTAAATGAAATAAATAAGGTTAATACTATTATAAAGGAAGGTTTGGTTGATGACAAACCTAGTGCTACAATTAGATTATTGGCGAGATATTATCATCAGCAAGGTATGGATATAGGGCAGATTATTAAAATTATTGACGCTTTTATGTTAAAAAATTATTCACATAAATACAACTCAGTAACATGGGAAGACATGATTGAAGGAACTGTAAAAAATGCAATAAAAAATAATAAATGCTTAATGCAAGTTAATGATGTGAATATAACTGAGACTGAAATTAATTACATTAAATCCTTAGGTAATGATAAATTTCAAAAATTGGCTTTTACATATTTAGTTTACGCAAAAATATTAAATCAAATGAATTCACTAAATAGCAATTGGATTGGTGGCAAATATAGAAATGAAATATTTAAAGATGCACACGTTAAAGAATTGGGAAAAGACCAATTAAAAACAATACATAATATGAGTAAATGTAATATATTGAAATTATCTAAAGACATTGCTAATAATAGTATAAGTGTTGATAATTACATAGATGAAGATAGTAGTATTATATGGATTATTGATGATTTTAGAGAGTTAGGGTTGCAATGGATGCAATACAAAGGTGATGAAAGTATTAAAAAATGTGAATGTTGTAATAAGAGATTTAAATTAAAAACCTCAAATAGTAATCAAAAATATTGCAAAGAATGTGCGAAGAATATAAAAAACGAACAAAATAAAACATACTATAGGAGTTAGGAAAACGTAAAATCTCTATAACTATTGATATAGCTAGGTTACAAGGATTGACCTACGTTTTCTATAGTGATAGGGAATAAGCGACATTATATCTCTATCAAATTCAAATCAATCTCTCCTTGAAATACAGAGGGTGGCTTAGTCCACCCTATAGGAGAGAATTGAAAATAAAATATTAAATAAAAAATAATCATAACAGTGTGTCTGTTGGTGGGAAAGTGGGATAAAATACTATGAGTAAAAAAAGAAATAAGGATAATGACATAATAGTATCGTGTGTTGGTACATCATTAAACAAAGTCACAGGCTCATGTTGGACAATATCATATCCTAAACAAAATAATAAAAGAGGTTTAATTGTTTTAGAATGTGGTTTAGACCAGTCCGAACCTACTATTGAAAAGCAATATAATTCTAATAAAAAAATGCTTGAGAGCATAGGGAAGGATGTGGTCAATAATTGTGAATATCTAATTTTAGGTCATTCACATGTCTGAGTAGACCATGTTGGGAATTTGAGTTATTTTAATGATGATAACGGATTTAATGGTAAGATATTAGGTAGTAGACCTTGTATTGAAATAGCCAAAGAATTGATAAAAGATAGCGTTCATATACATAATAAAAATATTGAATATTTAAACTCATTAGGAAAAAAATCTAAACATTTATATACAGAACCACAAATGCATCAAATGTTTAATCATATGGAGGGCATAAAAGTTGGTGAAAAGGTTCAGTTAAATGAATATGTGACTATAATGTTACACAATAACAATCATGTTGTTGGTGCTACAAGTATAAGTCTATATATACGTAAACCTAATAATAAACTTGTACATATATTATATTCTAGTGATATGGGTAATGGTTTAACTCAAGATTTAAAACCATTTTTAAAAAATAATGATTTACCTAAAAAATGTAACTTGTTTATAACAGAAGCAACTTATAACAATAAAGAAAGAAGTTTTACTAAAAAAGATGCTATAGAAGAAAGAAAATGGCTAAGAGAATATATAAAATCACAAATAAAGGAAGATAAAAGAATACTTTTTGCTACATTTTCATTTGCAAGAAGTCAAGAAATATTGTCATTTTTATATGATGAATTTAAAGATGAAGAATGGTTTCAAGAAACCCCTGTAGTAGTAGATGGATTATTAATGTCAAATATTAATAGAACATACATGGATATTTTAGACGAGGAAGATAAAGAGTATTTTACTAAAGTATTAACTATGAAAAATATTAAATTAAACAAAGGTTATGATGGTACTATAGCTTGTTTATCTAAAAGAACTTCTGGTATATATTTGGCATCTAGTGGATTTTGTCAAGCAGGAAGAATAATGACATATTTGCCACAGTTTTTATCATCTAAAAAGGATTGTATAATTCTAACTGGATATGCAGGAGGAGAAGGAAGTATTCCTTGGAAGATGTTGAACCCTAGTCAGAAAACTGTAACTATAGACAAACAAGTCATTGGTAAAAGAGCAGAGGTTAATCAACTTAAAACTTGGTCATCTCATATAGGATACTATGAATTATTAAACATATTTAAAGATATAAAATGTGATAAAATTTTAGTACATCACTCTAGTGAGGATAGTAAATATGATTTCTGTGAAGAGGCAAAAGAATATTTATTATCAAATGGTGTTACCACACCAATTATTCCAACTAATAAGGGATGTAGTCAAATAGTTTTATAAAAATAAAATATTAAATTAGGCACATGTCGTGAGACAGCAGTAAGTCCTTGCTTTAAAAAGTAAGGAGGAGTTTAGTGAAGAAATTAGGACAAAAGAATGGATTAAAATGGATTAATGAATACTTTGATAATGAAGATTATATAATTTTAAAAATATCTAAACCTGAAACAAAAGAAAGTTATGATGTTTTTATTGATAAAGATGACTTTGAGAAAGTATATCGAGGGCAATGGTTTGTACATAATAGACGTAAAAAATCAAAATTTAAAGATATTTATAGTGTAACATGGTCGAAAATTGTAAATGGTAATGTTATAAATTATGATATATATCAATTTATATTAAATACTAAAAATAAAAATTTAATAGTAGACCATATTAATAGAGATAGGTTTGACAATAGAAAATCAAATCTTAGAATAGTTGATGCAAAAACAAATAGATTAAACCAAGATATAACGTATAAAATGAATAAAGGCTATCGGTTTGAAGAGAAAACAAATAGCTATTTAACAAGGATAAGTATAAACGGTAAACATATCAATATAGGAAGGTATAAAACTGAACAAGAAGCAAGAAATATATATTTAAAATCATGTATATTATTGGGGTACGACAAGGTATCAGAGCCAATAAAAGATATTATAGAATTATATAATATATACATAACGGAAAGTGATTATAATAATAAATATATTAAAAAGGTTATAGCAATTAGAGATAATACATATGAAAAAGATGTGTTCAATGGAAGGCTTAATAGAGGATATGATAAATGTATAAACATAATAGTTGAATTAAGAGATAAAGGAAATAGTTGGAAACACATAACTCAATATTTGCTAGATAATAATTTAATTGAGAAAGCAAATGAGAAAACCATAAAGAAATATTATGATAAATTTATTAAAAATAAAATATTAAATTAAAAGGAGAATTTTAAAATGATAAATAATAACATTTGTAAAAATTGTGACCACATGCTAGTGTGTGAGAATTATAGTAAAAAGATATCAATATTTGATGAGGAAGCAAAGAAACAGTTAGGAATTGATATTACTATAGATAAATGTATTAATTTCAAGGAAGCAGAATAATACATAATTAACATTGACATAATTGAGAATATAGAAGTAGAACAGGTAGCTACGGCAGTCTTTTAAACATGCAAATGTGGGGTTACCAACCCACCTATGTTTTCAATAATATATAATAGGATTTGACCTGAAAAGGCAGATACCTAAAAAAATATAAATCCTAGGAAACCACAAAGGGTTAGGGGTATGTGGTGGAGGATGTGCCTCTGGAATTTAAAAGATGAAAAATGGTTAATAGTAGTCGAGCCACAAACCAGTAACCATGAGTCTATAATATGGACAACAGCCCACGAGGTAATTCTCTAGGAGTGCTGTTAGGTGGCTTAAAATATATTAAAGAACCATCAAAGGCTATGCACCTTGCATGTGTATCCTCAAACGTGGTGGGCAAATATTTAGTTTCATCTAACGTAGTAGTGATAGAGCCTATGATTTAATAGATTATGCTAACTGTATCAACTCATAAATCGTTAGTTTAAAGGTGAAACATATGTTTCTTAGTTTTGGATGCATACATATAACTAAGACGTGATTATCATGAGTGGATACGTGAAGTCTACTCATTTATTATTTATTTTTTAAACTTAAAAATGATTATATTTTTTCAACATAATCATAATACATAATTAATTAAAAGTCAAGAAATATTAAATTAAACTTGAGTAAATGGAGAGATAAAAGTGAAAAAGAAGATTGATGTACATTGTAGATATTGTAAATACAAGGGAAATGAAGAAGAATTAAGAGAACTACAATATATTTATGATATAAAAAATGTTGTAATATTTGAGTGTCCAAAATGCCAAACGGAGGATACTTTAAGAGAGATAAAAGAATAAATTAAATTAGAATAATTTGGAGAGATGATTATGAATGATTTAAAGAAGAAGGAAAATGAAAGTCAGTTTCAATTTATCAAAAGAATTGTGTATGGTAAATTGATTGATAAGACTATAGATGAAGACTTTTGTGAATTAAGTGAATTGGTATTTGGTGAAGGTAATAAATTTAATTCTAGTGAGGTTAGAAAGAGATTCTATGGCTTGAGATACTTATTTGAGTTAATAGACAAGGAGCAAATCACCAACATAAAAGACGATGAAGTTTTAAATGAATTAGAATTAAAAAGATTAGAAATTGAAAAAGAACGTAAAAAATTACAAACTACTAAGATAGAGTTAAATAGAAATTTAAGATTAGATGGTAGACAAGAATTATTTTATGAAAATATAAAAGATGCAAAAGATAGATTACCACTACCTAAATTTGAAGAATTAAGTTATATGGAAAGTGATGGCGAATATATTTTAGCTTGGGCAGATTTACATTATGGTGCTGATTTTGTGTCAGAAAACAATACATATTCAAGAGAAGAATGTAAGAGAAGATTTGAGAAAATGATATCAAAGGTTGATGCATTGATAGATAAAAACAATATAAATACATTAAATATTTTTAGTCTTGGTGATGATATTCAAGGACTTCTTAGGATTTCTGATGTTAAATTAAATGATATACCTGTAGTAGAAAGTGTTGTAGAAGTTAGCAGATTAATAGCAACTGTTTTAAATGAATTATCTAAAAAAGTGAATGTAACCTATTATCATACTATGTATTCAAATCACTCTCAAACAAGACCTATTACGGGAAAACCAGATTTACCAAGAGAAGATTTAGAATTTGTAATAGGTAATTATATTAAAGATTTGGTTTCAAATAATCCTAGAATAGAAGTTGTACTAACAGACAAGGAATATCATTCAATGGAAATATTAGGACAGAATATATTGTCTTTACATGGGCATCAACTCAAAGGAATTAAAAATGCAATAAAGGATTATTCTATGTTGCATAGAAAATTTTATGATATTTGTTTTACAGCTCATTTCCATGCAGGACAGCAAATGAGTGTTAGCGAAAGTGAGAATGGAAACACAGAAATTGTAGTTGTACCTTCTTTTGTAGGAAGTGACCCTTATTCAGACAGGTTGAAGTTAGGAAGTAAAGCAATGGCAAAACTATATAAAATTGAAAAAGGTTTAGGCATAACAGAGAATTATACTATGGTATTAAACTAAAATATTAAATTAAGAAAGATATGAGGAAACTTATATGAGTGAGATGATAATGCAACCAGTAGATGCTATACTTCAAGAAATGATATTTAGACAAGTTATGGATAGAAAAATTCATTTAAATGAAGGATTTGATGAGCAGTCAATTTTTAAATTATCTTATTGGATGGATAAAATTAAAAAGATAGATGATGAAAAAGAAATCCCTATGAGTAAACGTGAACCTATTTGGATATGTATTAATAGTTATGGTGGAGAATGCTATGAATTAATGTCTATTTTGGGAAAGATAAGATATTTACAAAAATGTGGATATAAAATTTATACACTAACTACAGGTAAAGCAATGTCTTGTGGGTTTTTGCTTTCATTAATAGGTGATAAGAGATATTGTTATGAATATTCAACTTTTATGAGTCACTCTGTTTCAAGTGGTGTATGGGGTAAAGTACAAAAATTAAAAGAAGATATTCATGAAACTGAAAGATTAAATAATATTGCAAGAGAGTTAATATTAGAAAAAACCAATATAACTAAAGAAAGACTTGATGAAGTGGACAAGTGTAAGCAAGATTGGTATATAAATCCATCAGAGGCTTTAGAATTAGGCATTGTAGATGAAATATTGTAAAGGATTATAGGTGATATAATGAGTGAAATATTAGATAAAGAACTAGAAAATCAAATTGAGGAAGATGTTTTAGAACCATGTTTAGAAGATAGAGTTTATACATCTGAGGAAGTAGTATCTATTGTAGAAGAAATTATGCCCAAAGTAGAACTAAATACAGAATTGCTAAATGATTTAGAATTAGATATTGATGAATTTAAAAGAGGGATTAAAGATGCTAGTTTCATGGCAGGACAATACTCAGCTTTAAGAAGTGTAGGCTTAGGAGAGGAATTTGCATATAATATCATCTTAAATGAGTCAACCTCAAGAGGCAACTTAGAATTAGGTAAAATAAATTCAAAACAACAAACTGTTCAAACTGAAATGAATCAAATATAAAGATTGAGAGAAGGAATTTAAAATTAATAAAGTTATTTAAAGATAGTAATGATATATGTTTTATAGTTGGCAATGAATTAGGTTTTGACCTAGTGGAATTACTTGAAATGGAAGGCTATCAATTCAATTCAGAATGTCCAATGACCATAAAAGAGGCACAAGAATTATATGAGTCAAATGTACTTATGGTAACAAAATCAACGTTTCCAGATTGTGAAATGTATTTCTTTGAAGTTGCTTATGGCAACCGACATTTAAAGTATGTAGAAGATGCAAATGTATATATTGAAGAAGGAATAATAGAACCTTGGGAAATAGAAGAATACGTGTTAAGTGACAGCATATCAATATTATACGCAGAAGAATCAGAGGAAAATGATTTGGAGTTTATAGATGATGTTATGGAAGATTTACTATATGAAATAGGAAATCCTAGAGATGGAGAATGTTCACATGACATATTAAAAAGATATTTAGTAGATATGTATGAAACAGGTAGACTAGATATGTTAAATGAGATTATAGAAGACATAGATGGTTAAAAGAATTGTTTTAAAGGAATAAAATATTAAACTTTTATAGGTCATATCTGAAAAACGGTATGACTAAATAAGAGTTTATCTCTTAAGTTAAGGGTGGTGACCAAGCACTGAAGGAGAATAAAAATGAATGATAAATTATATGGAGTTAAAGGGTGTAATGTAAAAATAACTCATCGTAAAAATAAAGAGTATATTTTAGATTATGTTAATGAAGTACATGCAGAAAAATTTCTAAGTTCTTATAACGGTAAGAAGTCTAATATGATATTAATATTTTGTCAAATGGAAGACGGATTTATGAAAAACTTAGATTATATTGATGAAATAGAAATTCAAAACCATGTTAAGTATTATAAAGATGGTTCAGATGGAATAAAAACTGATACATATTATGATTTGAAATTCGCTTATTCATGCCATATGTCTAATCATAATTACCCAAGTGAATTTGTATATGTTTATACTGATAATGATGTTAAATCAGGATATATAAAGAAAGAAATAAATGAAATATTAAATAGAAGAAAACAAGACAATTTAATTGATACTATAACTAATTTGTCTATGACTATAAGCAATAATAGATATAAAATTCAACAAACATTAGAAAATATGAACGATAAAAGAGAAACTAAAGATTTATACTTTGATGTTGAATTAATAGATAATGGTGTCAGATGTAAGATATGTTTTGATGGGGTTATCACTTATATATTTGGTAATAACACAAATGAAATTGTAAATTATATGATTCCTATTATAAATAAATGTGACTATGATGTTAAAATATATGGCGATAAATTAGCCTTTGGTTTTTCATTAGTAGACATATTGAAAAGTAGGGGATATGCAGTTGAACCTACGCCAATTGCAAAATTGGGTAAAATATTAAATAAATAAAATTGTCATTTTAAAAGGCTAGGTGTTCCTAGTCTTTTGTTATATGAAAAAATAGAAAGGAATGATAAGGATGGCTAAGAATACCACAGAAAAAGTAGATGAAGTTTTTCATTGTAATGGCTGTGATAAGGATAGAAAAAAATCAGAGTTTTATAAAAGTTTCGGCTCTACTGCTAGTGGTATATTACCACTTTGTAAAAAATGTTGTATAGAGAAAAGTTTAGACAACTTTGACAATAGTAAGATAAATATACAAAACTTTAAAAGTATGTTAGCTCAAGTTGATAGACCATATATACATGGATTATTTATTACAAATATAAATAAATATGAAAAAGTAGATTCTGCAATAGGATTTTACTTTAAAGACTTGGGTATGGTACAAAATAGAAAACTCAAGTACAAAGATAGCGTATTTGAAAAGAATGAAGTTAGTAGCACTTTAAATACACAATTACTTAGAGATGATGATTATAGAAATTCTCTTATTGATAAGTGGGGTTTTGGATATAGTGATGAAGAATTATATAGCTTTGAAAGGAAATTTGATTTATTAAAAGAGAATTATCCTCAAAAAACTGCTATGCACACAGAAGCATTATTAACTTACATAAGATATAGAGTAAAAGAAGAAATGTCAACTGCAAAAGGAGATGTTTCTGAGGCACAAAAATGGGGACAACTTGCAGACAAAGCCTCTGAAAGAGCAAAAATAAATCCTTCTCAATTAAGTAAGGCTGATTTAAGTGGAGGACTAAATGGATTTGGAGAACTAAGTAGAGCTGTTGAAAGAGTAAAAGACATTATTGAAATATTACCTAAATTCAAAGAAAAACCACAAGATAAAGTGGATTTTACTTTATGGTGTTATATCAACTATGTTAGAAGAATGAAGAATTTACCTGATGCTGAATATAAGGATATATATAATTTTTATGAAGAAAGAAAAGAAGAGTATAAAAGAACTCCTAATAGAGACTTTGAATTTGAGGATGAGGAATAGTGGCTGTTAATTTCAAAATAAATGATAGAAGTTCAGAACACAATTATGATATATATAATCCTGAATTCAGTAGCAATGTTTCAGCTAAGAGTAAAAAGCAAGAAGATGGGTTTTCTGGTAACTTGGATAAATGGGTTGATTTTCTAGCATGGGCTAGATGGAATTACGATTTGTTTTTAGATTTAATAACTCCTGAAGAAGGGGGTATTCGACTAGATTTAGACCAAAGGGTTTTTATGAGGGCTATGGGAAGGTTTATAACCGTTTATGGTGTTTTCCCTAGAGGATATGGTAAAACAATGGTTGAAATACTTTGTATGTATATAACAGCAATTCTATATCCTGATATAACCTTATCAATGTCTGCTCAGACAAGAGAAGCGAGTGCAAAATTCTTTCATGAAAAACATAGAGAAATAATTAAATTCTATCCAATGATAGGAAATGAAATAGCTAAAAAACCTATAATGTCAAAAGATACCATAGAAATAACATTTACAAGTGGTGCAGTTATAACTAACTTAGCAAATACTCAATCTTCAAAAGGCTTAAGAAGACATAGATTAAATATGGAAGAATCAGCATTAATAAATGATGAGGTGTTCCAAGATGCATTAGAACCTATACCAAATATTCCAAGAAGAACAATAGGTAAGAATTCTTGTATAAATCCAGAAGAATTAAATGGACAGATGCATTTCTTGACAACGGCATACTTTAAAAATACAGAGTATGAAAGAAATTTAAAAATTTTAGATGAAATGGCTGATTTAAAAGGTAAAATCGTTCTAGGTTCTGATTGGCAACTAGCTTGTGAATACGGAAGAGGAGAAACTAGAAGTCAAATTTTGGCTAAAAAAGAAAGATTATCTCCCATTTTCTTTGCAACTAACTATGAATCAAGGTGGATAGGTAGTACGGACAATTGTTTAGTGGATGTAAACTTATTAATGAATTTGAGAGTGTTGCCGAAAGCAGAGATTAAAGGCGATGGTAAATCAGAATATTATATAGGTGTTGACGTTGCACGTTCTACAAAAACTTCAAACAACCAAACATCTATAGTTATAGGAAAAGTAAAAAGGGATAAAAATAATAAAGTTAAATTTATCCAAATAGTAAATATGATTAATTTACCGAACGGTATGAATTTTACAGGTCAAGCAATCATAATAAAAAGATTAAAGTTAATATTTAAAGCAAGGGTTGTAGTCTTAGACGGAAATGGGTTAGGAGTAGGACTTGTTGATGAATTATTAAAATCACACATCGACCCGTTAACAGGAGAAGAATTAATAGCTTATGATACTATGAATACAGACCATGAAAGTGATGAAGTAGAAACTGACAAATGTTTATTTGTTGTAAATGCTCAGGGAATAAATACAGATATTATTGTTAACTTTATCAATATAGTGGAAAGTAAAAAACTCCAACTATTAGACAAGGTAGACCAAAATGAAATGGAGATAGGGAATAATGATATAATGACAAATGGGCATTTATCGGCAGTCCAAACAGACTTTTTTATTGAGGAAGTTGCTAATTTGCAGTTAAAAACTTTGAATGGTGGGAAACTTACAGTAGAAAGAAATTCAAAGACACTAGATAAGGATAGATATAGTGCAACAAGTTATATGTGTTATTATATAATGTCTTTTGAAAACAAATCTAAAAAAGATACAAAAATAGATTTATCATGTTTGTTTAAATTTAAGCCACAGAAAATAAGATAAAATATTAAATGAGGAGGTGGTAATTTGCTAAATAATGAAAGTAAAGAAACTTACACCAAGGAAGAACTTCAACAAGAGCTTGAAAAAGCATTGCAACAACAAAATTTTGAACAAGTTTTTCATAGATATGCTTTAAGTGTAAATAAAATGGCACATGATTTTGGTGTTGAAAAAGATAAAACAAAAATATTGAATATAGACACTGAAACTGTAAAGATGTATTTAGAGTCCCCAGATAAATATGTAAAGCAATTAATAGACTTATCTTTGGCTATGTATATAAGTGTGCCTCAATATCAAAACCTAGTAAAATATTTTAGTGATATGGTATTGATAACTCCTTATATACTTCCTACTAAAGTAAATTCTAAAAAAAGTAAATTGAAAGAAGAGTATTCAGAATGTGCTTATATCTTAGAGAAAATGAACGTAGAGATGGAATATAGGAAAGCTATAGCAAGTACAATAAGAGATGGTGTCTTTTATGGATATGAAATAGAGAATGAAAGTTCTTATACTATAAAGCAATTAAATCCAAAATTTTGTAGAGTTATTGGTAGTAATGATGGTTGTTGGATTTATGAATTTGACTTTAGTTTTTTTAATGGGAAAAGAATCAAAGATACCAATAAAACTCTGCTAGATTCCTATCCTCCTGAGTTTACTAAATTATATAATAACTATAAAAAAGATGTAAAATTAAGGTGGCAAGTTATTGATATGGAAAAACAAGTGTGTTTAAGATATTTTAGTGAGTTAAATTCACCGTGTATTGATTTTCCACCATACTGTAATTTGTTTTCAGACCTTATTGATATAATGGATTATAAATCTCTAAACAAAGTAAAGACAGAAATGGAAAACTATAGATTTATAGCTTTAATTATGCAAACAAGCACAAAAGATGATGGAATGAATAAATTTACTGTCGACCCTGCCCTTGTAGGAGAATATTATGATTTTTTAACAAATGTTTGTGGTAATACAATTACACCTTTTATATCACCAGTACCAGTACAAGAGCTTAAATTTTCTAGTAAAGCAACAGATATAAACCAAGTGGCAAATGCTGAGAAATCTGCATGGAACGCATCTGGTGTATCAGATAGCATGTTTGGTAATGGTACAACAAATGCAGGAACTTTGAAGTTCTCAACAGTGGTAGACCAAAACAAACTTAATGGTTTGTATAATCAAATTGAATGTATACTGACTAGCAAAATGAAAAGAACTTTCGATAATGTGTTTGCGGTTAAGATTCCAAAAATTAATACTTTTAACAAAGATGAGTATATATCAAGATTATTAAGTAATGCTCAATATGGAATTCCTATTTTAAATGAATTATTTGCAACATTTGGACTTACACCATCCCAAGTTGAAGGTGCATTAATGTTAGAAGATTTATATGATTTTATAGGAAGAATGATTCCTTTACAAAGTTCTCATACACAAGACAGTTCTCAAGTTGAAAATGGAAGACCAAAAAAAGATGATACTGAACTAACAGAATCAGGGGAACAAACAAGAAGAGATAGTTCTAATGAAAATAAAGTGTAGGTGAATAATGTGTTTATATTGGTATTTAATGAGGAAGACAAAGAAAGATTGTTGTCAAATGGATATAGATTTATTTGTAAAAATATAATTAGCAATAAAGATGTATTCGTTTTTGAAGATAATAATAAATTAAATTTTGAAAAAGAAAATATTAAATTTAAAAAAACCAATAAGTTGTTTTTTTAGAAAGGAGGATTATGAAAGTGGAGAAAAAATACATAAATACTTCTTTTTCTGATAAATTTGAAAAAGTTAATGAAGAATTTTTAAAATGTACGGTATCTATAATGTCATATGACCAAATCGCAAATGGTACGAAATTTACAAGACAATCAATTATTAATGCTTTACCAACCTTAAATTATGCTCCTTGCATTGGATATTTCAACGGGGAAGATTTTGAAGGTCATGGGCAAGAGTTGGTTTGGAATGATGAAGGTATGGATATTGTAGTTAAAACCATCCCTTTTGGTGTAATGATTAAAGATTCAGCTAGATTTGAACAAATTGTCAAAGAAAATGGAGAAAAGGAAGAGTATTTAGTTGCGGACTGCTATCTTTGGAGTAGATATGAAGATGCTATAAAAGTTGTAAAAGAAAATTCATGTAATCAGAGTATGGAAGTAATAACTACAAGCTATGAGTATAAAGAAAATTACTTAGAAATTACAGACTTTAATTTTAGTGCTATTTGTATATTGGGTGAGAATGTGAACCCTGCTTTTAAATTAGCTAAAATAAGGACATCTGACAAATTCTCAAAAGATGATTTTAAGGGTGAATATGCAGAAATGCTATCATCTTTAGATAAATTTTTAAATTTTGAAGAAGGAGGTAATCCAATGAACGAAGATGATGTTGTAATTCATGAAGAAAAAGTTGAAGAAACTGAAACTTTAATGGAAGAAAATATAACAGATAAAACAGAGGAAGTAACAGAAGAAAAGGATTTTGAAAAGTTGTATAACGAAATATTAGTATCTTATGAATCACTAGAAAAAGAAATTTCAGAACTTAAATCTGCTTATTCACAATTAGAAAATGAAACAAAAATATTAAAAGAATACAAAGAAACAAAAGAGTTAGAGCTTAGAAAATTAAGTGAAGAAGAATTGTTCTCTAAATTTGAAGAACTAGTTGATAACGAGGAATACATATCTTTAAAAGAAAATTCTTCCAAGTATTCATTAGAAGACCTAGAAATTAGACTATTCGCAATACTAGGTAAATTTAAGTTTAGTTCTGCTGACACAAGTAAAAAAACTGAAACAAAGACAGTGTTTAGTCTTGTAGAAAAACCAGATGAAGAAGAGAAACCAAAGTCCAAATATGAAAAATTAATAAATAAATATTTATAAAAAGGAGTGTATTTACAATGATAAAATTAACAGGAACTCACGCTAGATGTGATATAGCACTAGCAGAAAATATGATATTAGCACACGTTCAATCAACAGAAGATTTAGACCAAGGTTCAGTAGGCATATTAGGGGATTATGTTGCGGGGGAAAGAGAGATTAAATCTTTAACTAAACCAACAACAGCATTAATTACAGCAGGAATCTCCAAGGAAAATTTAGTAATAGTTGATGCACCAGAATTAATATATGACGAATCAAGAATGGCAAATAATCAACTTAAAAATTTCTACAATGAAAAAAATACAGCAGTAAGAGCTTATAGATTATCAAATATCAGAAAGCTTAGATTATCAAAAGAGGCGTTTACAAATACTTTAGAGACTGATTTAACTGTAGGAAAATATGTTGATTTAACAGATGCTACTTTTAAAGTTACTGCTTCAGCATCTAAAACTGATGCAACAATAGGAAAGATTGTTAGAATTGACAATGAAGGTATAGCTACATATGTAGATTCAAATGGAGCATTAGTAGGTAATGTATATAAAATGTATGTTATCGAAGTGCTTTAATAGAAAGATAAAGGGAGGAATATAAGATGGCTAATACACAAGAATTAATAGGACTATGTTTAGATAGAATGAATCCAACTAAATTAGACTTTTCTGCAAAGGATGCAGATACAGTTATAAGAAACATGTTTAAAGAAATAATAGGTACAGACAAAATTAACAAGAAAATATTTAGAAAACATGCTATAGATATTTTCGAGATAATCGAGGAAGTTGTAGACCAAACAATTGTAGATTCAGAAGGAAGAAAGAACGCTTTCTTTAGACAATTTGTTGAAGAGAAATCTTTACTTAATGGTGATACTAATAGTTTTTATATCCCTAATAACTCTGAATTAAGAGTTGCAAGAGTGGCAAGAGGCTCTTGGTCATTAGAAAGACAAAGAATAGACCAAGGAAAAGATGTTACAATTTCTATGAGTACATACGGAATAAAAGTTTACACAGAATTTGTATCATTTATGGCAGGAAGAACTGATTTCCCTGCATTAATTGCAAAACTAGTAGAAGCAGTTGAAAAATTTGTAAACCAATTAGCTTACGATTCTTTTGTTACTACACTATCTGGATTACCAACTATCTTTAGACATAATGGAGCATATGATGCAGATAAAATATCAAATGTAATTGCTTCAGTAGAAACTTCAAATGGTGAAGTTGCTTATCTTATTGGAACTAAAAAAGGGTTACAAAAGATTCAAGCTACCACACTAGCAGGTACTGGTCTTTCAGATAGAATGAAGGAAGAAATAAATAGTAACGGATTCTTAAGAGAGTGGAATGGTACTATTTGTATGGAATTACCTCAAGGATTTAAGGCAGGTTCTTTAGTTAAACAAGTAAGTGGACAAGATGTACCTGACTTTATTTTTGATGATAACCAATTATTCGTTGTTACAGGTAATGAAAAGCCAGTTAAATTTTACTATGAAGGTAGTGAAATGACTGACGAAAAGACACAAGGTACTGAAAACGTAGACCAAACACTTGAATATACTTTATTAACTAACATAGGTGTTGGTATAGCATTTAACAAATTATTTGGTACTATAGTTTTAGCATAACAAAATATTAAATACAAGGAGTGAAATACCTTCTTGTATTTAATTTATAATAATTAAATTAAATAGGGAGAGATAGAGTATGGCAACAGAAAAGACAAAGAAGATTGATAAAGTGGAGAAGGATGTAAAAAACGATACCACAGTAGATATTGAAAAATTAAAGTTAGAATTGATGGAATCTATGAAAAAAGAAATGAGAGAACAACTTAAAAAAGAAGTTGAAGCAGAAATTAAGAATGAAATTAAAGAAAATGAAAAAGAAATTAAGGTTAGAAAAAACGTAGACTTAAATAGATTGGTAGAAGTTAGAAGTGTTGTGACAGGAAGTTTAACTGTAAAAACTAAATTAGAAGAATATGGGTTTAGTGGATATGGAGACGTACAAGAAGTTTCTATAGGTGAGTTAAAGAGTTTAAAAAGCTCTAATCCGAGATATTTTACACTTCCTATGTTTATTATAGAAGATGAAGAAGCATCTAAAATATGTGGTATGAAAGAATTTTATCAAGAAATATCATATATTGATGATTTAGTATCATTTTTTGAAACAAACACAGAAGAGACAGTAATTAAAAGATTAAATGAGTCTCCTAAATATATAAGAACAGAGGTTGGAAATAGAGTGCGTGATATGTGGAACTCAAAAGAATATCGTGATGCAGATGTAGCATTACTAATCGAAAGAGTTTTGGGTATTGATGTAATTAAACAATAAATATAAAGGTGGTGATTGCATGAGTACAGCTTTTGATGACATATTTGAGACGTTTTCATCGAAATTATCTGATTATAGATACTTAGAATGTACAAATGAGGAATTAAAAAATGAATTTGGTAGACTATTAAAAAATGCCATGAGCAGATTTTATGCTTGTGACAAATTAGCAAGTTATAATAAGGGGTTGCAGGAATTTACTGAAGATTTATCATATGATGAAATTGACATACTTAGTGAACTTATGGTGTTATTTTGGATGGCAAGAGAAGTTAATAATATTGAAAGATTTCAAGATAGGTTATCATCAAAAGATTTTCAAAATCATTCTAAAGCAAATTTATTAGATAAAATATTAAATACCAAGAAAGATAAATCTAATGAAGTTGATAAAATTATGGCTGAATATGGAAATAGAAAACTTATGCAATCCATGAATAAGAGGTAAGTGGTATGAGTTATTTAGATGATATGAGAAGTAGATTAAAGATAGGTGGAGCAAACCAATCAGAAAAAGAACTTTCTTATTCTAAAAGAGAATATATGCTTAACTTTAAAGATGACCCTTCTTATAAAATGGGCATTTTAAGAAAAAGTGATTTAACAGAAATACCTATTGACACTAGGATAATTAATGTTGATAGAACGGTAATAGAAAAACGTATTCAAATATTACCTGATAATGTATGTAGTATGGGAGATTATATAGTATATCCCAATAAAACATATTTAGTATTGGAATTTGAAGATAATTCCGTTGTGCCGTATGCAAAGGCATTTCAATGTATACAAACAATTAACCTTAAAGGTTGGGACAAACCTATACCATGTGTTGCAACTAATGACTCTTATGGAGTTAAGCTAAATGAAAGTAATGAATTCTTTGCTTTTAGAGATGCTAAAGTTAAAATACAAGTACAAAAAAATAATATAACTAAAAAGATTAAAAATGGTACTAGGTTTATATTTGATAATTCAGAGGACAACGTATATAGGGTTATAGATAAAACATCTGTTATTGATAAGGGAATAATTATATTCATGATGGAGAAAACAGAAAAAATGTCTGAGGATGACCTAATAAATAATATAGCTTATAATGATTCAGTGCAAGATATTCCAAAAGAATACAATATTATAGGTGCTGAAAATATTAAAATAGGTACTCAACAAACATATATTATTGAACCTGTGGGAATTGACATTGCATGGGAGATTGATGATTTAGAAATTGGTAAAATCATATCTCAATCTAATAATAACTGCATTATTGAAGGTATAGGAACAACAGATGAATTATTGATTATTACAGCAATGCAAAATGGTAAAACTATAGCAACTAAATATGTAAATATAATAAGAAAGTAGGTGGTGGATTTGAGTAATTGGAATAATAAAAACGATGGTACTGTAGGAACAAAATCGAAAAAGATAGTACCTATCAAAAATTATATAGTAAAAAAGATAGATGAAAACCAAAATATTAAGAGGCTTTGTAGATATCAAACCAAAAATCCACTTTCTAAAAAATCACTTGATTATGATGGTAATTTGATACAACAACCATTGTTAGTTGATAGTTTAATAAAACCAAGCACAGAAGGTAATAGTCATGAACAAATCTTAATACCTTATATGTTTGAAGATAATATTGTGGAGGGTAAACAATGTTATTTATTTGTGCATCCTTTTAGAAATAATTATGATGATATTGTGGGTGAAAATGTATTTGCAATAGATATAATAGTCCCATATGAATATAATGAAATTGACCCTTATAGTGATGAGAGGTTATTCTTAATTGTTAATGAGATTGTAGATATGTTTGATGGAATGGTGATTGACGATGAATATGTTAAAGATTTAGGACTTATAGAACTAAAAGTTAGTGGTAGGTCAACTTTAGAAAGACTTAGTAAAACCACAGCGTATTTATACTACCCTGTTTTTATCACTACTAGATTGTGTAATATGAGGTATAGATAAATGATTATTTATAAAAATCCTATAACTAAAGAGGAATATACCACAGATGAAGTTATGATGGATGAGCCTTGCTATTTAGATAATCTAGGTTATATATATCCTATAAAAGTTAAGGATTATATGAAGTTTTCAAAATATATTAAATATATAGTGTTCACAAAAAAACATTTAGATTTACAATCAGATATTAGCCTATTAGAAGGATTGCTCCTTTTAAATATTATGTCTATAGAAAGCAACAAACAAACTGATGAATATTATAAGTGTATATCAGAGTTAGAAATGTTATTTAGTATGGTCACTAGAAAAGACATTAAAATAAAGGATATTGATGAATTAGTATTCGTAGATGATAAAATAACAACGGTCATAGATAAAAATAATTTTGATACCTTTAGAAAAATTATATTAAATCAAAATTTATTACAAGAACCTAAAATTTATGATGACCCATATCAAGCAAAGTGGATAGAAAAGGCTAAAATAGCTAAAATGAAAGATTCTCATGTCGTAGATATAGGGGAAATTATGACTATTGTATCTTGTGGTACGGGCAAATCTTATGACGTTATCAAGAATCAAAATATATTACAATTGTATTCAGATTATTATAGACTTACACAAGTTGCAAACTACGAGGCAATCACATTATTTAAAACGGTTGCACAAAAACTTCCAGATGTAAAATATGTTGAACCAATTGTAAAAGAGTTATACAAAGACTCTGATGCAGATATAAGAATAAATAGTAATAATATTACTTCAAGACTTTAATAACAGCTATTTTTTAGTTGTTAAAATAAAATATTAAAAAATGAAAGGTGGAATATAAATGAATAACAAGTCATTATTAAATGTTTTTGATGCTTATTTCTATATTAATAATAAGTTAGTATTCATGTCAGAAAACTTAACAAATTCCTCTATAAAAGGAGAGGCTACAGAAAATGAAATTAAAAATGGTATTGGAAATGCTACATGGGCAACAATTAGTTCATCTAAAACTTTAGAGGTTGAATTACAAACAAATGTATTTGACTTCCCATTATTAGCAACATTATCAGGTACAAGCATAGCAACAGGAACAGGTACAGCTTATTGTGCACCTATAGTTGCTACAGTTACTGCTGAAGATAAAACTATAACATTAGCAGAAACTCCATTAGACTCAACAAAAATAGAAATCTATGATTTAGCTACAGATAAATTAGTTACATCATCTGATTATAGTATATTAGCTAAAGAAGTAACATTCACTTCTAAAACAGGCGAGTTTAAAGTTATGCCTTACGAATATACTGTATCTGGTGAAATGGAAACTATCACAATTAGTGCTGATAAATTCTCAGAAGCAGGAAAGTTGGTATTAAAAACTGTAGAAGTTGATAAAAATAATAAACCAATAGCAGATGTTGAGGTTATAATTGAAAGAGCAAAACCTGCTTCATCATTTACATTAGGTTCTCAATCTGAGTTATCTGGTTCTGACAATACAATAACATTAAAAGCATTAAAAGATAATAAAGGTAATTTAGGAGTTATTAAAAGAAAACCTATAGTTTAATACATAATTAAAATATTAAAAATAGACATCTGAAAACGGTGTCTATCATTTAGTGTTTTATGGAAGTATAAAAAATAAAATACTAAATAAGGGAGGTAATTAAAAAGGTAATGACGATTGTTAAATCCTTTCTTAGTTATCTCCCTTATTTTTTCTCTTTTTGTTCTAGATAAAATATTAAAATACTAATTGACATATATATCAATTAGTGCTATTATTAGTATAATAATATTTATAATAATAAGGTGGTAAACGTTATGTTAAAAAAGATAATAGCAATAAGCTTATTGTATATGATAATATTTTCAAACACTGCAAATGCAGTTGAAAGTGATTATAAATCATTATTTCATGATAGAAAGTATGAAATAATGCAATCATGTAAACCAAGTATGATTATTATTGAAGATGTAGATATTAAGAAAAATGATTATTCTATAATATCTAATGACCAAATAATAAAATTAAAAGAAAATGACCATAAAATAGAAATAGTTCATGAAATAGAAGATAGAGGTGGATGGGGATTTAATCCCGCAGGAGTTTATAATTATAAGACTAAGTCAATAATAATTGATGAAGAATATTTTAAATATGCGTTCAATCATGAATATGGTCATTTTATAGATTGTATTAATAATGACATTTCATTCAGTGAAGAATTTATAAATATATATGAATCTGAAAAAGAGAAATTATTTCCTGAAGAAGAAAGTAAAAATCATAGATATTATAAAAAAAGTAATGATGAGTATTTTGGATTTGCATATAAAGTATATAGGGAAAATCCAAATATGTTAAAGGAGAGAGCAATTAGAACTTTTAAATTTATTGATGCAATAGAAGGTTTGTATAATACAAATAATAAAAGTACCTTAGTTGATTATGACTAGGGTACTTTTATTTATAAAAATATTTTTATAAAGTTTTTGTTTAAAATAAAATCGTTTCTGTAAGAATAAATAGTGTAGATGATATTTTGTTTAGTAATTAGTAATGAAGGAATTTGACTATAAAAGTAATGCAGTTATATAATTATCTAACAGAAAGAAAACTAGTTTTCCAATATTAATATTTAGTGTATATATGGATGATGTAATGAATTATTTTTTATATTGATTGTCAAGATTGTTTTTATCCATTAGAGATTCAATTGTTCTATTTTCAGGGTTTGTATTCATATCTTGTGTACTAAAATATTCAACCAATTTTTGAAAAACTTCCAACGAAACATAGTCTACAATTTCTTTTTTAAATTGAATATTGTTAAGTCCACCTGCACCAGAAAAAAGATTTAGACTATTATATTGTCTTTGTTTATTAAACTGTTTAATCATATCCATGGGTTTTTGAACTTTATCTTTAGAAGTGCAATCAATTGTATCTTCGTGTATGGTGCTTGGAATATTTTCTAAATCAAGTTTCATTTGCTTGGGATGAATTGTATTAGAATAAACTTCAATTAAATCTCCTACTGAACAAGCGAAGAAATTACATAATTCATCAATATGGTCTTTGTTAATAGTTGTCCATGTATTATTATAATATCTATTAATTGTATTTTTAGGGATACCAGTTGCTTCCGCTAGTTCTTTTTGTGTAATTCTAAATTTGTCTAGCATATACGCTAAATTACATTTAATCACAATAATCACCTCTTTGAATTAATTATACCATATCTAATCTAAAAATATCAATAAATATTTAAAAATGTTATTAAACGGTATTGACAATACATAAATATGGTATTATACTTGGTACATAAAGTAAAAATAACAATTCGGTGGTAAAATAGGAAGTTGAAAAGTATTTATTTCATTAAGGGGGAAGTAATCATGGAAATTAGTAAATTTACGGAAAGAGAAATAAATCAAGGAATAGAAGTTGTATTAAAAACATTAGCAAATTATAACAAATATCTAAAAGACAATGGGTTAATAGAAAGTGAAGATAATTATTTTAACTATATGAATAATCATATAGAATATCAGTACACTAAAGATGAAATAGTAGAAATCGTTGATTTATTCTTGGTTGATGTTGTAGAGAGTGGTTATAACGTAGTTTTAGTGGACAAGAATAATGAAGATAATGTGATAATATTTAATAGAGATATTAAATGGAAATGGAATTATGATGATGTGTTAGAAATACATATATGGGATAGTGAAAATAGTATAAATATAAAAATAGATAATGTAGTTGAGTTAGATGATGAGGAATTAGATATAGGAGAATGGATAATGAGAATTATGTAAATTTAAGATTGGTAATTACACTTTTAGGCGTTATTATAATGGTAAGGTTGACACTATTCAACCTTATTCAAATGAATAAATAAAATATTGAAAATAGGAGGAAAGAAATATGTTAAAAAAAATAGAATATTTATACGAGGATGAAAATTTAAAAATTAAAAATCCAAATAAAAAAGAACGTGAAGAAATACAAGACAAAGTCAATGAAAGTAACGAGGATGTTTTAAACGGAAGTAGTGAATTAATGTATTATTTATTTAAAAAGTTAATAATACCAACAAATAGAGATTATGATTTTAATTTATACACTATAGAAGAGTTTAATCAAATTATTGAAAATCAACATGAATATAAGAATATAGAAATTATAGCAAATACTATAGGTGTTTTATTGAGTGATATTGTAATCAATTATTTACAAGGTTCTATAATATCTATACGAAAACAAACAATGAAAATATTAACTCTTGAATCTGCTCTTGAATTAGAAAATCTACAAAGAATTAAACGCCAATATGAAAAGAAGGCAAAGAAAAATGAAAAAAAACAGAGATTTTAATTCAATAGAGGGATTAGTAATGTATGCTTTATCTGATGTCGCTACGGTATTAAAAGTAGATGCTGTGGAAGAAATTAAAGACATTGAAGAAAGAAAAATACAAGAGAATGTGTATGATGTATATGAGGGTGAATATGAAAGAAGATATAAAAACGGTGGATTAGGAGATAGAGATAATATAAAAGGCGAAGTTTCTATTATTGGTAATGAAGTTTTGCTAAATGTCACAAATGACACGTTAGTTAGTGAATTTTCGTATGATTCGCCACAGGGAACGTATCTTGATGAAATAATAGAATATGGTACTGGTGTAAAAACCCCGTATGGAGAGCCAAGACCATTTATACAACCAACAATAGAAGAAATTGAAGAAAGAAATATCATAGAAAACATTTTGAAATCAAGATTAGATTACATTGAGTAAATCAGTGTAATCTTTTTTATTGCAATTTTTTAATAGAGGAAGGAGGAATATTAAAATGGGAAGATTAAATATATTAGCAGGAATAAAGCTAGATAGAATAAGTGGATTAACAAAAGAAGTTCAAAATGAATTGGATAAAGTTTCTAAAAAAGTATCACTGAACATTGACAAGGTTAATTTAAATAACATAGACAAGAGTATCAATGAATTAAAAAATAGAGTAGATTCTATTTCAAGTAAAATTAAGATTTCTCCTGACTTTGATAACAGTAAAATTAATTCTAAGATTAGTAATTTTGAAAATAGAGTGACAACTATGCAGAGTAAGTTAAAATCTGCGTTCGATGGGGGATTTATAAATGAAAGTGAATTACAAAAATTACAACAAAGTTTAAATAATCTAAATGTAGACACACCAGTTTCAGAATTTAAAGAACTTCAATTAGCTATAAATAGTTTGGGAAAATCAGAAAATCAAATAGTAAGACTCGATAAGATTATAAATCAATTAGAATCAAATTTAAAAGATTTGAACTCAAAAAAATCTATAGACTTAATGACAGAGTCTGAATTATCACAATTAAATGAAGCAAAAAATTCATTAGCACAACTTAAAACTTTAAAAGCAAGTGTTGAAGGTGGAAATGCAAAGAGTACAGCTCAGATATCAAATGCAGTAAATGAAGCTACAAGAAGTATGTCAACTTTTGAAAATTCTATTACATCTTCCAATAGAAGTGCAAGTGGATTGGTAAGTACATTTAAAAACATAGCTAGTTATGCTATTGGCGGAAGTTTAATATATGGACTAGTAAATGAGGTAAAAGAAGGTATTTCAACAATAGTTTCATTAGATACTGCGATGAGAGATTTACGAAAGGTAAGTTCAGCTACAACCGAAGAATTATCTAAGTTTACAGATGTAGCCAATAAAATAGGTATTGAAGTAGGGGCTAGTACAAAGTCTGTAATAGAAGCAACTACATATTACTCTAAATTAGGCTATGCCATAGATGAAGCAACACAAAGAGCTAAAAATGCAACTATATTTTCTAATGTAGCGGACATGAATATAGATGACGCATCAAAGTCATTGATTACCATACAGAAGGGTTTTAATTTAAATACCCTTGAAGATATGACTAGAATTATGGATGTAGCTAATGAGGTCGGTAATAATTATAGTTCAACTTCAGAAGATGTTGCAAATGGATTAAGGCAAATGGGTAATGCATTATCTGAAGCAGGTAACAGCTATGAACAATCTGTTGGTATATTTGTGGCGGGGA